GACTTACACCAATCGAGCGTAGATCCTGTCCTTGTGTGGTTTCTAATTCAGGCTCGTCACGTTCTTCTTTCCAGAGTTTTTCGTTTTCTGCTATCTCGTCTTCAGTCAGACCTAGGAATCGTTGCATCATGAATCTCTTGCTCATGTAAGGCAACTGTTCTAGCGATGCAAAACTACTGATCCGACTAGCATCCAGTTCGCTTTGACGATAACTGGCAAAGTTCTGCGGTGGATTAAACTTAAGATCAAACAAGCCCGAATCAATGTTAAATCCGCGCCAGGCCAAGAACATCTTGAATTCATCATCAAGCTTCTGCACAATGGCCTGCTGCAAGCGTTCACAATATTGATTAAAGCGATATTCTTGGATCAGTGCTGTACCCACTTTGCCATCATTCAGTGCACGATCTGAGTCGTCTGGTCCTGTGGGCAAATAGCTTGAAGGCACTCGTAATCCACGTGCCATTTTGTTGTTGAAATACTTTAGATCGTCAATCTCGCCTAGATTCTGTCCACCAGGCAGGGTTTCTACTGTGCTTCCCCGGCCATCAGCTGTTTGGGGGAAAAAGTAATCTTCACCAATACTCAAGGGATTGTAAGCTGAATCCATGATGTTTTGTCCGCCGCCGCCCACTGTGGGAATACGACGCTGATGCATCTCGTTTTTCACACGTTCCACAAAAGCCATGGCCATATGGCTGGGCATGTTGCCCACATCAATCTTAAAGATTCTGCGCTCAGGAGCACGTTGTACACGATAGATCAAGATAGCATCTTCCAGCAGTTCTTTCTGCTTGAACACCTTGAAAATGTTTTCTAGGATGCTCTGTCCAAAAGGCCAAAATGGATCAAGTCCTTCGTTCAAACTCATATGCACTACGTGCTTGGCATCAATACAGCTTTCGTTCATGGCTCTACTAAATCGCCCGGTGTTGGTCTGTGTGTTGGGCATTGTATAGCTAAGATTGGTCATGTTACCGCCGGTTGGCGGATTTACCATGTAGTCCTGAGATGTTTTTTGCGCAATGGTCAGGCTCTCAAAGTTGGGATTGATGTCGCGTATGATATACTGCTCAGGACGCTTGCCCTCGCTTTCGTTTACAATAATACGTGATACCTTGGTCATGTCAACCCAGTACATCTCAAAAGTTTCTGGATCGCGTACAAAAACCTGATCGCCATACTTAATGGAGTTACGGAACAGTTTAAAGATTCTTTGATCTAATTGATTGAGTTTAACCCACTGCTGTAACTGCTTTTTGATGATTTCTATTTCGTGATCAGTGGGAGTGTCTCTAAACTTAATTTCAAAAGGAGTTTCGTTTTGTTCGTTGAGCTGTGTGGAAAATTCTGCAATGATGTCAAGACAAGCATTGATTTCTGAATCACTATCCATCATTTCATATTGATTGTAACGTTCAATACGATTGGGATGTCCGGTATACACCTCAGGCAGTCTGCTTGCATAGTTTCTAAATGCAAAATCTGTCTGTGCTGAGTAACTTGAATACCCTTGATTCCTACCACTGATAGGACTCATTGTTCCTGTGGTGTCAGCTATCTTGAAATACTTGCGCCATGTCATGATGTATTATTTACCGTTAAGCCCGCTGGTGTTGTAACATTCGTCCTAGCAAATCGTTTTGATCTCGCTGCAAACGCACCATGTCATTAAGACGTTCAACTAGAACTAACACACTGTCTGAAGCACTGGCGTTGTTACCAAGATTGCGTATGCTTTCAGTAATAGTCTGTACCATTTTTTGCATGTTCAAGGCCACTGGTACTGACTCGCCGTTAGGTAAAGGAATTACAGCTTCTCGATTATGTAGTATAGCAGGATATCCAGAATCTGGTCCATCAAAGATGCCTCCCATTCTAGCTTTAGGTATCTCCACGTGAAAATGCCCGCCAGTTGATCCTGAGCTTGGATTATGATATTCGTCAAGAATGTATTCTGCGCCTAATGCCTTAAGAGTTGACATTATCTGCTCGGCTCGACGCTTACTTGGTTGCTTAGTAAGTGTAAAATCTAGTGCAAGACCTTGATTGTGTTGACTAGCTTTGTTCTTATGAAAGTTATCATTAAAGCTAGAAAAATAGTTAAACTCAGGAATGCTTGCCTGAATCATTTTGGCTAGATCAATTAATCTTTGATCAACATAGGCATCTTCCCGCTGAACATCGCCCCGCTTTATTACTAAACCTGAATCTTTCAGACTTTGAGCTGACATTTTTTGTTGAGGCGCGGGTGCAGCCTCAGCGCCACTTTTTGGTGCTTCAGGCTTGCCTCCTGGGTAGGTAATTGTTCCACTTTTTTGACGTTTGCCTGCTTCGGCTTCTGCACGATCTGCATCAGCTTTATCTAACTTAACCATGCCCCAAACACCATACCATCCGTCGTCTTTCTTCTCAACTTCACTGGGGTAAAGATCATCAAGCCGCACTTTAGACCCAACAGCGGCACCACCAGACTTAGCAGCACCAGTTTTACCCTGTGCAGGTGCTTCTGGCCGCGGCTGTTTCAATATCTCGTACTTGATGAAATCTACAGCTGAGGTTAATGCCTTGAACATGTCTTTTATAGTGCCAGTGATAAAATTGAACAACTTACTCAGCCCACTGGTCAATGTTGATGCCATATCAGTGAAATTGCTAATAATTTCCTGCATAGACAAAGCTGTGTTTTTCTGTTCTTCTCTTGTTTCTGCCTGGGCCTTGACGCCTTTTTCTGTATTTGTAATAATTCGCTTTTGCTGCGCTTCTGCTTTTTCAAGCATCTTGCCAAGATCTCCAGCTCCCATGCTACCAAAATCTAACATTTGTGAGAAATTGGGTAGAAATTCGTTTAGCTTGTCATTGAATTTTGCTGTTTGAAGGAAACTCTGGGCCACACGGGTAACTGTCTGTTGCATTCGTGTAAGATACTCTTTTTCGTCAATCCGACCTTCGTTCAGATCTTGTTGCAATTTAAAAGCTTCACCATTGGTAGCATTAAACAACTTTTGAGCTGCCACAGTTCCAAGATTTCCAGCAGTCAAATCTCTAAAACCTTGCGCCAGTTCTGGCATGCTTTCTGACATTACAAAATTAATTTTATTAAGTTTGTTGATTAACTCCAGACTCCGCTCATCTCCCCTGTTTTTCAGTTCCTCAATTGTGGCACGGAAACGTTGCTCTCCAAGAGCTCGCTTCATTTCTTCTTCGTAAGCTTGTCGTTGACGACCTGTAATAGCAGCTAATGCTTCGGTTTCTATGAGATATTTGTTGGCGCCTTCTGCAATTTTGTCAAATTGCATTTTTTGAGCAATACCAAGGCGCGATTGTAAATTGATGTACTGAAGAAGTCCTTTGTTTTGCTCGACTGTATTGATTCCGAGTTTTCTTAGATCTAAAGAATACTTTGAAAAATCGTCACCAATAGCACCTAAAGCTTGACGTCCTGAAAAAACTGTGCCTTTAAACATTGCAAGGCCCTTGGCATTTTCATTGATAAGGGACGTAAATTGTGTTAGACCTTCATTACCGTCGGCAATAACATAACCAAGACTTGCAGCATCGTTTTTTAAGCCTTCAAGTCCGTCGGCTGCAATACCACCAACATCAGCTAATCTGGTATAGGCTTCGTATTGTGAATCAAGCTGTTTTGATGCTAGACCAATTGCTTTAGCTATACCAATCAAAGCAACACTTACTGCTTTGACTATTGGCCCGCCCATCAACAATCCAAATGCAGCCACAGCGGTGGCAGTGGTTTCTACAGCATCGTTAAATACCGACATGCCTTGAGCACCACTGTAGAGCTGTTTGGTTAAATCAGTATAAGCTTTGGTTACATCCGTGGCGCTTGTGCGTACTTGTTTGCTAAAGCCCTTGACCCCAACCTCTGAATCACGGAGAGAATCAGCAGTGCTAGCGTGCAGTTGGCCATACTGACGCATTTCTTCCATTAGTTGGCGTTGTAAGTCGGCTCGTTCTTGTTCGGTATAATCTGCCATGGTGCTTTCGTGAAATATAAGTACTTTACCTTATATTTATGGACATAAAAATGAACCAATCTGCTAACCCACTAAGCCAATTTTTCCGTCAACCTTCAATCTACGTTCGGTTGCCCAGTGCCGGTAGGTTTTGGGCTCAAGGATCAATTGAAATACCCGAAAACGGCGAATTACCAGTTTTGCCTATGACAGCAATAGACGAAATCACGTATCGCACACCTGACGCACTATTCAACGGGCAGGCCGTGGTGTCGGTGATTCAAAGCTGCTGTCCAAATATTAAAAATGCCTGGGCAACACCGTCAGTGGATATTGATACGATTTTAACTGCTATTCGCATTGCCAGCTACGGGCACGATCTAGAAATGGCCAGCAAATGTCCGTCTTGCCAACACGAGCAAGAATACAGTATGGATCTACGCACAGTGCTTGATAGTCTGCGCTTACCAAACTATGACAAAACTGTAGTCACTAGCGATCTAGAAATTTATTTTCAACCAATAACCTACAAGCAAATGTTTGACAATAACTCTTTACAGTTTAACGAACAACGAATTATTCAAGCTTTGCCTGACGCTAACATTTCCGAAGAAGAAAAAATCAGAATGCTCTCTGATGCCCTGTCCAAGGTCACCGAACTCACAATCAAGACTTTAGCCATGACTATTGTGTGTGTCAAAACTCCCGGGACATTAGTTGACGACAAAAACTACATCGCTGATTTTTTAAAAAATTGTAACAGACAACTGTTTAATCAAATTAGAGATCATGTCGTAAGCCTAAGACAAGACAGTGAGCTAAAACCTTTGCAGATCAAATGTGTTGAATGTCAGCACGATTACCAACAGCCTTTTACACTTGATCAAGCAAGTTTTTTCGCACCCGCCTCTTAACTTCTAGTCCGGAAGAAATTGAGGCCATGGTCACTAACATGGACAAAGAAGCTGCTGCTTTGAAGTTTGAAGCTTTGAAGCTCAGCTGGTACATGCGTGGTGGCATTAGTTATGAGCACGCCCTACAGTTAAGCTACAATGAACGTCAAGCAGCAAACGAGATAGTTAAAGACAATTTAGAAACTACCAAAAAATCTGGTTTACCTTTCTTCTAATGGATTTCAATCAAGCACAAATAGATCTACTGCTATGGATCACTGGATTTGTAGAACAACCCAATGCACAGCTTCAAGGCTGGCCACCATGTCCGTACGCACGCCGAGCACGCCTAAGCGGCGAGTTTGAAATCAGGCAAGGGCGTGTTGATCCTTACCTAGATCTACAACAAGTCAACATGAATGAAAAAACAGTTGTGGCCTATGTGTATGATCCTCAAGATTTTCAAGGTGAGGAATTCAACCGTTTGGTAGATCAAGTTAATCAGGACTTTTTGGTGTCTAGAGATCTACTGGCATTGGCAGATCATCCAGACAGTCCAGAAATTGTCAAGGGCGTGAAATTTAACCAGGGAACCTGGGCTGTGGTGTTTGTGCAACCACTGACCAAGCTAAATGAATTTGCCAAGATGCTAGCAGGTCAAGGTTACTACAAAGATTGGCCTGAAGATTATCTTCAGGGACTGTTTGCACATCGTGAAGATCCTAGAACATGAACTATAAATTTGCACGCATACAATTAGATCATACCAATTACACGCCCACTGTGTTCTGGGCGTATCTAGACAAAACAGACTACAACATTGCTGCCTGTGAAGAAATCTATAGGCAGTACTGTACCTACAAAAAATTTGCATCAGTGATGCCTTTGTTTCGCAGCAGATTTCACGATGTCATGGCTGATGTAATTGGTTACTGGGATCAAACTAACCTTGTGGCTTTTAGCCTGATACGTAGATTTGACGAAACTAATGCATTGTGTGATCAGTTTGCTTGGACCTATCATAATCCAGATCTGCACCTAGGCATAGAAACTTTAAAAACCGAATGTGCCATATACAAGCAACGCGGGTTTGAATATCTTTACCTTGAGCAGGCACAACTTTACAAATCACAACTCAACGGCTTTGAACTCTTGGGACCAATTACATGAGCGACCTATATACAATCTGGGCTGACAAACAAGGTGACATCAGTGATCTAGACTGGGTGACAAACATGCGCAGTTTTTTTGACCATCTTGTAGAAGAAAACAAGATGGAGAGCTATCGTATCACACGTTGCAAGATGGGATTTAGATCAATACCTGACATGCCGGAGTGGATGATAATCATGGAATTCACTGGTATGGCACAGATGGATGAAGCCTTTCGTCGAGTAGCGCCGCTGGAAGGTGAACTAGAAGACAAACACCGCAGCTTCAATCAATTTGTAGCAGGCAACATTCAACACGCACTGTTTCGTGATTGGCCTGATCAGTTATGACTCAAATAGTGTGTGTCACTGGCACTCACAATGTAGGCATAACTTTTCTAGATTGGAGCCTACATTGGCTTAGTGGTCATAACAGCGTGTATCACTGGCAACATGGCTGGCAACCAATCACCACAAATCCATTAACTGGTTTAAATGCACACGCACACTACAAAAATCATTTGAGTGGCATTGCTGCTACTCAATCCGCACTTACACAATTATATTCCGTTGATACCACATGGCATAGTATCTATCCTGTGGGGCCTGCTGTGGACCAACGAGCTAGAGATCTTGGTTATACAGCAGATGTTGTTCATGACGACACTGCATGGCAACACATAATTGATCTGTGTGATCAAGAGTATGCCGAGGTCTGGAACTATTGTGCGCAACAGAACTGTGAACGAGTGTTTGTAGCTACCACAGTGAACAATGCGGTATATCATGCACACACCTTGGACCGAGCACAGCACGCGGTGATGTTTGCTGACCAACCACAATCTGATACCTTTCTGCGCATGCATGAATTGTTTTTTGCGCAGAGTCTGGCCACTGTGTCAACTACATGGGATCGCAGAGAACTCTTGGCTTTGAACCTACAACTGCATAGAGCACGCCTTGGGCACGAGCATCTTGACTTCACCAAGCCGCATCATTGGATCAATTGTCACGAACTCTGGTATCATGCTCATCAGCTAGTACCAGTACTCATGAATCAACTTGCAATCCCGTTGCAATGGGATCGGTGGGATCATTGGCAAACTGTGTATCAGAATTGGCAACAGATTAATTATCGCTGCGTGAAATTTCAATATGAACTAGATCATATTGTGGAAGCCATAGTCAACAACTGGTCATACCCGTTGCTAGAACTTAGTTTCCTACAGGAAGTAATGATTCAACATGAACTGCTTTACAAACACGGGCTCAACATCAAGAACTGGCAACTTGAACGTTTTCCGGATAACACACAAAAGCTACATCAGCTGCTTGAGATCAATCATCACCAGTTAAGATCTACTACGTAGATCTATTGATTCGCTTGCGCTCATCAATGTGTTCGAGCAGAGCGAGAATTTAGTTATCATCTAGATTTTTTGGTCATACTTGCCCGTTACCGGGCAAGTAGTCATCATCTGAGTTCGAACGATCACTTGTATAAAGAGATTGTGTTTCCACACGGAGGCGGTTGCGCTGTACCTCCTACTCTAGCCTTGACTCGCAACGGAACGCAGGCGACCCCATACAAGCAAAGTCCCTTGCGCCGCGGTTGTATCTTGTTCACATAGCCGCGATCATTTAGCCTAAGTTAGCCTATTCTTTGACACCCAAGATCCGCTGGCAACGAGCCTTACCTCGGCTAGCTCAATGGGGCTAAGTCACAACACTTAGCACAGAGTCTAATTGTGGTTTTAACCGGGAATAACAAAAGTTTGCAAAAGCAGTGTGTTGTATGGGGCCTGGGTGTGATGCATCTGTGCCTAAATCAAGCCAGTGTTGACGTATTTGCCTGTTGATATCAATGCGAATTGGATGTTGATAGTAATGAAAGTGTGGTATTTGCCTAAGTGATGTTATATATGCGTCCAGGAAGTTTGCGTTGAAAATTAATAATCTAGCACCAATTTTGTCACAAAAATTGGCCACTGCTTTGATGCAGTGTAATGATTGATACAAAGTGGTATCGCTGGTCAAAGCACGCAGCGGCCAGCTGTGTTCTAAATCTGGGTCTTCAACATGGCTATGCATGTTTAGATGCAGCATCTTGCTGTGATTTATAATCCATTGGCGATAAGGCCCAGTAATACCCCAGACCACAGTGTCACGCCAACGAATATCAGATCTAAGTATCTGATCAGCTTGCCAAGCGTTACTGGCGCCGAGTTCGGCTAATACTGAATACTGAATGTTCAGCAATTTGGCCAAGGCGTAGCTCCAGGTCTGCGCAGGGTCAACTCCAATGCCAGCTGTGATACTACAACCTGCGGTCCATAGCTGCGGAGCGGAAGTTCGACGTTGGTCAACTAAGGGTAATAGCTCCTCAGGACGATGAATGTTTTCCAAACGATTCAATACTTTGTGATTTACATGCCGCTGTATTAGATATTCTGTGATACCACGAATACTATCATATGGATCCAATGCATTGATTTTTTTATTGTCGCTCCATTGATGATCGGGCGGCGGACAGTACTCAATTACATCTGACAGTGCTAATAACTCGCAAAACTTATCAACGGCTAGATCGCCCAATGATGTGTACACTGTGACATCTTCATGATCAGTGCGAATGAACTCAGCCCAGTTGGCATCATGAATTAAAAAAGCCATGGGGTCATTTTGTCTAGCCGCTGCTCTTAGATAGGCATTTACATCACCAACATAGGTTGTTAGAGTGCCTTTAATCATGCACACAATACTTTCACACTGTCTGCATTTATCTCCCAGAACAGATCATAATCCATGATCATCCAGTGTCCGTTGAGTCCACTAGCATAGTTAAAATGCCTAGTAAACATCAAACTAGATGTATTGGGCTGTACCTGCACAGCCACAAATTGGCCCTTGCGATTGAACTTCATACATAGAATGTTGAAATCTTCTGCATCAGCAACCTCAATACACTGTTGAATCCAAGTGTCTAGAGTTTTACACGATCCTTGAAACAACTGATGAAATGGAAAGTCTTTGTAGCTCTTGCACTCACAGTTGAACCTAGGAAAACTTTCACCGGGTATGATGTCGCCTTTGAAACTGCGGATCTGCCCTTCGTGTAATACCTGTTTACGATGACTATTAGCGCCGCCAATATAAGCACCTGAATGTGGCACTCGTATAAATGTTTCTCCGTAGAGTGTAGTGAGATGTCGTGCAACAGTATTCTCCCAGGTATTGCCTTTGATTTTTTGCGGACTAGTCATGTGTTTTAGTTACCATTCCTGCGCATATTCAGCAGTTACTTGATCGGCAGCACACTTGGTTTGGCATTCTTGCCACGCATAAGATTGAAATTTAGTAGACCAAAAAGGATCTGCCAGCACTGACATTAAATCACGCTTTTTTAGATCAAACTGATTGCCCAGCTGTTGCCATTCTTCGTTGTGTTCATAGCGATTTGCTACCCAACAACAGGGAAATAATTGCCCCTGTGCGCTGATATACAGACCCTTGTTTCCAATGGCACACAATGGCTTTACACCATTCACTGTGGTGGTATTTTGATATTTTTCTAGATTAATAGGCCATGCTGTACGAGCACGGTTTTGAAACGCATATACTTCACGTTCAAATCTGTGGCTTTGACTAATCAAAGCAGGCATAGGCTCAAGACTGTCCTTAGTGCCATAGTGAGCATATACACTGCCAAACTTAGTGCTCTTGGTCAGTTGGAATCTATCAAACCCAAGATCCAGCGCCTGATTTTTCATGTGCTGAATATACTTTTGATTAAATTTAAAAGCAATTGCAGCCCAGATCATCTGGCATCTACTATGTGCACGTAGAGTCTTTGCCCCTGAGATAATGCCGTCATAGTCACTGTTCACACGATACTGATTATTGCTTTTGTTATCCCAACCGTCAATACTAAAATGCACACTGTCTGTATCACCAAGCTGCAGGGCCAAGCTCTTCCACCAGTATTCAGATTTGTGACTACCATTAGTAACAATCACGATCTCAATATCTGACTGGATGCTTTTGAAATAGGCAATCACTGGTATTAAATCATGCGCATATATTGGATCACCGTCATCACCACAGAAAGTAATCTTACGCACATGCTGTTTTACAAAGTCAGGTTTGAAGTTACGTTCAAAAAAGTCAAAGTCTAATTCGGTGTTTACCAGACTGTGAGGAACTTCCTGTCTAGCACACCGAGGACAGCGCAGAGTACATTTGCTGGATATCTCAATATGCCAGTGCCATAGAGCCAGACTGTTAGTCGCCTGCATAGGAAGTGAATCCATTTTCTTTAACCACTTTCATGATATTTTCCACACGTCCTGCTAGTTCATCACGGTGACTAACAAGCCATATGCTTTTGTGACGTTCGCGTCCCATTTTCTTAAGAATGGCCAGAGCATTTTCAACACCCTGTGTGTCAAGGCCCGAGTCAATCATTTCATCTACAAACAGTAGATTCACCGGACGATATAAGCTTTCCCATACATCACGGAATGCCCAGCTCATGCTTAGAATCAATCGATTGCGTTCACCTCGACTGAGATTGTCAAAGTCAAGATCTCTACCAAGTTCGGTAATCTCTACCGACAGATCATTTTGAAACAGCACCTGATGCGGCAATCCAATGCGATCAAGATAGTATACTAGTCTACTGTTCAAATAAGATAGATTTTGATCAATGATCTTTTTGCGTATAAACGAATCTTTGTTGGTTAGAAGTTTCAGCAAAAAGTCTTGATGGTCTTGTAGTTTGGTCAGTTCATTGAGATGATCGTAGGACACGTCTTGTAAAGCTTGACCACGCATGTCTTGTATCTGTTCGGTATAAGGATCAGTTTCACTGCTGCGATTTTGTAGATTAGTTTGCAGGGTTTCAAGACTGTTGCGATGATTCAAGGCCTGTTCTAGGTTGTCATAGAATACAGTTGGTGCAACACCAAGCTCGCCTAGGTCATCAAGTTCGTTTTGATGTTCACTTTTTTGTGTGTCATTGGTGAGCAGTTGCAGTGCTAGTTCCTGTAGTTCTTTTTGTTTTTTGTCTTTTACAGTGTCAAGACTGTTGTCGTGTATTTCGGTGCCACAGGCAAAACAACGATGCGCCTGCATCTGTTCAAGATCCTTTTGCAGTTGAGCACGTTGCTTATTGAGTTTTACATTGTCTTGATCAATCTGTCGGATCCAGCGATTGTGTTCGTCAATCTGCTTTTTATTGGAATGATAAATTTCAAGATCACGATGCGCTTGGATTTCTGATTCAATGTCAATGTGCTCCAGCGCACTAATAGCCTCACGCACTTTGTCGCAGTCTTCCTGTTGTTTTTTAATCCAAAGATCTCGACGTTTTTCTAAACTGGTGATCTGTTCTTCAATGCGTTTGTTTGCTTCTTGCACAGCACGAATACGCATTTCTTCTTGACCAATTTCTTCCTTGGTTCCACGATTCAGTTCGCGTATGCGTTCGGCCCGCTCACTGAGCTGCGTGATTCCCAAGAGTTGTTCTATGATTTCTCGTTGATCATTGGCACGCAGATTCAAGAAGGGCTCTGTATAGGTATTCAAGGCCACAATGTGACGAAACATATTGTGACTCATACCCAGCAAGCGTTCTACGGCTTCTTGTGTTTCGCGTGAGTCGCCTTGTGCATCATCAGTAGCAAGTTTTTCTTCGTTGTTTACAAAGAATTTTAATACATTGGGACGACGTCCACGTTCAATACGATAGCCCTGACCATCTACTACAAAGTCCAGACTCACAACCATTTGTTTGCCATTGGTCTTGTTGATAAGATTGTCTTTTTTGATATTGGTCAAGGCCATGCCAAACAGTGCAAAACTTAGAGCATTTATAATCGTGGTTTTGCCTGTGCCATTACGCGAACCGTCACCGCCAAGATCTAGATTCTCTCCCAGTACCAGAGTAAGGTCGCGACGATCAAAGTCCAGAGCCTGTGTGGCATTGCCTACACTCATAAAGTTTCGTACTGTGAGCTTATTGATTATGATCATAATTGTACGTATTGTAACACATTTGTTCTATGACTAGCGACCAAGTCTTCGCGATGTCGGTCCCAAAGGCGATTGCGTACTTCTGGATTGAACCAATCTAGAACTATTTTGTCTGGTTGTATTAGTTCGTGTAGTAGAGAACCAATATAACTTTGTTCTAGTATAGTAAACTGATCAATATCTTTGATCAGGACCATTTTACTAAGAAATTTTGCGCCTTGATTGATATATTGATAATTGGCAGATCTCAACAAAACATACATTTGATCAAACCATGCACCGTTGGGAATTACACGTTGCAAGCAACTGCTGAGTTTGTCAAGATCATCAAAATTTGAATACTCAAGATTAATTGCCTGACTGCCCGGATGTATCCAAGACAAACAGTGTCCCCAGTCGTGTTTTTTTATCAACCAATAGAAAAAATATTCAACTAGACTATTGGTGTAATAATCTGTGTTGGTGTTGTGCTGAATGTTGTAACTGCTGCGCCAGTGGTCAAGCAGTTGGCCATATGCTCGTGTGCTGGTACCCAGTGAACTTAGATCCTCTGCAAGATAATTGGTTCGAATGCCAATATCGTCAGTTTTTTCAAAGTAATTGTGTAGATACCAAACTAGATTGTTTTTGCCTACATACATGTTGATTACATGCGTATCAGGCATATGGTTGGCTATGACTTCGGCTTTGATAACCCATGGCACCTGACTTTGATGAGCAAGAAAATTTCTTCCTTGTTGTTCAAATACAGAGTCAGGATCTAGCGCCGCCGACAGCCAGTTTTGATACATGCCAGGCAAGCCATAGATAACATATTGTATCATAAAGTCTGATATATGTGTAGCAATAACTTACTATCATATACATCAGACTGAATGTTTAGAATTTGATCAGTGATGATTTGATCTACACTTTCAAATCGTATTTCACCTGGAGCAAGATCCTGAGTATGTGACAAGTTCTTGTTGGGTATAAGAGCCATTTCTCGCAATTGATAGTCACGAATGAATGTTTCTTTGATATAGTTGGCTTCTTCGTAACTGATATCAATATCCAGTTCTACACGCACATGCATCTTGGGACGCAGTATGCTGGCAGCATGATCAATCAAGTGTGCTAAACTTAAAACTCTGTAGGTTGGCTGATCAGGCCACGCATGGTATTCTGGTTGTTTGCCCCACTCCATGATCATGACACCACGTTCGTCGTCGCCTGCGTCTGCAAAATTATGCGGAAAGCAGTTGCCAATGTAGGTTACATTGTTTTTGGTTTGTCGCTTATGAAAGTGTCCAGTATACACATGCTCAAAACCAGATAGATCTTCACGACGAACCGATCCATGATCAGGCATTTCTACCATGGCATTCATTAGATAACCAGGAAGTTCAAAATGTCCAAACAAGTATTTGCCAGACATCTTTGCCAGACGTTTATGGTCGTCACCTACCAACCATGGCGCCACAACAACATCACCAGACTGTACCCAGTCATTACAGATAACCAGATTAGGAAGATGCTTCGCCCACTCCACACTTTGTACATCACGTTTGTCGCGATAGTATAAATCATGGTTGCCGGGAATAAAGTATACAGTAGAAAAGTTTGCGGAGAGGTGTTCCAGGGCCTGGAGACTATAGTTAAGAGTGACAATGTTAATGCTAGCCCTATGATTGTGCCAGTCGCCAAGAAAAAACGCCGTTTCACATCCCTCCTCCAGAGCCTTTGCAGTGGCCCATTTCACAAATGCCAAACAGTCATCATTGTGTAGTTGACTGTTGCTTTTCAAACCAAAATGTATGTCGGTGAACAACGCCGCTCGATGAAAAAGATTTGCCATAGTCACACAGTTTAGTGATCTTCTTGATTTTCTGCAACCGTTATGGTAGAAACAGCGCCGGGGTCGCGTCCTGCGTTTTGACGAGTCCAGGAAGGATTGAGCCCATTCATTTCCAAGATATCATCGCGTATGTTCTGCATTTTCTTTTCAATGTTGAGAATACGTGTGAACGAATTGGTTATAGCAGCGGTATAGTAAGCAAAGGGGTTTTGGCTCTTGCTTTCGTCAAACTGCAACCCAATCTGACTGAGTTGCAGCAGAGCCTGTCCACGCATTTCTTCGTTGTAGGTATAACCACGCCAGTTGCTTCGAGTGGCATAGCGTTCACATAACTTCATGAACATCTGGGCTAGTTTGCGAGTCATGTTGCCATGCTCGCGACTGTAGTTGCCGATGTCCAAGGTGCCTTGCCAATGGCTTTTGCCCACAATGTATGGCACTTTGTGTTCATTGATTCTATAGTGAAAAAACGGAGGAAAATTTACTCGCACATGAGTAGGATCTCCCACAGGTTCTTCTACTAGGTCTGGTATATCATCACTAGAGACGTCATCCATGTCAAGAATATCTTCTACACGTTTGCGCTTGGCAGCGGCCTTGGTGGGTTTTCTAGGTGCCATGGGTATGTGTTCCCAGGTTGTGATCCTAAACACAAGATCGGTGTTGGCAATCTTTTTAGGATCAACAATCTCGCCAGTTTCGCGCTTGATACGGTCTGCACGATTGCGCCGAGCTTCTGCAATAGTACGCTGATTAATCTTGCTCACAGAAGCAAGAATGATGTCATATTGATGATCTGTTACAGGGTCAGCAAACACACAGTAGGTATTCTTGCTTAGATGTATTTCTTTAAGTATGTCTCTGTTGTTGAGATAATTTACTCGGGGAGGGGTAGACGCCAATGTATTTCTCCTTAATTTGTATTTATTTTAACATTTTTTGCCGGTTTGTCAACCTTTTCCTTTATCATAGCCGTTATAAAACACGGTAAATAATCAATAGGAAACATAACATGCCCCAGATTCTAATAGACGGTAGATTGGTTGAACTCACGCAAGAACAGTATGACGCCTTCACACGGCCAGGTCAAGGACAAGAAGCTCCTGCCGGTGGCAGCACTCTACAACTCAATGACAACCCACTAATTCTGCAGCCCAACACATCCGAGGCAATACCAGGGCAGTCTTTGTCTCTAAGAGAAGAAATTCTTGCCAGAAACAGAGAATTAGCTGCTCGCGAGCTAGGATACGGCACTCCGCCCAATACCACAGTGCCTGCTTCTGATGTGGTCACTGGTGCAGCTTCTAACACCGGGTTTGGGTATATTCCTGAAGATGACTTTATTGGTAGAGTGGCCGTGGGACAACAACCAGGTGTTAGTTCTTATGGTGAGCCACCTGTGCCACCGCAGGCTCAAGACCTTGAGCTCCAGGTTCGTGGAATTGATCTTGTTGATGTTGATGCCAATCGAGGACAAGGCTTTGTTCCGTATCGCGGCGAAGTTGTAGAAGAATTTCCCTATGATGGTTCGGCTGCGGCAGCCTTGTCACGATCCAGGCCCTCTGACCCCCCAGGTGGCAGTAGTTACTATCCTGTGCAAGGTGCTGCTGGTAATCCTTTTGCTAGATCTGAACCTGAAGACACTGACCTTGGCAACAGCAGTTACTATCCTGTGCAGCAAGGGCAGCTTTTAGCTGCTACAGGTTCTCAAGGTAATCCTTTTGCTAGGCTCCCGCCCGAAGAAACAGACCTTGGCAACAGCAGTTATTATCCAAGTCAAACAACACAAAATCCTTTTGCTGCGCAACAACTTGCCATTGAGCCACCCGCAACCAATGCCAGCGACTATTATCCCACTGGACAAACACAGCAAGGTAATCCATTTGCTAACCCAGTTTATACCGATGATATTGCTGCTAAAGTCACACAGCTGAAGCAACAAAATGCCATACGTTCTCAAAGGTCGGCGTTTAATGAGAAAGACTGGCGAGTACGATTGGCACTTGCACCTCAAGCACAATATCTATACAACGTGGCGGCACCAGGTGATTTGTTGTTCCCGTTGGTGGGTAAAGGCATTATTTTCCCATACACTCCTGCAATCAGCACATCCTATAAAGCCAACTATACACCTTATGATCTAACCCATAGCAACCTACGTGGCTATTTTTACCAAAACAGTAGTCCGCAAGATATTCAACTCACTGCTACCTTTACTGCTCAAGACACCACAGAGGCCAACTATCTTCTTGCTGTGATACATTTTTTAAGATCAGCAACAAAAATGTTTTATGGACAAGATGCACAAGCAGGCGCACCGCCTCCTCCTCTGTATCTTAGTGGCTATGGAATTTACGGATTCAATGAACATCCTGTGTTGCTGGGATCCTTTAATTATAGTCTACCTAATGATGTAGATTACATTAGAGCACGTTCAGAAAATATCAACGGCACTGATCTTACGGTACGACGACCGCGCACTCCAAGTCCGCCAAATACCAGTCCAATATATTCAGCTATTACTAGATTGAAAACAATTTTTACGCCCAAAGGAGCGGAGCCAAAACAAAAAGCTGCACAACCTTTTAACACCTCCGGGCAAAGTCTAGAACTAGGAGGCGAAACACCAACCTATGTACCCACCCAGATGGAAATACAGTTGACATTACTGCCACTACAGAGTCGCAGCCAGATGAGCAAACAGTTTAGTCTAACACAGTTTGCGCAAGGATCACTATTACGAGGAGGATTCTGGTAATGGCAAGCTATTCCGCAACCAGCCCATACTACAACACCGGATACACGCAGTTTTATCTTGATGTCATGATAGATCGACCTATTCCCAAGGAATCTGATGATCTGCTGATGACTATCAATACAGTGTACGAATATAGGCCAGATCTCTTGGCCTATGATCTATATGACACGCCAGCCTTATGGTGGGTGTTCTATCAACGCAATCCCAATACATTAACAGCTCCACCTTTAGATTTCAAAGCAGGCGTGAGTATCTTTGTTCCAAAAATCAGCACACTGCGTAGTGCTCTAGGATTCTAATCTATGGCCACTATAAGTGAACTAGAAAAGCAAATCGCTGATCTTGACAGTAAGTTAAAATACGGTGTAGGATATAAGCTCAGGGAAAGAAATGAAGCTCTTGAGTTTACTCGACAACAGATTCAAAAAGCCGAAGCCGCAGGCGATGCAGCAAAGGTTGAGAGAGAAACTCGTGTACTAGGTAATATTTTACAAGAAGTATCCGATCTTAACGGACAAGTCGCATCAATACAATCACAAAAAGACCAATTACAGCAAGAATTAACCAATTTAAAAACACAGCAACAGAGTCAAGAGCAAGCCAAGCAAGGCGCTACTGGTGGTGCTACCAGTGCCGGTGCTGTTGTAGCTGCCAGTGATGATGCTGGTGTTGTTAATCCTACTAAGCCACCAGAAAAGTTCACACCCGACGGACGTGTGGACACCAATGCAGCAGGGACTAATGCAGATACCACAGTGACTACAAACACTGCTGCTGGTGAGACACTAGACAATTCGCCTGATAAAAAGATCACAGAGACACAGATTCCCATAGCACCGCCAAACGCAGGTGAAGTAAAACGTGTGCCTAATGAACCACCGCCTGATCCGCTATCGCCTCCTGCAGGCACATATGGTGTAGGTGTTGGTGCTGCCAATGATGATGCTACCCCAACAAAAAATCTTACCAGACAAGACATTGAATTAAACTTTAATGAAGATATTAGACCACAGGCAAATATTCTTGATCAATATGCTAGTTATACCTATCAGTTATCCTTATACCTGTTGAACGAAACAGATTATAAAAAGGTTGTATCTAGTAACAGAACCACAGCTGGTAGAACTGGCATCAACACCGGACAACTGTTGATGCAAAGCGGCGGCATAGCTGACACTGGTTCTGTAACTGCAGAAATTGACGGAGTTTCTGGAACAGCAGGTAGTCGGAATCCTTATTTCAATCTTGATTACTACATTGAAAACATGTCATTGAGAAATGTTATTCAAGGCAAAGGCACTGGCGGAGCCAACGGCTACACAGATTTAAAAATGACAATCGTAGAACCCAATGGCATCAGTTTTATAAACAACTTAAAACAGGCCGTGAAAGACTACTGCGGTATACAAGCCTTTCAAAGTGCTATCTACTGTTTGGTAATACGTTGGATAGGTTATGATGAGAATGGCAACATTGTCTACGCTGGCAGCACCAATAGTGGTGGTGACAAAACTGATCCTTATGCTATTGCTATAAAATATGTGCCATTTGCGATTTCTACGCTTAAATTCTCAGTGGCCAATCGTTTAACCACTTACGAGTTGAGTGGCACACCTTTAATGTACAACTTTAGACTGCGGCATACTACACCATATAATTTTGAACTGTCTGGTAAAACTGTGCAAGAAATATTAGGAGGATCAGTGATAGCCGGCGCTGACGTAACCGAAGGGCGTGTAAACAGTAATAATGCAACGTCAAGACCGACTGCCACTAACGCAAGTTCTCTACGTGAAGCCTTGGATGCTGCTGGGACTAATTCTACTCCAACTACGTCAGGGGCAGGTACCCCGGTATCAATAAACACTGCTCCTGCTGGTAGTGGCAATCCAGGCCGTGGGTTGATGCAGGCCATGAATGAAACGCAACAACAGTTGGTAAAAGACGGAACATATGAAATAGCTGATGAATTTTACTTGGAATTTGCCAATCCCAGTATTGCAAGTGCTAGTATCAAAAAAGAAGGATCACTGAGTATAGACAAAACTCCCATGGGTAGCAATGATGCTAGGTCACTGTTACCTGACGTAGGCAAGGTTCAAACTTCATACAGAAACCTTGGTGTAACTGCTGGACAAAGCATATTGCAGGTCATGGAAATGGTAATTCGTAACAGTAGCTACATTCAGGATCAGCAGCTAAAAATTATTGATGAAGAAACCCAACAGGAAAAGGATAACGGCACTGCAATTGAAACGTTTGCTTGGTTTAAAATTAGTCTAAAAGCCGAGCCCAATGGATTTGATTACAAACGCAATGATTACGCTTATAAATTTACCTTTGTAGTTAGCATATATGAAGTGAAAAGCTCCAACAGTGTTTGGTTTCCACGCTCTAGATTTAGAGGTGTACACAAAAGTTATCCCTATTGGTTCACCGGCCAGAACACCGCAGTGTTGGACTACCAACAGAATTTTGATACTCTGTATTATACAGTTATTAGTGGAGCAGGAGATGCCATTAAAAGAGATCTCACAAGTGCGCTGACTGATATACCTAGATATGTGTATCAGCCGCGTAGTGGGCAAAGCAGCCAAGGGGCGGATCAAGCCACCAATGAACCTGCTGCCAATGCGGCTGATTACTTGTACAGTCCCAGTGATCTTGGCTCGGCAAAAGTTAAAATTATTGGTGATCCTGCATGGATACAACAGGGTGAGATATACCAAGGTAATGATCCTAGACAGTTTAACTTTTCAGCTTTTAATCCTGATGGCGGCATAAATTTTGACAGCCAAGAAATCCTGTTTGAAATCGTATGGCAAAGCCCTGTGGATTATGATATCAATGGTAGTGGACTCATGGATCCCAACAGATATGCTCAACGAGACAAGGCAGGAGAAAATGGAACCAAGGGATCAGGTTTGCAAAGCTATGTTTTTTATGTCACCGAAGTGCTGCATGAATTCAGACAAGGAAGATTTGAGCAAACCTTGACCGGGGGTTTGTATATTTTCCCACGCAGCAAAGACAACTCTGGTGCTGCTATAACTGGCACCGCTGCAACAGGGGCTGGATTAACCAGTAGTAATTACAATCCTGGCGGATATGCACAGTCTGCTACTGGAGCAGAAGGAGCCGGATCTTCGGAAATCGCAACATCACAAAAAGGTAAAAGAGTTGGCACTGTGAAAACACAAACCAAGACTGGTACCGGAGCTTCAGGGTTTCCGTTGACAGATTCAAGAGTAACTTTGCCTGTAAAACCAAAAAATCCCGGGGTAGATTTTGCCACAGCGTATTCTTTAAGGAATAGGCCAGGCGGTCCTCCTAAAGTACAAACAACTACACCTGGTATACCAGGTAATCGAGAACCCTAAAGGTTTATAATGGCAGATAATGTATTTTCTAACACAGGTCGTCCCAAAGGTTACAAGCTAGATCGCGGTGGAGTACCTGCAGAAAGTGGACCATTTATCGGTGAGGTCATGAACAATGTTGACAACATTCGATCTGGTCGTTTACAAGTTTATATTGAAGCATTTGGTGGTGGTGACAAGTACAACAAAAATTTATGGCGCACAGTCAAGTACCTACCACCATTTTATGGTACCACACAAAAGCCAGCAAGTTCTGGGGCAGGATCCTTTATTGGTAATCCCCACAGTTATGGTATGTGGTTTACGCCACCTGATATAGGTGTAAAGGTACTGTGTTTTTTTGTTGAAGGTGATCCAACACTGGGTTATTATGTAGGTTGTATCCCAGATGCGGGTGTAAATCACATGATACCAGCAATTGGCAGTGCACCACTGGGTGAATACATTCCTGGCAACCAAGCACAGGCCACTTATTTGGCTGAATCGCCCGCACAGCCTGTGACAGAAATCAATGCCAAAGACAATCAAGTTATTTCTGATCCAAGATTTTTTGCATCACCAAAGCCTGTGCATGCAGTGGTAGCAGCCACTATGTTTCAACAAGGGATCAGTAATGACATAGAACGTGGTCCTATTACTTCCAGTTCACAACGTGAAAGTCCAAGTTATGTTTATGGTATTAGTACGCCTGGGCGACCTGTGTATCAAAGTGGTGCGGCACCCAACAAAATTCGTCAAGATCTGTTGGCCAACAAACTAACTCCACTTGATGTGGCTGTTATAGCACGTCAAGGCGGCCACACGTTTGTTATGGATGATGGTGACCTAGAAAATTCTAGTTCGCATATCAGACTGCGTACCAGCAAAGGACATCAAATTACCATGAGTGATGATGGCAATTTTTTCTATATCATTCATGCTAATGGACAAACTTGGATTGAACTAGGAGTAGAAGGCACAGTAGATGTATTCAGTACTAATTCTGTAAATGTCAGAACCAACGGTGACATTAACTTACATGCAGATCAAGATGTGAATATTTTTGCAGGTAGAAACCTACAGCTCAAAAGCAAAAAAAACCTTGCCTTAGAAAGCGAAGCCACTATTACAAGTTACAGTGTTGGCAACACCACACTGTACAGTAAAGCCACTGTTGGAGTGAGAGCCGATGGCAACCTGGCCTTGAAGAGTGCCAATGGCAGTTGGGATGGCGGTGGTGGTCTCAAACTCAAAGCAGGACGCATTGATCTCAACAGCGGCGGCGCAGAAAGTGTTAGTGCTACCAAACCAATTGTAAAATACACATCGGATGACACAAAATTTGATGCCAGCAAAGGCTGGCAAGTTGAAACAGGAAAACTGGAAAGCATTGTTACACGAGCACCGGCTCATGAGCCCTGGCCTTATCATAATCTTGGAGTTGATGTTAGTGTAACACTAGGTGAAGGCGGAGTACCCACTCCTCTTGCACAACCAGTGCCACAAGGTTTTACTATTACTAAAAAATAATGGCAAAATTTACTTACAATTGGTCAGGACAAACATTTGAAATAGAAGCACCTCCGGGTACTACTGAAGCTGCGGCTCGTGCTGTGTTTGATCAACAACTCAACACCGGTGGTTTAACCAACCTCAAGGCTGGTGAATCACTAAATGCATTGTCCCAGTTAAAAAAAGGACTTACCTCAGCAGCAAGTCAGGTCAAGGGTGCCATTGGATCAGTAGTAAGCAAGGCACAAAATGTAGCCACTCAGTTGGTCAATGGCAAGGTTAGTAAGCCCATGAATGTGGCAGACTTTGTAAATGTAGGCGGAGCAGTGGGTAACATTGGTCCTCTTGATGGCAAACAGGTACAAGGATTACTAGCTCAATCTGCGGCTCTCACAGCACAGGCCACCAGTGCGATTTCTGTAGACAAAGGCATAGGTAAATTTGGTATCAATCCTGATCTACTAGAAAATTCAGGATTTATCAAACCAGGAACTATATCACAGTTCGGCAAAGCAACATCAGTTACTCAAGCTGATATTGACGAGGCATCAAGGATCAATGCCAGTGGCGGATCAATTACACCAGAACAAGTGGCAAGAAACACAGCTTTAAACAAAGCCTTGAGTTCGCCCACGGTGTGGACAGGCAAACTTGGTGTCAATAATCTTGGATCCATGCTGGGTGATGCAACCAAACAACTGGGTGCGCAGGCCGAAATCATGAAAGGTCAGTTTGCTAGTCTGTCAAAATCTGGTGTTCTGCCAACTGGCGTCAGTGGTGCAGAAGCAGGTGCACTGATTCAAGCAGCAGGTAAAGTTGGTGCAGTACTCGCAGCAGCCTGGAGCAAAGGTGCAGCACCTGCACAAGCAGTGCAAGCCATTAGTAATTTGGCCAAGTCAGGTCAATTAGCAGTTAATTTTACTGATTTAAAAGTGCCTGACAGTCTCACAGGTGAACGATCGGCACCCAAGGCATCAAATACTGTTAATAGGCAAGTGTTGAATCAAGCATTCACTCAATTCATTGGCAATGCCAAAGTACCCTCAATAGATTATGGACAACCAGTTTCTGCAGATGAATCAACCTCAACTCCGTCTGTGGTCAGCACCGGAGTCCTTGATGAACCGTCGGCAGCCGATCGAGCTGAATTTAAACGACTCACAGAAGAAAAAGCAACATTAGGCAGGCAGATTGACTTTGACGATCAAGAGTACAATCGCCTACGAAGCATATATGGGCGCGATGATCCACAGGTAATAGCAGCTAGAGACAAGTGGGAAGCAGACTTAAATAAATTTAGAGCAGTTACTGACGCATTGAGCGCACTGGCGCAGAAGTATCCTGCTTTACTCTATTATTAAAAATTATGACAACATTTATTGGATTCAGTACTCAAGGACAGCGTAAAAAATTCACTTTAGTGGATGAAGATCTCATCAAACAGGATCTGATCAACGCCTTTAATATTCGCCAGGGTGAGCTGGTAGGGCGCCCAGACGTTGGCACTGCTGTGTGGGATTTTTTGTTTGAATCACAAACTGTAGAAACTGAAAATGCCATAGTGCAAGAAATTCAGCGAGTGGCAGGTGGTGATCCTCGCTTGAAAATTTCAGAAGTTGAAACCTATCCGCAGCTTAACGGTATTCTAATACAGGTGCAAATACAGTTTGTGCCCAGTACCACAGTAGAGCGTCTTGCTTTGTTTTTTGATCAAGAAACCCGACGAGCCAGCTACATTTAACCACGTGGTTTATTCGCCAATAAATACCAAAACAGAGAAATTATGGCCATAACCACTAGACAAACTGCAATTTTTGGCGTTGAGGACTGGAAACAACTATACCAGACCTACCGAGAAGCCGACTTCCAAAGCTACGACTTTGAAACACTGCGCAAGAGCTTTGTAGACTACCTAAGGTTGTATTATCCTGAAACCTTTAATGACTACATTGAAAGCTCAGAGTTCATTGCGCTGCTGGACGTCATGGCATTCATGGGACAGAGTCTGGCCTTTAGAGCAGATCTCAATGCACGTGAAAACTATATTGACACCGCAGAACGCCGCGATAGTGTGGTGCGCTTGGCTAACTTAGTCAGCTATACTCCAAAGCGTAACAGTCCTGCGCAAGGTCTACTCAAGGTTACTTCAGTTACTACCACTGAAAATGTCTTGGATTACAACGGAATCAATCTCAGTAATATCACAGTGAACTGGAACGACGCTACCAATGGCGATTGGTTTGAGCAGTTTATTACCATTGTGAACTCTGCCTTGGTGGATACACAGCGTTTTGGACGCCCGGGTGCAGATCAAGACATTCTTGGTATAGACACTGAAGAATACACTTTGAATATCAGTCCTGGCTACTTGCCAGTGGTTCCTTTCACAGCCACAGTTGATGGCATCAACATGCCGTTTGAAGCAGTAAGCGTGACCAGTGCAGGACGAGAATATATCTATGAGCCAGCGCCGCGTCCTAATGGTGCATTTAATATGCTGTATCGCAATGATTCCTTGGGATTTGGCTCACAGAATTCAGGATTTTTCTTTTACTTCAAACAGGGCAATTTGCTGTCAACAGATTTCAATTTGCCAGAGCGTGTGACAAACCGTGTGGTCAATGTCAACATTGAAGGTATAAACAATGAAGATCGATGGTTGTTCCAGCTTGACGATATAGGTTCTGTGTCAGAAGAGTGGCAGTATGTAGAGTCTGTGTACACAGCAGCAGCAGAGCAAGCCGTTGGACAATTGCGTAAAATATATTCTACCATCAGTCGTCTAAACGATCAAATTTCTCTAACCTTTGGCGACGGCGTGTTTTCGGCTATACCTGTGGGCACATTCAGAGCCTATGTACGCAGTTCAAACGGACTTGAGTACATAATTAATCCCAGCGAAATGGCCACCGTGGCATTGCCAATCAACTACGTGAGTCGTACAGGTCGGATTGAGACAATCACATTCACGGTAGGCTTGACTGCACCTGTTAGTAATTCACAAAGTCGTGAACTTCTAGACGAAATCAAACAGCGTGCACCTGCCAGATACTACACGCAGAATCGCATGGTTAATGGAGAAGACTACAATCTATTTCCATTTACTCTGTACAACAGCATTATCAAAAGCAAAGCAGTTAATCGCAGTGCTATTGGCACATCACGTTATCTTGAACTTGTGGACAACACCAACAAGTATGCCAGTACCAATGTGTTTGGTAGTGATGGTGGGTTGTACAAAGAAAACACATTGCCAACATTTCAGTTCTCATGGTTCACTACCAATGACATTGCTGACGCTATCACAAATCAAGTGCAACCAGGTATAAAAACTCCTGGCGTATTACAATTTTACTATGCAAATTTTGTAAGGCCTAATCTTATTCCCTTGGCAGTAAGTTGGAATCAAAGCACAGCCTTGACAAATCAGTGCACAGGCTACTTTGAGGACAGCAATGGCGATCCAGTTAGTGTTGGTGGGTTTAGTAGCAACAATACCAAGTACATCACACCAGCTGCCTTGGTAAAATTCACCGCGCCTGATGGTTATTACTTCAATCAATATAATAGATTGTTGCCTGGCCTGCCTAGTCTAGACACTGACAAAACCACTATTTGGGCCACAGTAGAAGCAGTTATTCTTGATGGTACAAATCAAGGACGTGGCAATCTTGATGATGGCACTGGCCCAGTGGCACTCAACACCTTTGTGCCTACAGGAGCAGTGGCTAGCCAGATAATTCCGATCTTTATCACTGATCTGCCTAGCACAGTGCTGCAAAATGCCATTGAACAGATAAGGCTTTATAGAAATTTTGGTCTAGGATTCAACAATCTTACTGGTGAATGGTATGTGATTGGTCAAAGTAATCTTGATGCTGACGGATCGTTTAGCCTGGTCAATCAACAAAGTACCACAGGTGCTAATCAAGACAGCAGTTGGTTAGTGAGATTTCTTACTGATGGCACGCAATACACTGTGAGCACTCGCGAGCTGACCTATTACTTTGCCTCTGTGCTCCAAACCAGATTCTTTTTTGAAACCGGTAATGCAATTTATGACAGTCGTCTAGGCACAGTGATCAAGGATTTCATTAAAGTATTAAAATCCAACAGCCTGCCCAGTAGCAATTCACCATTGCCTTCTGACATAGACATGCAGATTATTGCACAGCCTGAAGAAAGCGATGGTTATGTTAACGACTTTCAAGTGATTGTGAGTTTTCAAGACAGCGATCAAGATGGATCCGCAGACAACCCTGATTTCTTCCAAGAGATAGTGGGACCAGATCCCACAGCGAGCCAGAGTGGTAATCTAGTATTTTTAGAAGCCACAGTGGATTTTAATGATCTGCAAAGATATCTTTTAGTAGAGCAAGGTCGAGTGAATTATCAATATGGTACCTACGCTGAGATTGAAACATATAAGAGTGAATATCTTGATGGGCAAGTGTTTTATGCTTATCTTGAACAAGAGTTTTGGAGGCTGGTAATTGATACAATTGGTACACGTACTCTAATTCAAACCACAGAATTCTTGGCAAGACTTGGCAGACAAAACCTATACTATCAATATCGTCACAACAGTCTGTTAAGCAATAGAATAGATCCGTCAATCACAAATATTATTGATGTGTATGTGGTCACTCAAGACTACTACATTGCCTACCAGAACTATATCAAGGACAGCACAGGCACTGTCCCAGAACCTGCACAGCCCACTATCAATGAGTTGACCACGCAGTTCCAAAGACTACAGGATTACAAAATGTTGAGTGATAATGTGATCATGAACTCAGTTACATTCAAGCCACTGTTCGGTAACAAGGCCACTAATGATCTGCGGGCAACAATCAAGGTTATCAAAGCAGCTAATTCAACAGCCAGTGTGAGTGAAATCAAAAATGCAGTGGTTCAAAGCCTTAATGATTATTTTACAATAGACAAGTGGAACTTTGGTGATACATTCTATTTTAGTGAATTGGCTGCATACATTCATAGAGAAATTGGCACAATTGTGAGTTCAGTAGTGCTTGTACCAATCAACCCACAGAAGGCCTTTGGTGACATGTATGAAATACGTTCGGCTCCAAATGAAATATTTGTGAACGCAGCCACAGTGGCTGACGTGGAAGTTATTGATGCGTTGACCAGTACCAATCTGCGCACAGCACCTGGTAGCGGAGTAATTTAATGGCAAAAGTTCGTTCAGTTGATTTTCTACCAGAGATCTTTCAAACCAAGACCAATAGACAGTTTCTAGGAGCAACACTGGATCAACTGGTGCAGGAACCTGCACTGAAAAAAACTCAAGGTTTCATTGGACGGAAAATTGGTCCCGGCATAAATCCCACAGACGCCAAATACGTAGTTGAGCCCACTGCTGAACGCACAAATTATCAATTAGAGCCTGCTGTGGCCATTAAGGTGCCAGATACGGATACTGTTATTGATGCCATAACCTATCCGGGTATTGTAGATGCTCTACAGCAGGCTGGCGCAGACGTAACTAGTGATGACAGACTGTACAGTAGTCAGTACTATGCGTTTGATCCCTTGATTGACTATGACAAGCTTGTAAACTACAGTGAATACTATTGGTTGCCAACTGGGCCTCTGTCAGTGGATGTCACCGGTGGTACTGCTGCAATATCTCGCACCATTGAAGTCACACGCAACAACAATTTTTATTCATTTTCTGGCCAACTGGGTCAAAACCCCACGTTGACCTTGGTGCGTGGAGGCAGTTATCGTTTTGAAATTGCGCAGAATAAAACATCCACGGTTAATCTAAGAGTAACCAATCAGACCAACAAAGCCTATGTGATTGACTATGTACTTAATCCTAACCTTACTCTTGTGCGCGGCAACACATATATTTTCACACTTAGTATTGCCGGTAATTTTCCTTTCTGGATTAAGACCATAGCCAGCACTGGTGTGGTTAATGTGTACGACAATGGTGTGACCAACAACGGAGCCAATGAGGGAACTGTGATTTTTACTGTGCCGCAAAATGCTCCGGATCTGCTGTATTACAGTAGTGAAACCAGTGCACAGATGACCGGCACGTTCTCAATAATTGATGGGGAAGCTGGGTCAGGTCCACAGTTCTTTATACAAGCGCAACCTGGCATTGACGGACGCATGCCTACTACTCCTAATATTAGCAGCAGAGATGTGCTGGGAGTGATCAATAACGGTGAGGATCTAGGCACAGTTACTTTCAATGTACCCAACAAAACAGCACAGAACTTTTACTACACGCTCAACGAACTTGATCCTGTAGACTTAGTCAGTGACATACCTTATCGCGATATCAATCATGCTTATGTTGAAGATTTTTTTGCAAAATATCCTGATGGTATTGATGGCATCACTGATCTTGATGGCAAGTACATAATCTTTAACATTAAAAGTATTGAGGGTGCAGGTCCTTTTCAAGTCACTCCCAACACTGCTGAAGCAGGTGGATGGCTTAGAGCAAGTTTTTATAGTCCCACACCCAGTGATGACGAACAACCAGGATACAACGAACGTTCTTTTAGTGAAGTGGCAGAAATTACCAGCCTTGATGAACGCTATAGTATCTGGCAGATTAACTATGTGACTGATCAATCAGGCCGTCAGTATCTAAATGTGACATCAGCTAGAGCAGTTAATAAGCTGGAAAAATTTAGAATCCTTGAAGGCAGTCAGTATAGTAGCACTCAATGGTATCGTACCGACGACAGTTGGTTTGAACAGATTCCATTGCTTACTGCGATCTTAGATACCCTGTATTATCAAGACAGCGTGGACCCACAATTAGTAGGCGAGCTAAGTTTAATTGAACCAGAAGACGCTAGTGCCCTTAATGTCAACAATATTATTGGCGCTAAACAATATACCAGTCCCAATGGAGTAACGTTCAGCAATGGCCTAGTGGTTACTTTTAGGGGAGATATCACTCCTGTTGAATATTTAGACAACACGTACTATGTTGAAGGGGTCGGCGAAAGCATTGTATTGGTTCCTGTGGTAGACACGATTACACCAGAATCTTACACGGAAAGTGTGAGTGTGTCATTTGACAGCACTCCCTATGATATTGGCAACTATGACGTCAGCAACAATCAGCCATTGACTCCTGACTATATCACAATCAACAGAGCCAGTCCTGATAGAAACGCATGGAGTCGTAGCAATCGTTGGTTCCACAGACAGGTCCTTGAAACCAGTGCAGAACTCAACAATAATTCTGCGTTGTTAGATCTACAAAGTCGTGCTAGACGCCCTATAGTTGAATTTAAGTCTGGTATGAAGTTGTATAACTTTGGTACCAGCGGCAAGCGTGCAGTGGATGTGATTGACTTTACTACATTGGATGCTTTCAGTGACGTCAACGGCACTCCATTGGGTTATGTAATAGATGGCTACAATTTAGTTGATGGCAGCCGAGTGATCTTTGCAGCAGACACCGACCTAGATGTACGCAACAAAGTTTACAGAGTGCAGGTAATCAGCCCTGACACTGTGAATCCCTTGATCAAACAGCCCATAATCAATTTGGTACCTGCAGAAGACACGGTTATTCTGTCCAATGATGTAGTGGTTTGTTTAAATGGTGTTTCCAGAAAAGGCCAAAGCTTTACATTTGACGGAGAAGTTTGGACACTCAGTCAACAAAAAACCGGCGTGAATGATCCGCCGTTGTTTGACATCTATTTGAATGATTTTAGTATTGGCAATCTTGAAAGATATCCAAGCAGTACGTTTAAAGGATCAAAGCTGTTTAGCTATGGCATTGGATCAGGAACAAATGATCCTGTGTTGGGATTCCCTGTTGAATATGTGACAATTAACAACGTCGGCGATATTGTTTTTGTAAACAACTATTACAAAGATACATTTTCATATGTGGTTAATCGTCAGAGTATTACTGAATCAGTAGGCAAAGGTTTTGCTAGACGATATACTTCACGCACAGAATACACAGATCAAATTGGCTGGGCTACCGCTCCATATGCCAGCCAGACCTATCAACAATTTGAGTTCACCTATCAAGGACTGCCATTGTTGCTAGATGTCAAGGTAAATGATCTAGTACTTGACTCAAGTCTGCCCAACCCCTATCCTGTGATAAAACTTTATATTGGTGCAACATTTCAGGATCCAGGCACGTACTCATATACAACCACAGCAAATACCACCACTATCAATCTTTCCAACGGTATTGTGCAAGGTGAAAAAATTATTGTATTGATTCTCAGTGACCAGGTTAGTGCAACAGCATTTTTCCAAGTACCGGCCAATCTGCAGAACAATGCTCTCAACAGTGAAGTGAGTCAAGTAACACTGGGTACCATGCGTAGTCATTATGAAAGTATCTGTCAAAATCTAATTGATATACAGGGCACGATCAATGGCGCCAACAACAGTCGCGATCTAGGTTACATTGCTAGATATGGGTTGAATATTTTACAACAGAGCTCGCCACTGACCATGGCAGGATATTTCCTGCGTGATCCAGATTTTGATCTATTTAGGTCGTTGCAATGGAACAGCGCAGAATATGTAAAATTTAAAACACAGATTTTAGATGGTGTGGCTGCGCAGGACTGGGGTAATGCAACTCCGCCTGAGATTCTAACCGCAGTTGTGAACAACATTAATCTAGGACGCACGCAACAAAATCCATTTTACTGGAGTGATATGCTGCCGGTGCGCACAGTGTATGACACAAATACCTATGTGTTTACTCCCATTAGTCAGACAACGTTTAATACTCTGCGAGTTTACAATTTTACTCAAAGCAACTATCAAGGTCTATTGATCTATCTCAATGGCAGACTGCTGACTATTAACAAAGACTACACAGTCAGCGCAGACACTCCACAGGTTACAATTACCATTCCTCTGGCAGTGGGTGATCAAATTGAAATTCAAGAATACTCTAGCACTATAGGGAGTTTTGTACCTAACACTCCAACCAAGATGGGGCTGTATCCTGCGTTTCAGCCTGAGATCTACCTTGATACCACTTACAGTCAGCCGACTCCGGTCATTCTTGGGCACGACGGTAGTATCACAGTGGCATTTGACGACATTCGTGATCAGGTGCTGTTAGATTTTGAAACACGTATCTACAACAATCTCAAAGTACGTAGTATCATTCCAATTCAAGAAACAGATATCATTCCAGGACAGTTTAGAACAACAGATTATACACTGGGCGAAGTCAATGATATTCTCAGTGTTGACTTTCTGACCTGGGTTGGTACCAACAAAATTGATTATGCTGTGCAGGCATATGATGTAAACAATCAATTCAGCTACAACTATAGCCGCAGCGAAAACAGACTGGACAACGAAGTGCTGCCTGTGGGAGCCTGGCGAGGTCTGTATCTATGGTTCTATGATACCATTCGTCCTCATCAAGCACCCTGGGAGATGCTGGGCTTTACAGAACAGCCCACCTGGTGGGAAGATCAATACGGAGCAGCTCCCTATACATCCGACAACCTAGTGTTATGGGAGGATTTAGCAGCGGGCAGAGTTGCTGATCCTGCTGGCGCTTATATTTTGCCACGGTATGCTCGACCAGGTCTGTTAGATGTATTGCCAGTGAATGCCCAGGGACAGTTATTATCGCCCCTTAACTCTGTGGTTGGTATCTACGACAGACAAACCTTCCAACGAAGCTGGCGTATAGGTGACGTTGGTCCAGTGGAATATGTTTGGAGAACCAGCAGCAGCTATCCTTTTGCAATTATGCGATTGCTAGCATTAACTCGACCAGCAGAATTTTTCTCATTATTTGTTGACCGAGATCTATACAAATTCAATACCACAATTGGACAGTACCTATATGATCAAAGATCACGCTTGGTACCAGCTAATCTTGAACTCTATGGCAGTGGTGTTAGCAAGGCTAGTTATGTAAACTGGATAGTTGACTATAACACCCACCTTGGCAACAGCAACACATCAAACACTCTAGGTAAAAATCTTGCCAACATTGATGTACGCCTGGCCTATCGTATGGCATCATTTAGTGACAAAGGTTATATCAAGGTATATCTTGAAAAGCCAAGTCCCAACAGTCTCAACACTAGTCTGTTGTTACCAGATGATAGCTATGAACTGTTTCTATACAAAAATCAATCTTTCGCTAGAGTCAAATACAGCAGTGTCATGATTCAAAAAGTTGTTGATGGCTATCAAGTGTTTGGATATGATGTTTTAAATCCTTATTTTGAAATCTTGACCAGCAAGGTGGCAGGCCCTAAGATAACATTGTCAGCTGGTGGTAAATCAGTAGCGGTGCCAACTACCTATAGCGACACTATTGCACAGGTACCTTATGGGTACATCTTTACTAATGACAACGCTGTGTGTGATTTCTTGTTTAGCTATGGTGCATTGCTTGAACGGCAGGGCATGGTATTTGATAGCGTAGAGAACGGCCTCACACTGAATTGGCGTCAAATGGCAGATGAATTTTTGTATTGGAGTGGTCAGGGCTGGGGACCAGGTAGCGTGATTAATCTTAACCCTGCCAACACCTCTTTAATGGTTAGTCGTCTAGGGGCTGTGGTAGACAGCGTGATTGAAAGAGATACCACGACCAGTATTCAAGATCAAAACAAACGCAAAATTCTAGTTAATGATTTGATAATTGAGCGTATTGATAATGAATTTAAAATGACTTCATTAACCGAACAAACGTTGAACTTTGCCAATCTTAATTTTACTGCGTATGAACACATTATGGTGCTGAAAAACATCAGTGTGTTTGGTGATTTAATTTATGATCCCGTCACTGCCGCTCGTCAAGGACGCATTCAATTAATAGCTGCAACTAGCACTGATTGGAACGGGCAGCTTGATGCTCAAGGTTTTATTTTAAATCAAGATAATATAGTAGATTGGCAGGCCAATGTTACATATACCAAGGGCCAGATCGTCAAGTTTAAAAATCAATACTACAGTGCCTTGACTATAGTGCAACCTAAGCAAGAATTTGATTATGTTGACTGGACGCTGAGTGATTACAATAAGGTACAAAAAGGCCTGTTGCCTAATCTAGCCAACAAAGCTGATCTCATTCAACAGACCTATAACACTGTAGGGGCCAATCTAGAACGAGATCAAGATCTCTTGGCTTATGGCTTAATTGGTTTTAGACCAAGAGAGTACATGGCCAATCTTAATCTTGGTGATGTGAGTCAGGTAAACGTTTACAAACAGTTCTTAGGCAGTAAAGGAACTAAGTTTAGTGTGGATCTTTTTGGCAATGCTAGTTTTGATAAAGAAGTGGCTGACTACAAGATCTATGAAAATTGGGCAGTACTTAAAGGACTCTATGGTGCGCAGGCAAACCGTAGATTCTTTGACATACGATTAAATCAAGCACAGTTGACTTCTAATCCCAGCACGGTTGAGATCATAACACCGTTTGAACAATCAAATGCTGATCAGACCATTCAGGTACAGGATCTATGGCGGTCAAGTTGGAATGTAACCAGCCCGGACATACTGCCATCAGCAGCAGCAGCGCGGAATGATCTAAACTTGCCTACTTCTGGGTATGTAAATCTGTCAGATGTTGACATCACAGAATTTGATATTGATAATTCTACTAACCTCAATGCCAATATTGACACCATAGGTGTTGGCACCACTGTGTGGATTGCCAAGATCAATAGTCATGACTGGAATGTATACCGTTGCAGCCCAGTGCCAGGCAAGATCAACAGCATCACCGAAAACTACAACGGCACCTGTGTGGTTGAATTCAGCCAACAACATGGACTTGATCTAAGTGACGTGGTGGTAATAAAATCATTCTCAGTCGAAGTCAACGGAGCCTATCGTGTATTAGAAGTTCCTTCTTTGACGTCTATTGTGATTAGGTTTACCTTGCTCACAGATCAAGTTCAATTGCTAGGGCAAGGCACATGCTTGGTACTAGACACAGTTCGAGTCGCACAGCCTAGCGACATCGCTGATCTATCATACATTAATTCAGTTACCACTAACAGCTTGGTCTGGGTGGATAACGACGGTGCCGATCAATGGGAAGTTTTACAAAGAACCGAACCGTTTGATTTTAATCAAAGACTAGAACCCTTGCGTTCGGTAAACGCATACTGGGCATCAGCAGTAGCACAGTTGGCCAATAATACCTTGATGCTGGCTTCAGCACCTGGATCAAGCACAGGCATAGTGTATCAATACGGAGTAAATCCGGCAGGCAGTTTGATTGATGGTGGTAGTTTAAGTTTAAATGCCTCCCAAGTTAGTAATTTTGGTGCTTGCTTGACCGTGGGTGATAATCTGTATGGTGCAGCTGGTGCGCCAAACAGTTTTAATGATGTTGGCTATGCTGCGGTATTAGCCTATGTGGGAGATTTAGAATCCTTTACTGTAAGTCAATTGCTGTTGGCTATAGACCAACCTGGTCCTAGCAAATTTGGCTCTAGCATGGTCATGAGCCAAGACGAACGTTGGCTGTATATAGGAGCGCCTGCGCACAACCGCGTGTATGCATACGGACAAGTCCCTGTGCCCACACAGAAAAACACCTACCCAACTGATGGACAAACTCGTAGATATTCAACTGCACGTATTCAAATTGACAATCCACAGCAGTTATTGGTTACGGTCAGTGGTCTACCACAAAGACTCAATATTGATTACACAGTTGGCAGTGGATTCATTGATTTTGTTGCAACGCCCAGCAAAGGACTAACAGTTGAAATCAGTCGTAGACAATCAACGCAACTTGACTTTTATGAATACTACAATATTCTGCCAGCCACTACCACAGGTATTGGCATAGGAGCTGCATTTGACATTGATGTGGTTCGTACTCAATATTCAGCTGTGTTATCTACCACAGGGTCAAATTACAGCGTTGGCGAAATACTAACAATTAAAGGCACGCAGATTGGCGGTTCAAGCCCTGCTGAAGACTGTGTAATCACAATCACAGATGTAACATTTGCTGGTGCAATTGTTGATTTTACAATTAGCGGTCAGAGGTTAAACATCGTTGATCGTTTTCCTGTGCAAGAGAGTTTGTTCACTGCCACTAACATTAATTCAGTCACAGTCACAGTGAACAACGTGATTCAACGTCCCAAGATTGATTATGAATGGCTTAAGAGTGACAGTTCGTTGCCTGACAGCACACTCAACGATTATGACATTGTGTTTGTTAATTCGCCTGCGGTGGGTGCGACCATAATGTGTTATGCCTCTACATATTATGCCTACAGTGATGTAATCACTGTAAGTGGGCTAGAATCAGACGCAGGATTTGGTTCATCAGTGTCAACTAATCGCAACGGTAGTCAACTTATTGTTGGATGCCCTAAAGAAAATGTAAACAGCACCTTTAGATCAGGAGCAGCGTATCTATTCAACCGTGATATTGAACGTTTTATTATCACAGTAGCATCTGACAGTCCAACTACTATAAACATACCAGCTACCCTAAGAGCTCCAACAGCGGTAAAAGTCAACAACCAGTTCTTGAACAACACTGCTCAGTATGGTACATTTGATTCCAACACTTTCACCGTGAACTATTCTGTCAGTCCAGAAAATGCAGTGAGTGTGACTATTAATCAACCATTAGCCATTGGTGATGTGCTTGACATTGAATCTAATGTGTTTAAACCAGTACAAAAAATTGTCAGTGACACTGTGCAAGAACGTGCAGAATTTGGTCACGCTGTGCAGTTTACCTTGGATGACAGTGAAATAGCAGTGGGCACTCCTTATGACAGTGAATTCATTCCACAAGCAGGTTCAGTAAAAATGTTTGTGAATCAAGCAGCAAGTTATGGCACTATTACCAGCACCAATACTTCACCAACACTGACTGCAGGGCACACTATACAAATTAATAATCAAGAAATTGCTGTACCAGCAGCGCCCAATAACACAGTTGCAGGATTGGCCGCATATATCAACAACAGTTTTATTCCAAACGTTAGAGCTGTAGCCAACAACAGTGGCACTTTGACTATTGCAGTATTAAACAAAGACAGTACTCAACCCTATAATAGATTATTGGTTATGCCTGGCTCAACCGGAACTACATTTACTGATCTTGGGTTTAACACTCTTGAATATGTACAGACTCTCATCAGTCCTTACGCCACCGACGGAGCAAATTTTGGGTTCACGTTAGCATCTTACAGTCAAGATCTAATGATAGGAGCACCAGGTGGAACACCACACATTGCTGTGACCTTTGACGGTGGGACAACTTTCTTTGATGCTGGTAGCACTACGTTCTATACTGACTTAACACAAACTGGTGTGGTATATGAATTTGATTATTTGCCGGCTGCAAATGAAAGTCTAATGAATCCAGGTAAGTTTGGATTTGGTGAGCAAATTTACTCATCAGACAGTGTGCAAAATGAAAATTTTGGTGCAAGTATTAGCCAAGCCTGGGCCTATACTCTAGTGGGATCACCCCAGGCCTTGGTAAGCACTTCCAACAATAATGGTGCAATGTCAGTGTTTATAAACGCAGATCGCACTCCAAGTTGGATTCCAAAACGTTACCAAGTGCCCGCTGTAGACATCTATAGTTTGAACAATGCGTTGTTGTATGATCGTTTACAGAGTCCTAAGACTTTATTCCTTGACTTCTTTAATCCTACTCAAGGCAAGATTCTTAGCGCAGCACGTCAAAACATAGATTTTGTAACCACATTAGATCCTGCATTTTACAACAGTGGATTAACCAGTGTGCAAGGCAACAGCTGGGGCCGTGAGCATCTAGGGCAGATCTGGTGGGATACTAGCTCTGTACGCTATCTTGATGTTGATCAAGATGATCTTGTTTATGCTAGCCGTAGATGGGGGCAGGTGTTTCCTGGCAGTGTTGTGGATATCTATCAGTGGGTTGAAAGCTCGGTGCCTCCTGCCAACTACACAGGTCCAGGAATACCATTGAATATTGTTGACTACACAGTGTTGACCAATCTAAGTGAAAACAATGTGTTTGTTTCTAACTTTTATTTCTGGGTACGAAATCTAGACACAGTGGCCTCTGATATAGGCAAGACTCTGAGCACTAGAGTATTAAGTCAGTATCTTGAAAATCCAATAGCAAGCGGTATACCTTTCCTGGCACCTTTAAATTCTAGTACATTGGCCTTTTACAACTGCCGTGACTACATCAGGGCCTATGATACTATTTGTCATATTGATTTTGATCAAACTCCCAACGACGCTAACATTCACAGTGAATTTCAACTGTTGGCTGAAAACAAAGACACAGCATTTCTAACTCCACAGCTCTATCGCAAACTGCAAGACAGTTTTGCAGGTGAAGATCAATCTGGCCTTACTGTTCCTGATCCTAGTCTGACTGTAGCCGAACGCTATGGTGTCCAGTTTAGACCACGTCAAAGCATGTTTGTGGACAGATTTACTGCATTAGAAAACTATATCAACAGAACCAATGAGATTCTAAGTCTATATCCCATTGCCGAAAGCCGTGTGCTGTCGCTGTTAAACAGTCAAGAACCAGTACCATTGCCGCAAACCACAGTGGGTAATATTCTACAAACCAATTGGAATCAGGAAGTCGCCAATCTAGAAGAACTTAGCTGGCAGAATATACTGATTGTGCCTGTGGGTTACAAATATTTGGTTCTCAGTGATAGTTCTAACAGCGGTCGTTGGACCATATATGAAACAGTGGTCAATCGAGGTGTATACAGTCTGCGTTTGGTGCGTGTTCAAAACTACCGCACCAATGAGTTTTGGCAGTATGTAAACTGGTATCAACCAGGATTCAATCAGGATACCACACCCAACATAGAAGTACCGAGCTATGCTGCGCTGATAGCACAACAGGCCACGGTTGGTACTGTGGCACTAGTCACTGCCAATAGTCAAGGTAAGTTTGAAATTTATCAATTGTCAGATAGTGGATGGAATCGTGTGGCTCTGCAAGATGGCACTATACAGATACTTGATACAATCTATGACTATGCTCTAGGAAGATTGGGGTTTGATGGTGAAGTATTTGATGCACAGTATTTTGATCAAGCACCGCAAATTGAAACACGCAAGATTGTGCAGAGTATCAACCAAGAACTGTTTATTGATGAACTTTTAATTGAACGCAACAAGCTGTTGATACTAATGTTCAACTATATCTTCACTGAACAACTGTCACCAGACTGGCTATTGAAAACCAGTCTAATTGATGTGCAGCATAACATTCGTGAGCTGCTGCCATATCAAACGTATCGCAGAGACAATCAAGATTTTGTCTTGAACTATCTCAACGAAGTCAAACCATATCACGTGCAGATTAGAGAATTTAATTTGAAATACGCAGGACAAGATTTATTCAACGGTGATATTGCAGACTTTGATATACCAGCATATTTCAACACTGACTATAATGCCTACATCAGTCCCATTCTGTCTGAAACAGGTACCGAACCTAGCGATGCTGCATCAAACAACATTATTTGGCAGACTCAGCCTTATGATCAATGGTTCAATAACTACAAACTTGAACTTGAATCACTGATACTAATAAGCGGTGGATCGGGTTATACCACAGCGCCCACAGTGACCATAACCGGCATAGCCATACGAAATGCCACTGCCACAGCGGTCATTAACAGTGCAGGGCAGGTCAATGCATTGGTAATCGCAGACCCAGGCGAAGGTTATCTCACAACGCCTGTGGTAACTATCACAGGTGGTAATGGCACCGGAGCCAAGGCCATTGCATTGTTAAACAATGGGCTAGTACGCAGTATCAAGACTACCATCAAGTACGACCGTTATCAATACAAAACAGACATACTTGAATGGCAACCAAATATCACGTTTGACAACGGGCAATTGGTACGCTATGCTGACAAAATCTGGGAGGCTGATAGCCCAGACAGCACAGGTGTAAACACCCCGGAATTCATTCCTGAAGACTGGATTCTAGTACCAGTTGATGAGCTCAGCGGTGTAGACCGTACCATGGGCTATTACGTTGCCCTAGCAGATCAACCCGGAAGAGAACTTCCTCTGTTGATATCTGGAGTAGATTATCCAGGTGTGCAGGTAAAAGGGCTGTCATTTGACCAGGATACTGGATATGCTCGTGGCCCATTTGATATGACACCTTGGGATAATCTGGGTTTCAGCGAAAGCGGCCGCCCAACATACAGCGATGTAATAATCGATAGTATCTATCAGAGCGAATTTATTGATCAATATCTTGGCACCGGTGTTAATGATGTAATTGTGGATGGCGGTGAGTTTATTGATCCTTACTCAAGTCATGCACCTGAAGAACTTGTGCCTGGTAGTGAATTTGATACCTTGGATTTTAAAGTTTTTGTTAGACCAGGAAGCGATTGGAATGGCACTGGACACGGGTTTGACATACTTACACTGAGATCAACGTTCTCAAGCTCCGACCCAGAAATAGATTGGTCATTGATAGCATTGTATCAAAATGATGAAATTTACCCAGCTGCTATTAGAGTAAGCAATGCAGGTCCCAATGGCAACCCATTACAGGCCAGCGATCTTGATCCCAGTCAGTATAGTGTTGACTGGGTAAATCAAACCATAACAATTACAAGCGGTGCCGCAGATAATGATACCATGGTTGTCACTGTGTACGAAGTTGGTGGCGGTAATCAATTGCTACGTGCCAATTATAATGGCGCAGACATAGGCACACATCTTGACATTGATGTAAAGTATAGCGAAATAAATGAACTGGTCATATTTGTAAATGGTCAACGACTGCTTGCAAATATTGATTATACCTATGCTGCACTTGCAGTTGGTCGCACACGCATTACATTCACAGTGATATTAACCAGTCTTGATGCAGTTAACCTCACAGTCATGGGTTTGCAAACACCGCAATACTCATGGAGTTTACCCACTGTACAAGTCTTTAATATCACTGAAACAGCTCCGCTTTCTACTGCGCAACTGACCTATACTCTAACCAACAGTCTGCAGGGGTCAAACCCTGACAACGCTTATGTTACTGTAAACGGCTTCCGTGCTAGACCGCCGCAAGGTATAGAATGGTATGGAGACGGCAGCAGTGCTGAATTCCTGTTTCCTGAACGCGGTGGCTACAGCCAGGGCCTTGTAGCTGACAACGAAGTTGATGTTTATGTAAATGATGTACCACAGACTCTAGGCAGCGACTTCACAGTTGTGCCCTGGGACGGATTTAGCCGACGCTCAATTATACTATCTTACGTGCCTAATATTGGTGACAGAATTCTTATCTGCATCAACTCACGCTCAGATTACATAATCTCTGGCAATCAGATCACATTTAGACCCAGTGGCAGCTTTGGTGTGTTCCCAGGAGACACTGTGGCTGTGACCACATACAACGACACCAGTCAGCAGCAAATTGTGCAAATTGTGTGGGTTGGCCCGATCACAGTGGGTGCTACTGCCGTTGAAGGCTTTGACCTGTTGCCATTTGATAACGGTACTGTTTCTGATGAATCCGGTAGTTTTGACTTTAGCGAAGGTATAACTGTAACTCAAAACGATTTTGACCTACGTAGGCCTTCGCAGTTGGCTGAAAGAATGATTGTAAGCTTGAATGGTAGACTATTATTTCCAGGATTGGACTACACAGTTGTAGTGGATGATGAATTTGGTGATGTCACATCATACCTTGAGCTGTTGTCAGGGCCAATAACAGCCACAGACGTTGTAGTGGCCACACTGTTTACCAATCAGATCGTGCCCAACGCCATGGCGTTCCGTATATTCCAAGACATGCGGGGAGTAGCACTGACCTATCGAATTACCGAGCAATCAACCACAGTGCTCACTCAGGCACTTGGAATTAATGATGACATAATCTACGTTGAAAATGCCTTGGCATGTGGAGCGCCAGATATTACCAGTAACTACCTTGGCGTGGTAATAATCAATGGCGAACGTATTACATTTAGATCAAGAGATCTTGTTAACAACACATTAAGTGGACTCATGCGAGGTACAGCTGGTACTGCAATTGCAACTCATGAAGTGAACACACCAGTATACAACATGGGCAGAGAAAATCTACTATCTGGCGGAGGATATCAGGATCATGTGGATCAAACCACAATATTGTCAAATGGCAGTCAAACTGTGTTCACTGCATCTAATATTAATCTATTGGGAGTTGACAGCACAGAATGGCTGGAGGCCTTGATTGTCAGCGTGGGTGGTATCATACAACCGTACACTGCCTATGAATTTCTAGGCGCTAACCCGGCTAGCATACGCTTTTATGAAGCTCCGCCTGCTGGTAGACAGGTCACTCTAGCTGTAAAACGTGCCCAAAGTTGGTATGAGCCAGGCGCATCAACGCCTAGCAATGGTTTACCATTGCAGTTGCAGACCACTGCGGCTGCTAAATTTTTAAGAAATGCAGATTAAGGTTTACCCCTGATATATGCGCAACTAAATATAAGATCATGGAACAACAGACTAATAACAACGTGCCTGACACTGATCTCCAGGAGATTACAAAAAAGCCCAATGACAGTGGAACTGTACATGTGGATGCGTTTGTGCGGATACATGATCCAAACACCAAACAGGTATATCACGAGGGTAGAGCATGAACAGTGCACAGTACAAAATTGATGGTTTTCTAAAGATTTTTGATCCCCATACTCAAGAAGTATTTTTGGATAAGCATAATGCTATTCATTACGAAAACATTTCTGTGGGCATGGCGCAGACTCTTGCGGACAGAAACACTGGTTATATCTATCAAATGGCATTTGGCAATGGTGGTAGTTCAGTTGATCCTACTGGTGTGATTACCTATCTCCCACCAAACACCGTGGGGCAAAACGCCAGCTTGTATAACCAAACGTACCAAAAAATTGTGGATGATGCTAGTGCTGACAACACTGATCCTGTGAACAATCGCATGACGGTGTTGCATACGCCTGGTAAATTTTATACAGATATTTTGGTCACATGCTTGTTAGACTATGGTGAACCCGCTGGACAGCAGGCATTTGACAACTCCACTAATTTCAGTGGAGAATTCGTGTTTGATGAATTAGGACTGAAAACATGGAATGGTAGTGCTACAGACCTGCGTTTGATTACGCATGTGATATTCCATCCCGTACAGAAAAGTTTAAATCGTCAGATACAAATTGATTACACGCTGAGGATACAGACTCTAACAAACCTCAGTAGCAACGCATAAATAGTAGCAGATTATGTGTGCTAAATACTAAAAGGACAGTAGACTAACATGGCTTATCAGATTAATCTAACCGACGGAACTCCATTTGCTACCATTGCAGATGGTACAATCAATACGTCAAGCAGCATGGTTTTGGTTGGAAAAAACTATGCAGGTTACGGCGAATTTCTAGATGGAAATTTTATCCATTTACTGGAAAATTCAGCTGCTATTACTCCACCCGGAAATCCGCTGACTGGTCAGCTCTGGTGGGACAAATCTAACAATTTGCTCAAGGTCTATAACGGTACCACGTTTAAAACTATTAGTGCTGCCACCGCGTCAACCACGCAGCCAGCTAGTAATGTTACTGGTGACCTTTGGTATGACATTACCAATCAGCAGCTCAAAGTCTATAATGGCTCGGCATTTATTCTAGTTGGACCACAGAGCACAGGAGGTGGCGGAACCACTGGTGCTGTGCCAGCTACTATTACCGACACTCCTGGCGGTGTTGCTCACACTGTGGTTGAACTTGTTATCAGTGATGCTGTTGTTGGTATAGTAAGTGCAGATGCAGAATTTACGCCTGCTGGTGCAGGTATTCCTGGATTTACAACCGTCAAGCCTGGTTTGAATCTTGCAACCACAGTAAACGGACAGACTCCGTTGTTCCAAGGCACGGCTGCTAATGCAGTGCTTTTGAACGGTGTTGCTAGTACAGGATTTATTAGAAACAGCGGCACAGGTCAAACCATGAGCACCACTCTAGGTGTGCTTACAGATTCAGGCATGACCGTGGGCGCAGACAGCGACTTTAAGGTCAGCGTTAGTGGCACCACGGTGCAAGTAGACAATCAAACACAGGATGGTAACATAGTGTTTAGAGTAAACGATGGCGGCGTAACCACCACGGTGCTCACACTTGATGGTGCTAATTCATCTGCGGTGTTTGCTGCATTTTCAACTGCTTCAATTACCAAATCTGGTAGCAACGCAGTGGGTAATATTGGATCATCTAGCAACTACTTTAACAGAGTATTTGCTACAGCTACCACAGCACTGTATGCTGACGTTGCAGAACGATTTGCCAGCGACACTTCTTATATGCCCGGCACGGTTGTTGAACTAGGCGGCACTGAAGAAATCACTCTAGCTAAAGATGAACTGTCAGAAAATGTGTTTGGTGTGATAAGTACCAATGCTGCGTTTTTAATGAATGGCGGCGCTGGTGAAGATGACACACATCCGCCGGTAGCAGTTACAGGTCGAGTGCCAGTTCGCTGTGTTGGTACCATTAACAAAGGCGATCGCTTGGTATCAGCAGGCAATGGACTAGCTAGATCAGCTATGCCCGGTGAAGCCACAGCATTCAACACTATTGGTCGAGCACTATCTAATAAACACTCCCAAGAAGAAGGCACTGTTGAAGCCATTGTAATGATCAAGTAAAGGAAACACAAATGACGTATACAAGCGGTAGTTTAATTGAAGCCAGTGACTACAATGGTTTTGTAGCAGGAACTGCCAACGCAAATATAAATGATATCTGGAGCGCCGGGTCGGGCGACAAAGGCTGGGGCGAAACTGCGGTATCAAATGTTAGTGCTGCCACTAACATTGCTGCAACCAATTGGGCCACTCTTGTAAATCGTATCAGCTCCATGGGCTCACAAACCGGTGTTGCAATCACAAGTCGCAGTGCGCCCACCACAGGTGATATTGTACAAATCTTAGCAAATGTAAACACTGATCTAACAAATATAACCAGCAGTCGTGGCAATGCCGCAGCAGTGGGAAGTCAATATACAGCATGGACAGGCACCAGTGGTAAAACAGGCACAACCACAGGCGTTAACTCCACTATTGTTTTTACTCACACTGTGACTTTTCCCAATGCCAATGCAGCAAGATACTTTTGGAATGCAGGCGGACTGGTAAGAATGCAGTTTGGTAAAAGCAGCACAGGCAATTTTGGCGATCCGGACTTTAACACTTTGGCAAGCAATATGGGCACACTTACCATGAATGGACGCTGTGGTAACGTAAGTGCGACTGTGGCAGGTACAACCTACACAGGATTTACTCGCACAGGCGGCAGTGGCACACCTTCACCAAATTTAACAACCACAGGCTGGTATCAACTAACAACATCAAATCAAACTTTGTTCACATTGAATTCAAGTACTTCACCTTACACTGGCAACTATATTCAAATTCAGGCAAAAACTGGTAACACTGGAACTACGCTGGATCTCACTACAACCTGGTTCAACGCAGAAGGTGACACTATGAGTGGCGGTACAGCTCCTTCGGGAACCACATTTGGCACAGCCCCAGCAACAATCGTTACATATTTTCCACCCAGCGCAACTTATCTAACCAGTGCCGCGTGGGGCACTCCCACAGTGGCAGCAACAACAACCTAAAAACTTACCACTTCTAATAAAGGGCCAAATGGCCCTTTACTTTTTTGTATTATAAGTGTATAATCACATGATGAATGAAAACGAATTAATGTCCCATGCACGGGCAAGATTTGATCACGAATCTGCCCGACGTTTGCTACGAGAAAAATATCAAGCCAAAATGTTGTTTGCCTATCGAGGTGGTATGTGGCGAGCCGGTCCGGAGTTGCATAACACAATATCTACATGCGGGCGCATGGGAGAAATTGTGTTACCAGATTTGTATGAAAACCCGGTGCAAGTTGATTCAACGGAACTTATGTCATTAAGCCAAGAACGTTGGAATGAACAAATGAACGCTTGGTTGTTGGATTTTGATCAACTGAGCAAACACCGATGACTCGAGGCGTACTCTTGGTAGCATTTAATAATAGTCATTTTGACTATGTGAAAATGGCAGCATGGAATGCTACCCGTATAAGGCACTTTCTTGATGTGCCTGTAGCTCTGGTTACAGATTCACTCGCCCACAACAATCTTGATGCCTTTGATCATGTGATTTACATGTCGCGACCGCAGTGCGGCAAAAGATATTTTGACGATATTCAAACCACAGTGGATTGGATTAATCATGATCGTAGTCATGCAGCCTTACAATCGCCGTTTGAGCATACCTTGGTCTTGGATGTAGACTATGTAGTTAACAGTGATCAATTGAAGTTTTTGTTTGAAATCAATCAAGACTTTGTATGCCATAGAGACGCAGTCAATGCACGTACCGGCGAGATATTCAACAATACCTTTGGCCAATATCAAATGCCCATGTATTGGGCCACAGTGATGTGTTTTCGTAAAAGTAAAAAATCACAGATAATATTTGATATAATGGCCATGGTACAACATAATTGGCAACACTATCGCGATCTTTATCAAATTGATAGACCTGCGTTTAGAAACGATCATGCCTTGAGTATAGCACTGAATATAGAGTCCGGACACATGTTAACCACCTGTGATATTCCCTGGAACCTAGTCAGTGTGCTACCTGGTGATAAACTAACATGTGTTGATCACAATGTGTTTGAAATTACTTGGCATGATACTCGTGCACATCGCGTAACACTCAAAAATCAAGATTTTCATGCCATGGGCAAAAGTTATCTGGAGAACATAATTGACAATCAAAGCTGATCGAGGATTTGTCATACCTGCTTTTAACACTACAAACATAGACTACGAAGCCTGTGCGCACCGACTCCGCGATTCAATTCTACGTCATCATGAAATAGACATCACAATTCTAACCATTGACGATTTGCCAGAAACTGATTTGAAAGGACAAGCTCTTGATTATTATGCGTATCGTCTTAGTCCCTATAGACAAACAATTAAGCTAGAAGCGGACATGATAATCACTGCCCCCTGCGCACATTGGTTTGATATGATGCAACACCTTGATGTTTGTGTTAGCACAGGTTGTAGAGATTTATACGGTAATCCTGCTATTAGTAGATTTTATAGAAAATTTATTGACAATAACAATCTGCCAGATGTTTACAATGCAGTCACTTATTGGCGGGTGAGTGAAACAGCACAGACATTTTTTGCATGGGTAAGACGTTTGTTTGTGCATTGGGATGAATACAAACGTCTAGTGAAGTTTCCTGATGATGAACCTAGCACTGACTTTGTATATGCCATGGCAGCGCAGATCATTGGGCCAAATAAGTGCACTATGCCATTTGCGAGCTTTCCAAAAATAATTCACTGTAAACAACACATACTAGGAACATTAACCGAAGACTGGACCAAAGAACTGGTATGGGAGGACAATCCAGTGAGAATAAACACTGTGGCCCAATGGGGCGCATTACATTATCTAAATAAAACATGGATGCTTTAGATTTTTGGCAGCAGGTCCAGGCCTTACTTGATCCTGTGCATGATCCCAGGATATTTTACAGAGTGTACTACGATCACACAGGCTGTGTTTTATTTTACAGCATGGAAGATCTGCCCGGTAACTACTTGGAGATTGATCAACAGACCTTTGCTCACAGTGACGGTAACCTAAGAGTGATTAATGGCAAGCTGGTTAAACCGTCAATACAGGTCAGTAAAAAACTAGTGCCCAGTGATCAAGGCACTGCTTGTCATGTTGACAATGTTGCTATTGTGAGTAACTCTCAGCCCGCAAAACTTTGGAGTGTAAAATATTATGACCAAGATAGTTGATATCGCTGATTTAGACTGTATATTTTTAACCTATGATGAACCTAATGCTGAGGAAAATTGGGTACGTGTTCGGAACATGGTACCCTGGGCACGACGAGTGGATGGTATTAAAGGGTCAGACGCCGCTCACAAAGCAGCAGCGATGGCTTCGACCACTGATCGCTTTGTGCTCATTGATGGCGATAACATCCCTGACATTGGCTTCTTTTCACTTCAGCTTGTATTGGACGATGCCTCCCATGATTGTGTGTTTAGGTGGCGTGCCCGTAATAACGTCAATGGACTGATGTACGGCAACGGTGGTGTAAGTTGTTGGACACGAGACTTTGTGATGAACATGCGCACACACGAAGCGTCGGAGGGCACTGATGAAACTGCTGTGGAGTTTTGTTTTGATCCACGCTACTGGGCCATGCATGATTGCTATTCTACAACCTATATCAACACCACAGACTTTCAGGCTTGGCGTGCTGGATTCAGAGAAGGCGTGAAGATGTGTTTGATTAAAGGACGCCGGCCTACAATACCTGAATTTCAACAACAAGTACACCAACGTAATCTTGATAATCTTACTATTTGGCACAACATAGGTCGTGATGTTGATAACGGTATCTGGGCTATAGCAGGCGCTAGAATGGGCACATACATGACCATGATCACTGATTGGGACTATACACAGGTGCAATGGTTTGATCATCTAGCGGATCTTTGGAACACAGTAAAAGATCGGCCACCAGAACAGGTAGCAGGTACTGTGGTTGAAGATTTAATCACGCAGCTTGACTTACCTATTGGGTTTTTTCACAAAGAAGAAAGCGATTTTTTCAAAAAACATGTAAATCAAAGTTTTAAAAATCGCGGTATTATGACTAAAGAAATAGATGTAATTAGACAGCAAGAAGGCTGGTAATGTCTCTAGCTATACAGTATCGATTCAAACTAGCATCTATGCCACGAGGTCTGGGGTATCCGCATGCGATAACAAATCATTGCAATGTACCACAACGTGCAGTTTCAGTGGACTTTGCTTTGAACTGTTTGATCTGTTTTTGTGATGGTTGGTTGCCTATTCCGGTGGGGTCAGTGTTAGACTTTGAAACTCTAGAGGCGGTGTGGCAATCACCTAAAGCGCAGGAGATTCAAGCTGACATACAAGACAAAAAGTTTACATGGTGTGCAGTAGAACACTGTGGTATAATCAGACATCACATTGAATTAGACAGGGCTACATTGGCAATTAATGTAGATGATAGTTGCAATCTATCCTGTGCAAGTTGTAGGCGTGAAAAAATCATGGTTGATTCAGGCCTTGACTTTGAACGTAGACAACAGGCTCTGCGTCATATACTTGGTTGGCTTGAAAAATACAACGAGCCAATAAACATTACACTAGGAGGCAATGGTGACCCATTGGCCAGTAGTGTGATTAGACCTCTTTTCCACGAGTATGTGCCTAAGGCCAATCAGTTGTTTGTGCTACATACCAATGGTTTGTTATTGCGCAAGCAGCTGGCGCATAGTGCATTGTTACCACAGGTTGGCGCTGTGTTGCTCAGTGTTGATGCTGGCACAGCCAACACGTATGAAAAAATTCGTCGAGGTGGCTCATGGCCTGTTTTAATCAACAATCTTGAATTTTTGCGTGAAGCGGGATTGAATAGATCTACCACTTTAAAATTTTGTTTGCAAGCAGGCAATTGGCATGAACTAGAGCAGTTTGTTGATCTATGTCAGCATTATGGCTTTACAGCACACATACATCAACTTGATGACTGGGGCACATGGTCAAACATAATGCCAGCCTATCCAGATGCATGGACATTACGTAACGGTACTTTCATTGATCATAACGTACTAGATCCTGATCACAAAGATCATTCTCGCTGCGTGCAAGTGCTACAGCGTTTGCATTGTGATTACAAACCGCCACAGGTGTTTATTGACGGATATATATTAGGCAAATTAAATGAATCAACCTAGTCAGTTTTACAGTGATGCTGAGCGTATGAAAGACCTTCTAGGGCCTGCTCGCTGCTATGCTAAATGGAAACAAGTCAGCCTGCATCTCACCACCGGTATGACCAACAGTTGCTATCATCCACCGCTGCATGAAATAGATGTTACACTGCTGGCTGACAACCCCGGTGCATTGCACAACACACCTTATAAAAAAACTCAGCGCAAGATCATGTTGCGCAACGACCGTCCTGGTGAATGTCAATATTGTTGGAACATGGAAGACCTAGGTGAACTAAGCGACCGTCACTATCGCTCAGGTGAGCCCTGGGCTGAAATAGATCTCACAAATTTAACCGGAGATGAAGATGTTATACCTACCTATGTTGAAGTTAATTTTAGTAATGTTTGCAATCTCAAGTGTAGCTATTGCAGTCCACAGTATAGTTCAACGTGGGCCGACGAAACTAACCGACATGGGGCATATCCTACTAGAATCCCTCATAATGAGCCGAGTCATTTTAACGGGCGTCGTAAGCCTATACCTGTTCGCGAAGATAACCCTTATGTAGAAGCGTTTTGGCGTTGGTGGCCTCAGCTATATCCAAAACTCAAACACTTCCGTATGACTGGCGGCGAACCATTGTTGGATAAGAATACATATCGTGTGTTTGATTATGTATTGGCATTGCCTAAGATGGATCTGCACTTAGATGTAACTTCAAACTTCAGTGTTGAACAACCAATATTTGATCGTTATCTTGATTATGTCAAGCGATTGTGCAACACACAGATTGAACATTTTATGCAGTATGTCAGTGTTGACACTGGAGATTGGATACAAGCTGAATATATTAGGCATGGGCTTGATGCCAAAAAATTGATGCATAATGTTGATCAGTATCTCACTGAGGTACCTAATCGCAATAGTCTTACATTCATCATCACACTTAATAATCTAAGTGTAACAGGATTAGACCAACTATTAGATTATATTTTAGAACTACGTGCTAGGCACAGCAGTACCTATCAACGTGTGTGGTTTGATACTCCAGTACTCAGACAGCCTCGTTGGCAAAGTCTGCAAATACTACCTGCTGCATATCAAAGGCGAATGGAACAACACATAGAATTCATGCAGCAAAATCTTATGCCTGACAACAGCTTTGTGGGATTCAAAGACTACGAAGTACAGCGCATGCAACGTGCGTTGGCCTGGATGAAAGAACCACAACAAACATCAGAAATCATTCAGGCTAGAGCAGATTTCTATAAATTTTTTGCTGAATATAGTAGAAGAATGGGCCATGATACAGAATACTTCAAAGAGATTTTTCCTGAAATGCTAAACTTTTGGCAGGAGTGTGAGCACCATGCCAAGGCCTAAACTCTATGTTGACAGTAAGTGTGAAATTGCGGAACTGTTACGTCCTTATGCTGACCATGTGTTTAGAGGTTTTGACACCATAGCTCACAATGAGAATGATATCTATGTGCTTAGTAGATTGGAATTCAAGAACAATGCTACTCTTATTAGGCCTTTGATAGATCGTGGAGTAAAATTAGTTTACAGCAATCCATTTGAAGGCAGTGAAACCTTGGCAGGTCAACTCACAAGATTTGGGTTATCAGATCTGTTTTTGGAACGTAGGATTCTTGTGATTGGTGGTGGTGACATGAGGCTGGAATGGCCAAATCTTAGGTACGATTTGTTTGTTTCTAAACCACACAATTTTGCAGAAAATTTAGCAGCTATTAAGCGCAGCGATGAAATTTTTTCTCAAGTTAATAAGCCTTATAATTTTTTATTTTTAAATGGCAGAGCGCGAGATCATCGTAAGTATCTAATAGAAAGATTAAGTGATCTTGGTTTACTTGATCAAAGTTTGTATACTTGGTTAGACACCAGTTCCATACGCAGTCGAGCCTTTGATAGTGCTCTTACCAATCGGCCTAGAGCACATCGTTTTTTACCCGAGCAGTATGAACATGCAACTTATCAAGCAAATGTTAATCATGTACATGGCACTGACTATGTCAAGCTTGATTTGTTTAATAATGAGTGGGGAGAAATATACCTAAACGCAGATGCCTATGTTGATACTTATTTTAGCTTAGTAACAGAAACAGTATACAACTATCCGCACAGTTTTAGAACTGAAAAAATCTGGAAACCAATAGCCATGGGACACCCTTGGATCTGTGTAGCTAATATGGGTTACTATCGTGACCTTAGAGCTCTTGGCTTTCAGACATTTAACACCATAATTGATGAAGGTTTTGATGCCATTGAAGGCAGTGTTGCTAGAATGGAAAGGTGTATTCGGGTAATTGAAGACATCCACCGTAACGGACTTAAAGATTTCCTTGCACAATGCCAAAATATATGTAAATATAACCAACAACACATGATTGATCTCCGTGATCAAGTCAACAAAGATTTTCCCGATCAATTTTTCAAATTTCTACGCGACTATGGATGGACGACCTAGAGTTCAAACACAGGGTTCTTGACCCTATATCAAAGAGTTTTTGTGCAGCAAAGTGGTACAATGCAACCATTTGGCTGGGATCAGGCATGACCACATCATGTCATCACCCACCGGCTCATTTAGTGGAGGCCGATAAGCTCCGTGCTAACCCTGAGTTGTTGCACAATACCCCACAGAAAAAACAAGACCGCGAGCAGATGCAACGTGGCCAACGCCCAGCAGGATGTGAATATTGTTGGAAGATAGAGGACATGGGACGCGATGCTGTAAGTGATCGTGTGTACAAGTCTAAGATCTACTCACTAGAGGACATAACCTATGCACAGCACGCACCAGTCACAGAAAATATCAATCTACGCACTTTGGAGATTAGCTTTGATCGTACTTGTCAATTTGCTTGTAGTTATTGCAATCCCGCCTTTAGTAGCACATGGGTACGTGACATATCTCAAAATGGGCCCTATGTGGGACTCACAAGCGACGGTCGCAATCATTTTACTCATAGTCACAATAGTGCTCAACTTTATAGATTCGGTGAAAGCAATCCTTACGTGGACGCCTTTTTCTCCTGGTGGGAATCTGACCTACACCGCACTCTAGACGAACTGCGGATCACAGGCGGTGAGCCACTTATGTCAGGCTATACTTGGCAACTTTTAGATTGGTTCCGTAATAATCAAGGCCGTTCAAAAACCAGGTTGGCTATAAATTCTAATCTAGGAACACAAGTTGATATTGATCGTTTGTTTGCAAGTGTGGACACACCCATTGACCTATACACTAGTAATGAGAGCATGGGCTCTCACGCAGAGTATATTAGAGATGGACTGGTTTGGCAGCCTTGGGTTGATAATATAGAAAAAATTTTAAAAACGTATCGAGGAAAACTTCGTGGACTTCACATGATGTGCACTGTGAATGCATTATGTTTAGAAAGCTTGCCTGAGTTTTTAACGAAGTTATTGACTTGGAAGAGTCAGTATGGTGCAGACTATCCTAACTTTACTCTTAACATTCTGCGCTTTCCTAGCTTTCAAAGTCCATTGGTATTACCAGATGGCTTAAGATTACAATATCAGAAACAATTACAGGACTGGTTCAATGCGTTTGAACATCATATATTTTTCCAACCACACGAACGTAATCATGTTCTTAGATTGATAGATTATCTTGACGTAGTTAAAACTCCACATTCGGAAGCTTTTGACATACCTACATTACAACAAGATTTCAAACGTTTTTATCAACAGTATGATACTAGACGTGGAAAAAACTTTACAGAAACTTTTAAAGAAATAGGCCAGTGGTATGAGCAAATCTGAATATAACGATCCACGCCCTATCAAGATAGATTTTGATTCGTTAACAGATCGTCAGAAATATCTGTTAACTGAAAGCAAAACTTTTTGCATCTATCCTTGGATTCATATGCATGCATATCCAACAGGCGAAGCGCACCCTTGTTGTCACAGTACAATGTGGCAGTCAGTGGGCCACTGCAAAAAGAATACTCTTAAGGAAATCTGGAATCAGACTCCCATGCGAAGCCTTAGACGTAATATGTTGGAAGAGCGCGAAAGTGCCGGGTGTGTGCGCTGTTACGAACAAGAACGCACTGGATTTATGAGTGGACGTCAAGCAGCCAACAAACATCATGGCCATCATATCAATCGAGTAGATGAAACAGATTCTTCAGGACGCCTTGACAGATTTGAAATGACCTATTGGGATATTCGTTTCAGTAATCTTTGTAACCTACGGTGCCGAAGCTGCGGTTTTATTTTTTCTAGTAGTTGGTACGCTGATCAAGTGAAACTAGCCGGTCCGGAGTGGGGCAAACAATTTACTCCCATGAACTATGCAGGCAGGACAGAAGTTGACATGTGGGAGCAGTTGCTTCCTCACTTAGATTATGTTGAGCAGATATACTTTGCTGGCGGCGAGCCTCTCATGATGGAGGAACATTATAATATTCTAGAAGAACTAGAACGTCGTGGAAGATTTGACGTCAGGCTTATCTACAACACTAACTTTACTCAAACCAAATTGAAATCACGCAGTGTATTTGATTTCTGGAGTAAATTTGAATCTGTAAGTGTGGGTGCAAGCCTAGATGCCATGGGTCCACGAGCTGAATACATTCGAAAAGGCACAGATTGGGACACTGTAGAACGCAACCGTGAACGTATGCTAGAAGTATGTCCCAACGTTGATTTCTATATCAGCCCAACTCTGTCTTTAATGAACGCACACCATCTACCAGACTTTCACAAAGATTGGGTACACAGGGGTTTGATTAGAGCACAAGATCTCAATGTTAACATCTTGCAAGATCCACCACATTATAGAATAGACGTAGCCAGTGCGCAGTACAAAGATATATTACGAATCAAATTTCAAGAACACATTGAGTGGTTACAACCCTTGGATCCATTCAAACGTGCAAGTCAAGGATTTGAAAGTGCTATAACATTTATGGACAGTCGCGACAATAGCAAAAGACTTAGTGAATTTTGGGAAAAGTCAAAACAGCTTGATGAAATTCGCGGAGAGGATATATTGCTGGTATTGCCAGAGTTACGTGATCTATGACTATACCACACGATAAGTTTTGCATACTGCCTTGGGTAAGTTTAGAAACCAGTCCAATTGGCACTGTGCGCCCTTGTTGTTTAGCCAAGGATGAAATTGAAGATGAACACGGCACAAAATTCCAACTTAAAACCTCGAGCTTTGATCAAATACGCAATAGCAGTCACATGCGACAACTCCGCAATGAATTCATTGAAGGTAAACTTCCAGCCACATGTGAGCGTTGTTGGTCTGTTGAAGCCTCAGGAGGAACCTCCAAGCGACAGCACACACTCAAACGACTAGAACATATTGTTACTGATACCACCTGGTCAGATGATGCTAAAGACCTTGTATTTCTTGATCTAAAATTAGGTAATATCTGCAATCTTAAATGTCGCATCTGTGGGCCTTGGAGTTCAAGTACGTTTGCCTCCGAAGAAGTAGGTAAAATGATGACTTTAGATCGCAAACAAACCTATGCTTATCAAATGCTACGCGAAGGACGATGGCCTAGGGAAAGCACAGTATTTTGGCAAGAACTTGATGCCATTGCTGATCAAATTCGTTACCTTGAGTTCACTGGTGGCGAGCCTTTTATGATACAAGAACATTTTGATTTCTTGCAGCGACTCGTTGATCGCGGACTTGCACACAATATTGAAATACACTACAACACCAATGGAACACACTATCCAGACCAAGGCGTTAAACTTTGGCCAAACTTTAAGTTAGTTGAAATTGCATTTAGTATTGATGACCTTGGGGCTAGATTTGAATACCAACGCACGGGTGCACGTTGGCATGAAGTTGTGGAAAATTTAAACCGTTTTAAACAATTACGCAGTGACAGCAACAACATTCAATTGCAATTGTGTTGCACAATAAGCATCTGGAACGTGGTTTATTTTAACTACATAGCCGAATGGGCTAAATCGTTTTCATGGGATTTTGTTTACTGGAACTATCTGCATGACTCGCCTGTGTGGTGTATTCAAAATGTTGTTGAGGTAGTCAAAGAGCGCATTATTACTCATTTGATTGCCCAAGACATCAAACATCCTTATGCACAAGATCGCAAACATATCATTGCGTTTATGCGTGCCAAGGAAGGTTGGATAGGCTGCGGCAATGGTGGCACACTGACTTATGAAATAAGTCGATTAGACAATACTCGTGGCCAAAATCTCAAGGATGTGGCACCTGAACTAGCACAGATAATACACTATAATGGCCCAATTGCCGAGTATGAATAAACCTGATAACTTGTGCATGGCACCCTGGACACATACGTATCTGTCGCCACAAACCGAACGTAGAATGTGCTGTGCTAGTCGTGAACCTGCACAAAATTTTCAACAATATATTGATACATCAGCAGGCACCGGTCGTTACGTACCCATAACACTTGAACAACACTGGAACGGAGATCACATGCGCAGCGTGCGTCGTCGCATGTTGGCAGGTGAAACACTACCTGAGTGTGAAGTATGTAACAACAAATTGTTGAATACTGATGTTTATCGTGATTATTTTAATCACTTGTTTGCACACAAATGGACAGAAGTTCAACGTTCCACTAATGAATCAGGTGCCACTACCATGCAGCCAGTGAGTTGGGACTATAGATTTACCAACCTATGCAATTTCAAATGTCGCATGTGCGGAGACATGCTGAGCAGTGCCTGGGAAAGTGAGCGTAGACACCATGAGTTAATTGACTGGACAGACTCACGAAACAATTGGATGCGACCTGAAGTTAAACAACAGATTACAGCGTTCCAGGACAGTGTAATTGAACAAGAGTTCGCTGATGCAGTTGAAGAACACAGAGTTGAGGAAGTATACTGGGTTGGTGGTGAGCCTTTGATGTATGAACAGCATTGGCGTTATATGAAAAGAATAGTAGAACTAGGTGACGGACCTAAGGTTTATGCTAGATATAATACCAATCTTTCTAGAATTGAATATCGTGGCGTAAATCTTTATCATGATATTCTGGCCCATGTAAGAGATTGGCAAATCTGTGCTAGTCTTGACGGAACTGGTGATATTGGAGAATACATTCGCAGCGGCCTTGACTATCAAGCCTGGCTTAATCATTTTCGCCAAGGCCAGACTCATCAACAGCACTACAGACAAATGCGTATTGATTTTACTCTGACTCTACCCGGATTACTAGAAGTTCCACGCATTGAAAAATTATCATATGACCTAGGCTGCGGATTGTTAGCCAAAACAGTGTTTGCTTTTACCCCAGACAATATTTGGAGTCCGCTGATACTGCCAAGATCAATTCTTGAAACCATAATACAAGAATTGTTACCACAATTGAGAACCACAGTAATGCGTGACCTTCTAAATCAATTGCTAACTCGTGAAACTTTTAAAGAAACATGGCCTGAGCTTTATCCAGATGCTGTAGCTAAAGGTAAACAAACTGTGTTACAATTAGAAAAAATTCGTAATCAACCTATTACAATGACAGAGATTATGAATCAACACAAACTTTTAGGATCTTGGTGGAATGACATCCCAGGTTAAAATGATCTTGAGAAACCCAGTGCAAAAGAGCAGCACTGTGGAGGTAATTATCAATGCCTATGACACTGTGTTGACACAAGATTGGTTAACTGCACTCCAGACTCTACTGCGTCAGCACAAGATTGAAAAAAACTTTTGCTTCATGGGCTTTCCCAACGGAGCACGTAGTCTTGAATACCTATGCAATGAACTAAACCATGCCGTAGACACTATCAACCGCAGCAATTTACAATATCAAATCAGTGATCGTGTGAGTGCTCGTGAACTCATGACAGACAAAACCATATTGAATCATGTTCATAATCACTTTGAAGTTCTGCAAGGAACTGTTAATCATTTAAGCGACTACTACAGGCGTGCTGACTATGAAACCAAATATGCCATACGTCAGTTGAACACAGTGTGTCACGAACTAGAAAGCCTGGTACTCAGCAAGTTAAGAGAGCAAACAGCGCCTGAATGGGTGCGTTTAAGTCAAATCAATACCTGGCTCAACGCACCTCGATATCAACTGCAAGATCATCATCGTAGGCCCTGGAGTATAGATTGTTATGATCGACATCTAGGCGAGGTATATATGCATTGGGCACAGATTGGAAAAACACTGTTTGAAGTTTATAGGGATGAAGGTGCACCTGAATTGACAGACACTGTGTGCGAAGCCATAACTCATTTAGAATACTACAGCGGCGAGTTTGACATAGAATGGGGCAACGACATACGATACAACTCACATGATTGGTGGCAGTTTGAAGTGGATGGTTTTTATGATTGGCTACAATCAAATGGATTTGATTACCGTGATCCCAAACTCAGTCTTGGACACCTGCCTATAGCCTGTGTTGATCTACAGGCCTCGTTTGGCAGCACTGATTATCGTAAGATATGGCCAATATTAAATGATCATCTTGATGTGTTTAAAGTAGAAGTCAATGGTGTTGTTAGTGAGTATGATTATTGTTGGACTGACAGTGACTACAAGCAGCAACAAATTGAACAACTTCGTCCTGGATATGATCATTCTTCAAAGGAACTAACATGAAGTGGATAATAACTGCGTGGAAAAGATTACTGTTAGAAATTAGGTATCGCAAAAAGTTACGTGAACTTAGAAAACGTGATCCATTTATATACAAATGAACTTTTTCTTCTTTAATCTTTATTTTTATTTTGCTATCCTGGCTTCAATACGCATGGGCGATTGGGCAGGATTTTTAATGGTGGTAGTGGCATATTGGGGCATGTTAGGTTGGTTGAAAAGAGAATGAAACATATACTAGGAGTCAGTGCAGGTTTTCATGACGGCGCACTTGCTGTAGTTGACCAACAGGGAGACATAGCATTTGCAGCTCACAGCGAACGTTACAGCAAGTTCAAGAACGATGCTGGTATCAGTCCTGACATGATGTATGACATTAAAGATTATGATATTGACACATTGGCGTTTTACGAACGCCCTTGGTTACACAATGTACAGCAGTTCATAAGTGGTCAACGAGAATACACAGCCTGGACTCTAGCAGGGCGTGTTCAAGAACTAATGCCACGGTCATGGCTAAAAAAACAAAATCCTCAGATAGTTAATTACCCACATCATTTGAGTCATGCTGCTGCTGCATTTCAGACATCTAGTTTTAACAGTGCCGCAGTTGTGGTTATTGATGCTATTGGTGAACTGGATACTATTTCAATCTATCGTGCAAGTTACGATACACAGGGTCGCGCACAATATCGTCGGGTATGGCGACATCTTTATCCGCACTCGGTGGGCTTGTTTTATTCAGCAGTAACCAAACACATTGGGCTCAAACCCATGGAGGACGAATACGTTACCATGGGCATGAGTGCATACGCCAGTGATAAAAAATATGTTGTAGCGCAACAGATGCATCAACAAATCATCGATGATATACATACAGCTACTTTTTTGCGAAACCTACACATAGGTCTTGATCCTAACGAGTATCCCTACGAACCAGAAGACATGGCAGGTGCTGTACAAAGACTTACTGAACAAATGGTACATTATATAGTACAATTGGCTCGCAAGCTCACAGGCGAACGTAATCTTTGTTATGGCGGAGGTGTTGCCTTGAACTGTGTGGCTAACCATCAGTTAGGTTATCTTTTTGACAATGTCTGGATTATGCCTAATCCTGGAGATGCCGGCGCCAGTCTTGGTGCTGCTGCACTGTGCCACGGCGGCCGACTAAACTGGAACAATGCATTTCTTGGACATTTTATCAACGGCGATTACCCTGTCAAGGCGTTGCTTGATGAACTAATCAAGAATCAGATAGTGGGTGTAGCATCAGGCCGCGCAGAATTTGGTCCACGTGCGCTGGGCAATCGTAGTCTGTTGGCAGATCCACGCGGTAAAGATATCAAGGATAGAGTTAATGCAATCAAGCAAAGACAAAAATTTAGACCTTTCGCTCCTGTTATATTGGAAGAAGTGGCTAATGAGTACTTTGATTTTGGCCCTGGGTGGAGTACTAGTCGTTATATGCAGTCAATTGCTGTTTGCAAGCATCCTGATCGTTTTCCTGCTATATGCCATGTTGATGGCACCAGTAGAGTACAAACTGTACCGCAAGATGATTCGGGTATAAGAAAGTTACTGGAACAATGGTATTTGCTCACTGGATGTCCTATGTTATTGAATACCAGCTTAAACATCAGAGGACAGCCCATGGTCAATGATCGCTATGATGCCTATGAGTTCAGCAAGCAGTATGGCATCAAAGTTTGTACCTAGAGATACGTTTCAAGACCGCCGCTGCGACGAATGTCCTGTGTACAGCAGCTAATGCCACCATCCCAGAAGTAACTGTGCCTAAGTTCACAAATAATTGGTTCAATGTGATGTTTGTTACAAAAGTCAAAGACTGGTTGGTTGTATGCACTAAAAATTACATGCGACTCATCTAGCACTAGACAGTTTACGTCAAACACAGTTTCGCTCACAAATCCAGTCCATTCACTAAGATATGTATCCACAAACCTACAAAACTCTTCAGTAGGAGTCTGTCCTGTTACATACCAACGGCCATTGAAGTTTTCCTGTTTAAATTTGCCAACCTCCATGGCTGCCCAAATACTACTGTCCCATACCTTACAGACTTCCCAACCAGGAAAGTCTGCCGCAAGATCTAGTTTGTCATCGTGCTTGCTGCTGAGTATCACGCCAGGTTTCAGTATGGCAAACACAGCATCGCCATGTCCGTCGGTTACTGCTTCGTGTATTCGGTAATCAGGCCCTAGTATGTTATCCACTATCCAACGAGTCTGCTCTGGTTTCAACCATTCACTGTTGTCAAAGAATACATCACGGCCTACACGTACAATACACGAAGCACTTGCACCATTGAGTACGCAATCACTACGCCAGGATCCACCATGTGGATTAATCACTGATCCTGGCTCATGTGTTTCATATTCATTACAAAGATTGTCAAGTTCTTGTACAGGCAAAACTCTCAACAATTTGTTGCCCAGAGTAATTTGCCAGTCTCTTGGTGTTAATGGCGGCAAAGCTATGTTTCCAGGCTGACGTGTTTGTTGCCAATAAAAGAATCCACGATCCGGTAGTGCTGGACGACGTACCACAGCTCCATATTTCTCAATGGTGTTAGCAAGGTTGTCAAGATCTTCGGCAGTTTCGGCTAGGATCTGTTGTAGTTGATGCCTGACCTGAGCATTATCAACAAAGTCAAAGTAGTCAGCATCATATGCTCGGCCAACAATTACTTCCTGTAAAGGTTGCCAACTGGTGTGTGAATTAATCAAGTGATTCATATAGTTTGTTTTTCAGTGTATTTAATTGTTGAATTTTAATATCTAAAAACAAACGCTGATTATGTTCAGCGTCTTGTTGACATTGGCTGTGCCATGTTTTTAGATTGTTTAACAATATTTGATCTAATGTGTGTTTTACAGCCGTCCATCTACGATCGTTGTCTAACTCAAGATCATAGCTGTTATCAATTATGTTGTCAAACACTTTATATCCGCTATCACGTAGAATCTGCAGACTGCCAGGAGCACCAACTATTACAAAAGGCACAGCATGTTTGATGCACTTGTAGGTTTTTTCAGTTATAAATGCACCGTTGCTACCACCTAGATCAAACATGGTTTCTAACACTAGATGAAAGTAAGAACTAACATATAGTGATGGATCAAGTAGATCGTGCTGATTGTGCTGATCACTAGTTAGTGAATCACAGTAATAAGGCACTTCTTTCATGAATGCTTCTAGTTCAGGACGTATGCCCGGAATAGCTGCCAAACGCAAAGGATTATCACACGGTTGATCACCTATGTCTTGATCGCCATAACTCCATTGGCATTTTTGCAATCTACCACTGCGTTTTAAGTCAGCCATAACCGTTGCTCTCCACCACTTGTGGGTGCGATTAAGTGCAGTGTACCTAAACCTACGTGTGCGATTGTGCCAGGGCAGAGCCGCATGATGCCTATTTTGTCGCCAATATAGTAGTTCATGATCTGAAAAATACACGAAATTTTTAATTAGAGCGGCACTGCTGTTGGCACTTATAAAACGATAGCACGTTAGTGGCATTTGATATTGTTTACACAACTGGTCTAACCTAGATTTGATAGTATAAGGATTGTCACCTTCATGATAGTAAAACAACAATGTTAGTTTGCGATCTCGTAAACGCTGTATCACTGGTTCTGACAATAAGGCGAACCAATCAACTTTAAAATCAAACCAGGCCAAGCTTATCAAATAAAATGTGTCTTGGTCAGTGTGATTATCTAGTGTTGTTACCTTGATAGGCCATTGATGATCCTGTGCATAGTATGCTAGTCTTGGATAACTGGTATATGGCCATTCTTGCTCATGGCTTAAACTTTGAAAGTTTGCCACTAGATTTGGCACAATCATGTTGCCATTAATTTGGTCAAAAACTAAACGTAACACGAATATCCTCCAACATGTTGGTAAGTTCTTGCCATAGAATATGTTCAAAGGCTCCACTGTAAAAGTGTTGATAATTATGTTCCAACACAGGCCGTGTGGCATCAAACAACTTTTGTTTCTGATCTATACTCATAATATCTAGTGTGGCCACTAGGTCCGCAATCGCAGATAACCTTGTGTTATCATCCGAAATGTCATCATAGCTTTCGTCCCAAAACGCATTAAAGGTTTGAAAACCATATGATCTTAGAAACGCAAGACTACCTTGAGTGCTGGCTAGTACAAAAGGCATGCGTAGGCATATAGGTTTGAATACTTTTTCAGTTAAATGATGACGTTTTCCAGTTGCTACAGTTTCAGTAACAAGGTATAAAAGGCTTTGTTCTGCAAATGTTACCAGGTCAAGATTGGCACTGGCCCAGCTTGGCACCTGACCAGAGTGGTCTAGTACCAATGGCAAACGTTCCACAGGGAATCTCTGCCAATTGCAATCAAGATCAGTTAAGGCAGATTGAATTGTGATATTTGTTCCAGGGCATATATCAGGGCAACTAATATGATTGCTACCTATATTACGATCAAACAGATAGTTCAATAATTTAAGACGCCATATTCTTTCGCCGGTTACTATGCGATTAGGCATTAGAAATGTGGTGGTTATCTTTCTACTACTAGGCGCACTTAACAACCAAGATCTGTTGTATCCACGAAACCAATCCAGTGCTGCCCAACCGTTAAAAAAGTACTGTGCTGAATGCCAATTATAAAATTGACAACATCTTTGTACTGTGTTACTATTAAACTCGCTGGTGACCAAGGCAGCATGACTGACACCAGGCAAAAAATTGTGCACAGATGAAACTGCCTGTGCAAACAACTCTTTGTTCCTTTGTAAATCCAAGGGCTCTTGATCAAAGAACAATATATAGTTGTGATCTCTAGGATTGTGAATGAATGAACAAAGATTTTCTACATCAATGTGGCCAGGCGGGTCAAGATACAGTAACCGTGTATTAGGTATCTGGGCATGAACATAAGGCCATATGTGTTTGTAAATTTCGTCAACTCTAATCATGTTTGATGTTTTTTATCTAGACCAACCAACTGGATTGTTCGCTCACGAAAAACCTGCGCGGAGCATAGAGCATGCTCGGGATCAATCTCGTACAAGATATCTTTGGATTGTTGACTACTTATCTGACTATTCTAAGTTTGACTTTCTTTGGGAACCAGTGCCTTGGGAAGCTGCTCAATGTCATGCTTGGCCAAGTCAGTGGCAAGTTGAAGGTGGTACCTTCCTGGTTCCCAAGATAGGATTCACAGATGTAAATCGTGAGCATGATATAGTACCAAAACACACATCTGTTTTCAAGGTCTTGATAGATCATCTAGATAACTCAACCCTAAAACTTGATGCAGTGCGTACAGTACGATTCTTTGAAAGTTACTTGGCCACATTAAGACGCATTGCTAATTCTGCACAAGAAGAATATCTATGGATATGCAGTAGTGTATGCGATTACTCTAACTTTGATTTTACCTGGCATCCTGATCCTTGGCAAACACAAATGTTGCATGTGTTTGCCAGCGAGGATCAAAAGTTTGGCGATACTTTTTACATGCATGTGCCAAGTGCAAGGCAAAATTTAGCTAAGGTCAAGCTGCTTGATTGGTATGCTTTAAACTTTGTTAACGAGCAACCTGTCCCACGCCGACACATGCCGGTGAATTGGCATCAAAAGGATAGTCATGTCAGCGCAGTGCTATCGCATACTTGGAGTGCACCCTTGGAAATTTTTACGTGTACCAATGTTGATCGTAAAATGCCTGTGGTAAGTTTATGGCAGGATAACGCTAGGACCATAGTGCCTCTTAGCGCAGGCGCCAGTGCGGTAATTGTGCCTAAGATAGCAGCTTCTATGATTCGCTCACAACTGTACGACTATCCACACGTAGATAAAACACATGCAAATACATTTGAGGATCGTGAGCAAGACGTCGTGTTTATTAGCAATGGTGAGCCCATGGCTGAGGACAATTGGCAAAAATTGCAATCAATATGTCCACGTGCTGTGCGTAGCGATGGCATAACTGGACGTGAAGCTGCGTACAAAGCAGCCGCACAACTTAGCACTACCCCTTGGTTCTTTGCAGTGTTTGCCAAGACCGAAGTGTTGCCAGAATTTAACTTTGATTTTCAACCAGATCGTATGCAGCAGCCCAAGCACTACATATTTCATAGTCGCAATCCTCTTAATGGTCTTGAATATGGTGCTATGAATATAAACTTGTATAATCGTCAGTTGGTATTGGACACCGTGCCTGGACTTGACTTTACGTTGAGTGCTGCTCACACTGTGGTACCTATCTGTGCAAGTATATCACGTTTCAATACTGATCCATGGATCACATGGCGTAGTGCTTTTAGAGAAACCATGAAGCTGCGAAGAGAAGTAGATCAAGGAGCAGATGTTGAAATCAGTCATAGGCTACATGTCTGGTGCACACAAGCTCAAGGCGAGAATGCCCAACACTGTATACAAGGTGCGAATGATGGTGTTGAGTATTATGAAGCTGTGAACGGTGATTTAGAAATGCTTAAACTGAGTTTTGATTGGCAATGGTGTCAAGACTACTACTTTGACAAGTATGGTTGCCGTCCTTGGTTAAAACTTTGAAATGAACCTTTGGTTTAAAAACCAATCAAGATATATTTCAATACCTTGCTCGATATCAACTGTGGGCATCCAACCTAGTTCTTTTAGTTTAGAACTGTCTAGTGTGTCACGATTTGGGTAGAAATCGTCGGCGGGTTTGTATTCTACTCTACACAGAATTCGCTGACGTATTATTTCTGCTGCCTCACTGATTGTACGTCCATTACCGCGTGTGCAGTTATAGATTTCGTTGGCCGCGCGGTCGTCTAAAGTAGCAGTAACAAAAGCACTTGCCACATCAGTTACAAAACTAAAATCTAATCTGTTGTCGGCGCCATGAACTTCAATCACACGATCAGTTAGAGCTGCCACAGTCATTTTTGATATCACACGCACTACCATGTCGCGTGGACCATACAACGCACTAGGACGCAGAATAGTGTAGTTTAGGCCGTACTCTTTGTGCCATATCTTACACATTCGTTCGGTTTGCAATTTGTAACTGCCATACAGAGTAAGAGGATCGCACAGTGATTCTTCATTAGGTTGTCCATTAAACTTGTTAAAATCACCATATACCATGGAACTGCTGGCTAGAACAAATCTATCTACTTTGTATTTTACACATAATTCCAGAGCCAAAGCAGTTGCCGCAACCATGTTAACTGTAGCATCAACTACATTTTTCTTTACCATCTTGGCATTGGGATACGTGGCAAGATCAATCACACGCTCAGGTTGAACTTCCATAAAAACACGATTCATAAAATCAGAATCTGTCACATCACCAAACCAGATGCCATGATCTCCAATGTAATCAACCCGCTGTTTCATGACTGCATCAAATTCCCATTTAGGATACTCACCGTAGTCATGATGACAGTCAACTACATGTACGTTATGTCCTTGATCCAACAGCATCTTGGTTGTATGATGTCCAATAAAACCGTGACCACCAAGTACGAGTATTTTCATTTCAGTGCCTTTGCTATGTGTTCTACTTCTTCGTCAGTGAGAGAATGTTGATTTGGAACTGTAAAAGAGACTTCTTTAAGTTGTGAGCTTGCGTGTAGTTCATTGAAACTCTTGTACAAAGGCTCGTCATTTATCAAATTGTTGTAATGTACAGTAGTAGAAACATTGTGATCTAACAAATGTTGCAAGTAGCCATCACGATCAAAACTTTGAAATACTAATTTTTGATGTCCATGTTTGATGATTGTTTGGTCAGTGGCTGCAGGCAATTTACAAGCAGATATCAAATGGTTGGCTATGTGTTGTCGACGATCGCGCCATTGTTCAGATCTATCCAGTGCAGCCCAAATGCATGCAGCTTCAAATCCACTGATCATTGAGTTCATTCCAGCATGATACGATGTGTGTTGTTTGTTATACCTACCATGCAACCGTAATGCTTTGGCTTTAAGAGCAACTTCAATATCATCAGTGAACAGTGCACCACCACTACCCCAACTAGATATAGGTTTACTTGGACTAAAGCTCACGCAACTGATATCACCAAAGCTGGCACTGTATGCGCCATGCCAGCTTTCCATGCTCTGTGCAGCATCGTTTATGACGGGAATGTTGAGCTTTTGCAGTGCACTCCAGTCGCTCATGTTGCCAAACATGTCTGCTACCACAACAGCGCGAGCAGTGGTAGGTATTTGGCTTGCATCAATACAGTAATTAGAGTTAACATCAACTGGGTGTACACGATATCCTGCTCGAGCAACAGCATGAGCAGTGGCCACAAAGGTATAGTTAGACACGGCTACAACACTGCCCGAAGGCAAGTTCAAACAAGTTAATGCAATAATCAATGCGTCAGTGCAACTAGCAGTGGTAACACAGTATCTACGATTGTAAAGTTCTGCCAAACGTTGTTCAAGCTTGCCTACCAGACGTGTGTTCTGTGCCTGACCATTGGCACTGTCTTGATCAACAAGATCAAAAACTTGGTTGCGTATTTGTTGCCAGTTGCGCTCGTTTTGGAACAAAGCAATTTTATTCACAGTGACTCACTAGATCAAAGTTTTCAGCATACTTGAATCCATGTTTGACTCCTGATGCCATGTTATCTCTGCGAATGTTTTCAATAGCATCATAATCCAAGTAACTGCTGTAACACTCTAGCAATTGTTGTTTGAAGTCCCAGTGATCACTGATGTCTATTGTGATACGTGGCTGCGAACGATGCCAAGCACGATATGGCCAATGACACATGGTCCATATCTCACGGGCACGATTTTTCAACAGCGGAAATGCCAAGTCGTATGTGGATCTGTGATCTTGATGACTGTCTTCGGGACTTGGTAATATTGCCAAGTCACAATCGCTGATGTATTTGCTCATCTCAGTCATGGTGATGTTGTTGCATACTAAATTTGGACGACCGTTAGAGTGTAAATCTGTTTTCATGACCGAACATTTCCAGCCGCTGATGTCATAACTGGTGTGTAGTTCTTGCCAAACTATTCGATCGCTGCGTTTACGATTGTCCTCAACACTGGGACGCACAGCAACGATACTGGTAATCTCGGCTCCTTGCAGTTGCCAACGACGTAGCGAACCTGCGCAAGCAATTTCAACATCGTCAGGGTGTGCTGATACTACTGTTATTTTTTGTCGGGCCATCTTAGTAAGTATTCTGTGATTTCAAGCGGATTGTCAATACTGCCAGTGATAGCCACATGATGTCCAAAATTGCTATAATCTGACACAGTTTGCCAGGCTAGATCCTTGCAACGTTCCGTAACCCAGCGGCCTTGTTCAGTTTTCTGCCATGCATCTATTGGGTAACTAGCATAGATCTCTATATCTTCAACGTCGCCCATCTTGAATGTATGAAAAGTAAATTTCATTGTGCTATAATTTTCAAAAAGTTTTCAGCAAAAATTTTATGTTGTGCAGGACCTGGATGCATGTTATCTGTACCAAGATCAATCCAAGTTTTAGGGCCTCGGCAAACTTGATGAAATTCTCTTATCTTATAAAGTTGATCAGCTTGTTCTACGTCATATATTACACTGAGCACTATTAAACGTGCACCAACTGCCTGGCAAAAGTTTTCAGCTCTTCGCACAGCCTGTATGTTATGATACACTAAAGTGGTGCTCAACAGCAAGTCTATTGGAAACTCTTGATTTATTTCAGCATGTAATTTATACTCGCCAGGGGTAAGATGGAACAGTTGATTGTTTCGTATTACCGGCAATCTGGGTTGTGTGGTCAATGCCCATAATATTAAATCATCTTGCCTAATCTGACTCTGGCATATTTGATCACTTTGCCACAATATGCTACTGCCTTCTGCACATAGATCTGTGTAGGGTAAGTTCAGCGTGCAACTAACACATTCTTTCCATGTTTGATCAAGTGCCACACCTACTCCAACTGTGACACTGCATCCAACTGCCCAAAACTGCCGGTTGGCAACTCTAGGGCTTCCTGATTTTATATGAGAAATTGCTTGATAGTGAGCTGCATGACCAAGATCCAGGTTGGGCATGTCTTAACCTTATTGATAACTGATCAACGGGAAGATTTTGGCAATAACTTCAGCACAGGCCAAAGCTATTTCTTGATGTTCTTTTTGAGTGCCATGAGCACGACGTAGATCAATGTAATGCACCCACGAACGCAATGTGCCGTTCATGTATAATCTGCTTTCGATTAATCCTTCTGGTAAAACAGCACGAGCTTGTTCTTTGGCAATACCGTTTTCAATAGCCCAGTTATAGGCCATACGTGCTTCGGTAATAACATTGTTCTGCCACCGACGCCATTGCTGTTGTAAGTCGTCATCGTTGGTTTCTATGCTGTTCTGTCGATTAGTAGTGTCCTGGAGTCGTGCCTCTCTATACACAAAGTCAAGGTCTTTTGTTGGATCAGCGTAACGTTGACTAAATTCTTGAAAGCTAAAACTACGATGTCTCAACATCTGCCGGGCAATGTCGCGTGTGGTATGAATTTCAAGACAAGCTGAAACCATTTCCAATGGACTCCAGTGTTGATGTTTGATCAAATAGCGAATAAGTTTTTCGCTGGTTTCACTATTGGTTTGGTTACTTGGATTACTCACACGAGCGCAAAAGGCAATGAGCTCTTGCGCATCTAGCACACCCGGAATATCAACCGGCTGACTATAGCTAATTAATTTAACTTTCATTGAAGTCCGTTTAGGATTTTGTTGGTGTGTGGTTGGACCATCTCTGCTACTGCTGGAATATCAAGCACAAACTCTACATCATGTACGTCGTCGCTGAGTTCGGCTAACTGTCTTGTAATCAAGATCTCAATTTCCTCCAAGGCCAGACCTTGCTTTTTCAAGGTCTGGAAGTTGATGGTTTTGCGTCGTCGTCCGTCTAGTCTGATTATGACTTTTTTAATGCATTCCAAGGGCACTGCTGTTTTTTCATCAATACCTGAAATGATGTGCTCCCAACGGGAAAGGAAATCATCACTGAGATTCATGAGCCACTGCTACCTGTTTTTTTGGTCGTCCAACTGGACGTGGTTTGGTGGCGGTGGTATCTTGGGGTATCTCCTTGGGAAAAGCATTGGGATATAAATTTTCAGCTTCTTTTTTCATGCGTTTGGCCTCGGCTACCATACTATGTGCTTCCAGCTCCATGCGTTTGGCCTGTGCTAACATATTGTTTGCAATATCTTGATCACTTAGTGCTGAGTTGTTACTGGCCTGCACAGGTGCCTGTGCTGTTCTACTGGCCTTGTATTCAGCTTCAGCCGCTCGCTTGGTTGGAGCATCAACAAGCCCACGGTTGGCATCTGCAGCCGCAAGTTTTTTTCTAGCTTCGTCACCGGTTTTCATTTCAGCCAACATCTTGTTGAGTTCATCAAGACGCACAGTGCTGGAAGTGGTAGGAGTCATGATGATCTGTTCGGTATTGACTTTTTTCAACATACCTTCACGATGTAGTGTTTCAAGAATGTTACGTCCATCAGGCAGTAGATTACGATGCAGTGCGTCTGCAAACTCTTCTGCTTGTTGTCCAACATCGCTTTCTAGTACTTTCATTATAGAGTCATGCCAATGTGCAGGCAAGGTTTCTGGATAGATAACCAAGCACATATGATCCATGCCTGGAATAGTGCGGAATACCACAGCCGCCTTACGGTCATTGTGTCTTCCAATGTGTTTCATAAACATGTTATTCTCCTTGTGTGGGTGCTTCAGTTACTGGCGCATCAGCTTGCTGTGGATTTTCTACATGCTGTAAAAAGGCACTCAAACGATTAAATGCTGTACCCACTGTCTGCATTTCTTCTGCTTTGAAAGCACCACGACTACTGGCCAATTGGATACAGGAACGTAGCACCTGTAGATCTTGAATGTTTACTGATGGCGGTTCCTGCTGTTCTGAGACGTGTGTGTCTGTTGTTTGTTCGGTTGTTGTTTGTTCCATTATTTTCTCCCTATAGATATTTAACCAAGAAAAAACCGCAGATGTAAAATCTGCGGTGGTTTTGGCAAAATTAATCAGCTTTTGCTGGGCTGTTCGTAGTAAGCGTATTGTCCCCAGGGAGGCACAATCTCCTTGGTACCGTGCAAGATCCACAGAGTGTCTGCATAGTTTTCGTCACCCCAGGATCCAAATGGATAGCCATCTGTGAACACCACCAAACGCTTGGGTTCAATGTGTTCTTTCTTAAGGTACTCAAACACACAGTCAAAGTCAGTGCCACCACCGCCATCAATTTCATAGTCACATATAGTATCTAAATTGTCTGATGTATAGGTCACCGGATTGTAGGCTTCGGTATCAAATGTGATGACATGTATGCGGAATGCTTGGAACTGATCCATGATGCCTTGTACCTCGCTAAGGAAGTCTCGCAGCATGGTCTCGCCTATAGATCCTGACGCATCAATCGCAACCGCAATATCAATCTGCTCGTCGTTACGCATGCCAGGCATGATAGCATCCATGTGCCAGCCCTTGCGACTTGCTCGCATCCAACTAAAGTCACTCTTGATTGTGCTTTCTAAATTGAGCCGCAGCAGTTCGCGCCAGTTCAGCGCAGGCTCAGTTAAGTCTTTGATCAGACGTCGGACACCAAGCGGAATGTTACCAGCTTCGGAGGTGCTAGCGGCATTAAGCACTGCTTCTTTAATTTCGTCACGGATCTTAGCACGTTCTTCGTCACTGATCTTGGGACGACCTTTACCATCTTCATCGCCATCCGCACCAAGACCGTCCATGTGATCATCTAGGAGTTTGTCAATCAATCCTTCTAGATCTAGTTTTTCTGCGTTTTCATAAAGCAGGTCATATACTTCCTCTGAACTCTTGCCGTCATACTTTGAATCATACAAACAGGGCACAGTGGTGATAAACTGTCCAACGTTATGTTTCTTAAGGTCAGAGTTCACGCAGTAGTCGTTGGCAATATTCCATAACTGCGGATCGCGAGATCCACGACGTCCAAAGTGATCGTAAACCACGTGCAACACCTCGTGTCCAAACAAAAACTCAAGCTCGCGTGGTGATAACATCTTGATAAACTCGGAATTGAAATAAAAGTTGCGACCGTCTGTAGCAGCAGTGGAGCACCATTCATTAGCAGGAACCAATTTTAGTCGGGTAGCCAGGTTGCCAAAAAAGCTCGACTTCAGCAACAAGCCAATCCTAGCGGTTCTTAGCAATTCAATGACATTTTCTAGTTCTTGTCCTTTGGGATTTGGGCCAATCAAATCACGGAACTTGCTGCTGATTTCTTTCTTGTTTTCTGTAGTCTGTGCCATATACGCTCCTAGTAACAATATCAATATTATACATAATAATGAATTACTGGTCAACCTTGTGCGCTAACTTGAAAAACGCAACTTCTTTGTCGGTTGCACAGTATATTCTTAGATCTCCGCCATCGCGTCCATTGGTCCAACTCCAATGCTCACTTACAATGTCTTTTGGGAGTTCATCACTTTGTACCGGCATTGGTAATCGTTTGCGCCAAAGAGTAGCAGCGGCTTGAGTAAAATTGTAGTAAGAAACAATATCTACCCATGCTCTAACTTCTGCACTGTAGCCATAGGTTTTTTCAAACCATTGTTTGGCTCGGTTGAATTCAATAGCTCTAAGAGCTGCACTGGATTGACCAGTTATTTCAATCATGTAGGAAAAGTACGTGTTGTAATTAAACCTAGCATCTAGCTTAGAAACTTTAAATTTAGATATTGGCATGGGCTTCACCAAGATATTTAAGACAAAAGATCAATGCATCGTTCCTGTCTCTAATATAAAAATTAAGTTGCCAGTTATTGTCGTGATTTTCATCAGCTGGCACTTTGAAAAACCAACGCGGTGATTCACCATACGTAGGTCCAAATTCCTTACGCAAACTTTCAAGCATTTCACTTACCTGTTTATGACTGTAAGGCGTAAAGGTTTTTCTAATAACAATATATTCTTCGAACATGCTACACGGACCTAAATATGCTTGATGTTTGAAATATGTAGACCTTGGGATAGACTCAGTGCTGCTGTTGTTGGCAGCGCATGGAGTCCTGCACGTTTTGATTGGGTAGAGATCTCACAAATCCGCAGCGAGCTAGAAATTATAGCACAAGAAACCCAAGAAGATCTAGACAACTTGGCTAGTATGTTAACATCTCTGGGCGTTGAAGTGTATCGACCTAACATGGATCTAGTATCAACTAAGGCACTACCTCCTGTGGCACCACGCGATGATTTGTTGATGTTAAACAGTAGTTTTTGTGTGTTAAACAATGAAAGATCTCCTGGTTACCAACATATAGTTGATCTTGTGCAAGAAAAGCATAATCCAGTTATTATACACAACACTCCGGATATACACAGCGCCAATGTTTATGATCTTGGCGATTGCATTTATTACAGCGTGGATGATATTCAACATCTTAGCCAATCCGAAAACTGGTTTGCGCAACACTGCCCTGGTCGCAATCGAAGACGCTATTACAATATTGGACATCTTGATGGCTGGTGGTGTGCTCCTGTACCTGGCATAATTGCAGCCAGTCGTGACCACGCTCAACATGCCTTGCAACAACTTTTCTTTCGACACCATTTTCCTGATTGGCAAGTGATTTATCTCAATGAAACTTTTGCTGGAGTTCTTGATAGAACTTGGTGCAGTGATCGTCATCCTGCCCACGGTGAATTCGCTATCTGGGCCAACAGCAATATTAGTAGTTGGCTTGGTTGCGCTAGCGAAACTGTGTTTGAAATCAACATGTTGGTTATAGATCAAACTCTTGTAATTACTGGACAAGATCATGCTGAACTCCGTAATACATTAAAACAAAAAGGGTGCCACCTTTTAGTAGCACCCTTGCGACATCAAACATTCTGGGATCTGGGCATACACTGTGCCACCGCAGATCTAGCTAGAATTAGGAATTCGCACTAGCACTTAAAATGTACTTGCCATAACGCTCATGGAACTCGTCGAAGTTCTTGAGCTTGCTGGGCTGGAACGGAAGATCATATGTTGTCAGCGCCACACGAGCACCCATCACAACAATCTCAGTTTCAAAATTGTCCATCATGAAACGGAAGAAGTTGTCTGCCATGTCATTGAATTTTTTATCATCAACGCCATTACCATGCGCATCCTTTAGTTCATAGCACATTGAAGTAACCAAAGAGTACATAGCTGACACTTCTTTGACCTTGAGCTCTTTGACTTTGCCAGCAAGAATATCTTCAGGCTTGGGCATCTTAGCAGCTACCTTGCGGTGAGCTGCAAACTTCACAGCAAGACCTTCTCCAACAGTACCTGCTATTAGGTTGGTTGCAGTGTCATCATCAAGATCCTCGTCCGCAAGAATCTCACTTACAAAGGTCCACGTGCGCGGTGTTGCAAACGCACGACTAGCAGACTTAGAGTCAAAGTCATACAAATCTTGCTTGGCAAAGCTCAGATAACCAACCACGTCCTGGTGAATCTTATTAGCAACTGCCCACTCTTGCCAGCATGCAAAGTCCTGCTTGAGTTCTTGGTGAATAAAACGGTTAGCCAACGGAGTAGGCATGCGATATGTTACACCCTTGTCCGACTCACGGTTACCTGCTGCAATCATAACCACGTTGTCAGGTAGTTTATACTTGCCAATGCGCCGATTCAAGATTAACTGATAGGCCGCTGCCTGTACCGCAGGTGCTGCTGAGTTAAGCTCGTCCAGGAACAATACAACAATAGGATATTGTGATGCTAATTCTTCATCTGGCAAATCAATTGGAGGAGCCCAGTCCATCTTACCAAGTTCTTTGTTGTAAAACGGAATACCACGAATGTCTGTGGGCTCCATCTGACCCAAGCGAAGGTCAATCATGAAACCACGCATGTCGTTGGTTACTTGTGCTACCACATCACTCTTGCCAATACCAGGAGCTCCCCAAAGGAAAATGGGACGCTTCACTGCAAAGGCTTTGTTGATGCTGCGGCGTGCTTGCTTAATAGTTACGGTACGTGTATCTGACATTTTGGCTCCTTGTTAACATTACATCTAGTATTATACAAAAACATGTTTTAATGGTCAAACACTTTCACTCTGTTTAATTGAGTGCTGTCTGTCTTGTGTGCCTTTACTGTGCCATGTATTTGGCACTCTTTGCCAGGCTGCATGGCTTCTTTGAAGGCAAAAAACACAACATGGTTACAACTGGTTTTGGCAGTGATAAAATTTAGCTGGTACTTTTCACTATATATTGTTCTCACAACGATGATATCACGGGTAATTCGCTCACCTACTGTGGCCAGTGGTTGGCTGATGGTGTCCTGCAAAAGAGTTTCTTCATAGATACTGTTTTTCCAACGAGGTATCTGGCTTACAATCACATTCATGTCTGTGGAATTTTGTCGTTCAAAATTTTCAAGAGTCAGACATTGTATTAATCTATGTTCAAAACCATTCAAGTCAGATTTCAAAGCTCTGAACATGTAACGCTTTTGCAAAAACAGTCTGGCATCGCGACCATTGGTGTAATCAAATTCAGTTAATTGTTCTAGGTCTTTTAAACCTTCTAACATCACAGTTCTGCTAGACTTACGACCTGGACGGGCGTCGCTATCATTGCTGGGATCATAAAGCCACTCATCGTTGCGCAGATATTCGCCGTTGTTAATACGGCAAGCTCGCGCAGCCGCTGCCCAAACCTGATCAGCTGTCCATGTGGTTTTGTTCATTGCTTTCTAAAGTGTTTAAAACTAACAAGGACCGTCGTTAGTTAAGTTTAAGGTCCGCCATTTCCATCCTGCGCTTTTCCTTACCGGGATGCCATGGTCAAGCTACGGCTCTCTAACGCTAGGCGCTTGCTTTCTGCGCCAACTCACTGTCGCTAGTGTCACAGGGCACTATAGAGTCAGCCTGTGCTCTGACTATACTCAATCTTGCTTAATCTATCTGCGTGAACCCATACAAACCACCCGAGTCCCAATGCACCAACTTTGACATACTCTAATCTCTTACGGAGTACTTCGCCATACACAACGCCGTGTTTTTTTGTTTTGAAAAAAACATGTTCACCTTTGTTCCAAATACGCATAATTGCTCCTTAGGCTAATTCAAGTTCGCAAGCAGGGTAAGTAATTTTACCATCAAAGTCCAATTGGTTTTGTTCAAACTCTGTTAGGTAGTCATCTTCAACAACACTCCAATCCAGGATGTGCTCACGCACATAGTCATTGTTGGACTCAACCTTTGGACGAAGCAATTCAACAATAATACCCGGAGCATAACGAGTAGGATCAAAGTTGCGAACAACGTAATCACTCCCGCCTTTGGCTTTCCAGTAAGCCGCATCGCCGGTGCCAATAGAACCGTCTTCCATCCAGGCGTAGTTTTCGTAAACTTGAGTAGTGATTAGTAATTTCATTGCATGCTCCGTGTTGTTTACTATTCTATTATTATACTAAAATGGCTATTTTTGGTCAAGAAAAAAGCGGCCCTGGGGCCGCTGTGTTATGCTGCTTTTTTTGCAAGTTTTGCGGCTTTGTCTGCAAACCATTCTTCCACAAACTGGTTTGGATCTTGTCCCTTGCGTGGTTTGTCACCCACACGTTTTGTTTTTGTTACAGGAACTGCAACAGTTGCAGTCTTAGCAACCTTTGCTACTTTAGCAACACGCGGCATTTTGCCTGCTGTAATGCCTTGTGCACCAAGATAGTCAACCGCAGCTTCTTTGCCCATGCTGAATGGCAGTTTAAGCATGTTTACATCTGTTGCACCCAACTTTGCCAGAACTGCCGCACGACCCTCGTCGTTAGCAAATTTGTAAACAGTTGCACCATTAACAACACATGTACCTGCGTAAGCAAAAAGTTTAGACATTTACAACTCCTTATTAGTTACAGTACCATTATTATATGAAAAAGGAAATAATTGGCCAACCAAAATTTTGTTGCTTATTCAGCAACACTTAACATATTCATAGGAACCTTCCAAAGCCCTTGCCCCGTACTCACTGTGGCGTATTTTAATGCAACTTTTGCAACCTTGCCACGTAAAGTGATACCACGTTTGGTGCTGTAGAACTGTACATCGCTGCCTATATGTATAGCATGACGAGCTTGTTTTACTAGATTTGCTCTTGCATATCTAACAGCATCAATAATGCTGCTCAATTGCGAGTCTGTAAACGTGCCGCCTATTATTGCAGCATTGATGTCCTGGATAGAAAGTTGCGACATAAAAAACCTCCAATAAGTCTTAATATCAACATTGTAGACTTATTGGAGTTTATGGTCAACCGTGTGCTGTTGTGATTTTAGTAACGATAGGTGTCAGGTTTGAAAGGCCCTTGCACTGGCACGCCGATGTAGGCAGCTTGGTCTGCACTGAGTTCTGTGAGCTTGGCACCAACGTGTCCAAGATGCAGTCTTGCAACTTCTTCATCCATGTGTTTAGGCAGTAGATACAGTTGTCCTGCTTGGTATTTTTCGTTGTCACGATGTTGCCATAGTTCAATCTGAGCTAGGACTTGATTTGTAAAACTATTGCTCATAACATAACTTGGATGACCTGTGGCGCAGCCAAGATTAACCAATCTGCCCTTGGCCAACACAATCAAGCGTTTGCCGTTGGGGAAAATCACATGGTCTACCAAGGGTTTGATTTCTCGCCACTCAAGATCCTGCAAGCCAGCGATGTCTATTTCACTATCAAAGTGCCCAATATTACACACAATCGCATTGTTTTTCATGCGCTCCATGTGTTCGCGTGTGATAACATTGATGTTTCCTGTGGCAGTCACGTAGATATCAGCCTTGTCAGCTGCATACTTCATGGTGGTAACTTTGTAGCCTTCCATGGATGCTTGTAGTGCGCAGATTGGATCAATTTCAGTAACCCACACAATGGCACCCAGGGCACGTAAGGCCTGTGCTGATCCTTTGCCCACATCGCCGTATCCGCAGACCACAGCGGTCTTGCCTGCGATCATGACATCTGTGGCACGTTTGATAGCGTCCACTAGACTTTCACGACAGCCATAAAGATTATCAAACTTGGCCTTGGTCACTGAATCGTTTACGTTGATAGCCGGCAGCAACAGCGTGCCAGCACGAATACGTTCAACTAACTTGTGTATACCGGTTGTGGTTTCTTCGCTCACACCCACAATGCCTGCAATCAACTCAGGGTGCTTGTCATGTACCAGACCTGTGAGATCATGCCCATCATCCAGTAACATGTTTGGGCGCCAGTTATCAGGACCTGTTAAGGTTTGTTCTATACACCACCAATATTCTTCTTCGGTTTCACCTTTCCAGGCAAACACAGGAATACCCTGTGCTGCCAAAGCAGCAGCCGCATGATCTTGTGTGCTAAAAATATTACAAGAACTCCAGCGTACTTCTGCACCCAGAGCCACAAGTGTTTCAACTAACACAGCAGTCTGAATTGTCATGTGCAGACTACCTGCAATACGTGCACCTGCGAGTGGTTGACTGTCGCGATATTTTTCACGCACAGCCACTAGGCCGGGCATCTCATACTCGGCAATTTCAATTTCTGCTCTGCCCCATGCGGCTAGATCAATGTTGGCTACTCGGTAATCTGTCATTATCTTGAATCCTTGCGTTCATTTTTGTTGCTTCTTGGTGGTGCCATACGACTCTGTAATTCAGCTTGCACCATGCTACGAATAAAATGACCACGGCGATCTGCGTCTAATATTCTAGCTGCCATCATTTTACTGGGCTTGCTTAAACGAAAATGTCTGTTGGCGTTCATCGTGTGTTTCTCCTTCGTTGTGTGTATTCAGGTGGTTGGCGTTTTAACCAGGTTCGGTCCACTTTGTCTGCTGCAATTTCATGCATAGCAGTGCTCAAAGGACTGTTGCCTTGGTTTACCATGGCAGCGTGTCCTGCTTTAAGTTCACGTATGCGTTGACCTAGCACTAATACAGTGTCAAATTGATTGCCAATTTTTTTTACAATAGCTTGGCTGCTTAAACTGACCGGATCTCTGTTGCTGTAATGTTCCATTTGGTCTCCTGTGTGATAATTATGCGCATTTGCTTCAAAGCATAGAAAAACAAAGCCCGCCGGAGCGGGCTTTGAGTGTTTTACATCATGCCCATTTCTGGATGCATACCTTGTGCCGGCTTGTCTTCAGGAATAGCGTTGATTGCACATTCTGTGGTCAACAACATGCCTGCAATGCTAGACGCATTGGTTAGTGCGGTACGAGTTACTTTGGTGGGATCTATAACACCATGTTCAACTAAATCCACATAGCTGTCAGTGGCAGCATTGTAACCATGATTACCTTCAGAACTGGCCACTGCATTGACTACTACACTGGGCTCTGCACCTGCATTGTAGGCAATCGCACGAAGAGGTTCCTCGCATGCACGCCAAACAATTTTAATGCCTGCATCTTGATCTGCGTTTGCACCACGCAGATTGTCCAGTGCTCGGCGAGCCCGTAGCAGTGCAACACCACCGCCAGCTACGATGCCTTCTTCAACAGCGGCACGAGTAGCATGTAATGCATCGTCAATACGGTCACGCTTTTCTTTCATTTCAACTTCAGTGGCTGCACCAGCGCGGATCACAGCAACTCCGCCTGACAACTTGGCCATGCGTTCTTGAAGTTTTTCACGATCGTAATCTGAAGTAGCTTCTTCGATTTGCACACGAATGTTAGAAATGCGTTCATCAATACGAGCTTTTTCTCCTGCACCATCAATGATAATTGTGTTGTCTTTGCCGATTTCCACAGTGGTGGCACGACCAAGTTGTTCAAGAGTGACTTTTTCCAAGCTCAGACCAATTTCTTCAGCAATCACTTGACCGCCTGTTAGAATTGCAATATCTTCCAACATGGCTTTGCGGCGATCACCAAACCCTGGTGCTTTCACTGCACAGCTCTTGATAATACCACGCATGCTGTTTACAACCAAGGTGGCCAATGCTTCGCCTTCGACATCTTCAGCAATGATCAACAGTGGTTTACCTGATTTTGCTACTTGTTCAAGCACAGGCAACAGATCACGGATATTAGAAATCTTTTTATCAAACAACAAGATAAAAGGATTATCTAAAATCACACGTTGTTTTTCTTGGTTGGTGATAAAAAATGGGCTCAAGTAACCGCGATCAAATTGCATGCCTTCAACTACTTCTAGTTCATTGTCTAGGCTTTTTCCATCTTCCACAGTGATAACGCCGTCTTTACCAACTTTGCCCATGGCCTCGGCAATGATGTCACCGATGCTGCTGTCGCTGTTGGCACTGAGAGCTGCTACTTGTGCGATTTCTTTGTTGGTGCTGCAAGGCTTTGAAATCTTTTCAAGTTCTGCAACAATAGCCATTGACGCTTGTTCAATGCCACGTTTTAGATCCATGGGATTCAAGCCAGACGCCACATGTTTAACACCTTCGCGTACAATTGCTTGTGCCAACACAGTGGCAGTGGTAGTACCGTCACCAGCTTTGTCTGCTGTCTTGGAAGCTACTTCTTTCACCATTTGTGCGCCCATATTTTCCACAGGGTCTTTAAGCTCAATTTCTTTAGCTACTGTGACACCGTCTTTGGTAACGTGTGGCGCACCAAAACTTTTTTGAATTACTACATTACGTCCCTTGGGACCAAGGGTTACTTTTACCGCATCAGCTAGTGTGTTTACACCATTGACTAACTTAGAGCGGCTGTCTTCGCCAAAGCGAATAGATTTAGCTGTCATTGTTTTCTCCTTAGGCTAAGATTGCTAGAATGTCATTTTCACGAAGAATAGTGTATTCTTCGTTTTCCACTTTGACTTTTTGTCCGGCAAATTGTCCAAACAAAATACGTGCTCCTTCAGTAACTGTGGTAGCTACAAAAGCGCCGTTGTCGTAGTGACCAGGTCCAACAGCAAGAACTTCTCCTGTGGTTGGTTTTTCTTTAGCGTTGTCGGGAATAACAATGCCACTTGTTGTACGTGTTTCAGAGTCTTGCACTCTTACTATCACGCGATCATGCAGAGGTTTGATTTTCATCGTTGCCTTCTCCTTTTCAATATAAGCAAGAAAGTATGCACAGTCTCACCCGAGCACTGTGCAAAGGTTATTTATAACATAGAAATTGGGTTAAAACAACTTTTTTGGTAATTGACTGGTTACGAGTTCCAGCGGTGCTCAATTGTTGCACCCGATTTACAAAAATCATTAAAAAAGGCACCTAGGTGCCTTTTAACCTTGACTAATTAGAAACTTAACTGACCACGTAGCATTACTGCCTTTTCGCCATTTACACGACTACCTGATGTGCCTACAACTGCATCAAATTTAGTGTCAACGTAGTTTAGCATGAAACGCACATTGTCGTTCCAGAACCATGTTACGCCATAAGTCATTGCAGTAGCACGATTGCTTTTGCCAGTTGCTACTGAAATATCTTCAGCATTGAATTCACTGGCACGTACAGCAACTTGCCATGCACCTGGACCACCACTGGTTACAGCGGTGTTAGGTTTGATCCAATTGAAAATACCATTTCTGTAGTTGTGGCTTTCACCTGTTAGGTTATACACCGCTTGAACATAGTGACCTTTGATCTCTTGATCTGAACCAGTGGTAGGATCATACTTGAAATTAAACTGTTCACCTTGTAACTTTACATTCTTCCAAGCAAATGCTGCTTCAAGACCTTGGCGTGTACGTTCTGTTTCACCACTCATTGCTGAACCTGTGAACCATGCACTTTGATTTCGTGCTTCAGTACGACCACTGGCAGCAGTAACACCAGTCTTGATGTTGCCTGTACTGTATGCGGCACCTAAGTGCGCAACAAAGTCTTTGTTCTGAATTACTTCGGCAATGTTTGTAGTTACACGACCAATGATATCTGCACCATCAACTGTGGCAGATTTATTAGCACGACCACGACTTGCTGCTAAAGCATAAGTGAATCCAGTTGCAGGAACACCATGAATCATTACACCAGTTTCTTTTGCTGGAATCAATTCGCTGTCATTCTGACCAACTAAACTACGTTCCATAAAATCGATGTTGTTTGAACTGGTCAACTGTTCCAAACTGAATGGCATCTTAAATGTACCAAACTGAAATTGAGCAGCAGGGTTAGCATCATAGTTTACCCAGAACTCATCAATGGTACTTGAAGTAGAACTTGCACCAACATCATTACCAAAGTTTGCTAACAATTGATATTTGAAATCTTTGGCAATTTGTCCACGCACACCAAAACGACCTCTACGCATTTCCATTGCATCTTGGTAACCATCTGTAGTTTGACCTGATGCATAGTCTGGACTGTAGTTTCTATAATCCATGTGAATACGACCAGTAAACTGCGCAGTGGTATTACCATCTTTTGATTTGATGCCTAGACCGTTCTCCATAACAGCACCATCGTTGCTCTTGCTCAAACGATAGTTGTTGTTATCTCTCAGATCTTTGTCAATGCGACTGGAATTGAATTGTGAATTCTCCAAACGATCACGGTGTGCTGTGATGCGTGTATCATACTCTTGGCGAGTAATGATGTTCTTTTGTAGCAGCAGATCTAGTGTGTCAGTGTATTCATCTGCCATTGCAGGTGCAATGAAGACCGACATCAAGATTGCTGCTAGTGCTAATTTTTTAAATGTTTTCATATAAAATCCTTAAATTGTTGACAACCAGTAATGGTAACATTTCCAACTACTAGTTGTCAAGTTTATTATTTCCAAACTGCTGCGCCATCAGGACCTTTGAAGTCACGACGCCAATTGTCTTGAACCAACTTGATTACAGACTGAGGCATATGAACATACTCGAGTTCCTCACTCATCTTGGAACCATTTTTGTAGGACCAATCGAAGAACTTAAGAATAGCACGACCAGTTAAAGCATCTGCTTGCTGTTTGTGCATTAGAATAAAACTTGCACCAGTTGCTGGCCAAGCATCTTTACCTGGTTGCCAAGTTAGTAATTGATACATACCTGGAGCATTGTTCCAATCTGCATTAGCTGCCGCTGCTTTGAATGTTGTATCGTCAGGTAATACAAAGTTACCATCGCGATTTTTTAAGGCTGCGTAGGCAATTTTATTTTTCTTTGCATAAGCATATTCGACATAACCGAATGCACCTTTGATACGCTGCACTTGTGCTGCAACACCTTCATTACCTTTACCACCCACACCTACAGGCCATTTAACTGCTGTACCTTCACCTACAACTTTAGCAAACTCAGGATTTGCTTTGCCAAGATAATTGGTCCAAACAAAAGTTGTGCCTGAACCATCTGCACGATGAATTACAGTAATGTTGGTTGCCGGTAATGTGATACCTTGGTTCAACTCAACGATTGCTTTGTCATTCCATTTAGTAATCTTACCTAAGTGAATACCTGCCACAACATCACTTGTTAGTTTTAATTGCCCTGGTTCTATACCATCAAGGTTAACCACAGGAACAACACCACCAATAATTGCTGGAAATTGTACAAGACCTTCTTTGTCTAGTTCTTCTGGTTTCAATGGCATGTCACTAGCGCCAAAGTCCACTGTCTTGGCCTTGATTTGACGAATACCACCACCTGAACCAATGGATTGATAATTGAGTCCTATGCCTGTTGCTGCTTTATATGCTTCTGCCCACTTAGCATAGATTGGATAAGGGAATGTAGCACCTGCACCTGTTAAGTCTGCTGCATGGGCATTCAATGACAGTGCAGTCAATGCCGTAAACAAAAGTTTTTTCATGTGTAATCTCCATATTATGTGCAATGCACAATTAATATTTAAACACATACATATTACAACTGCGTTACAAAAGTGGGATTTGGAGAAATTAAATTACATACCGCGTGGAGAGTAATGTTGGATATAGATACAGCGTGCGCTGACTTTGTAGCCATCTGTGTACCAAGTGGCGCTGACACGAGCACGTTCACGCTGGCAGTCTTCGTAGTTATGTTGTGGGGCCTGTATAATACCTTTGCTCTGTGTTTGACCATAGGGCTGTGCAAGATACAAACTGATAACAAGAATCCACATGTTGATATTTATTAATGAAAAAGCCCGCCGAAGCGGGCCTACTATTTTGGGTGACAAGGCATAGTTGCCTCGGAGATTAGGCTGCTAGAGCGAAAATCTCGTCGTTAGCTGCGTTTGCAGTTATCATTTTTCGCTGATTACGTCAGTCGACTCTCGTGTTGTCCACTCGCCTACTCTTGACCCTGTCGAAACCTTGACTGGCCCATCAGAAACATACTTCGTCCTGCAGTACGGTCCTTTTCACAAAGAGTCGCACGGTCTGCAAATATGTTTCTGGTGGACCAGGTGGGAGTCGAACCCACGTCCAGAACCCTTTTTGGGTCGCTTCATACAACAATACAATTATTTATTTTATAGAACTTGTTGAATTTTGTCAAGTATGATATTGACCACTTGACTGCTGAGTACAACCTCGTAATGATTGAACGGCATTTCAATGATCTCAAAATCATCACGATAAAGCATACTCTGTAAAGTAACCACACCATCATTGGGTTCTTTGATCCAGGGACTTTGACCCACTGTGGTTACAATCTGAGTCCAGTTTGGCGGTGACGCAATCTTTCTACTGTCCTGCATTGGCGCACTCATGGTACCTATGTCTTTCATTAGTTTATTGAAAGGCAAAAAGTACTTGGCAAAATCTGCTTGTTCACTGCCACCATAGGGTGTGCTTAGACTTACGCCACCTCGAGTGGTTTCGCGATAGTGATCCGCGAGAAACAAACTATAAATGCCACCAAGACTGTGACTTATAAAGAACAATCTTTCTGCATCATCTAGCCGGCCCATCATGTGCGCTAGATTATGAGCAAAGCCATTTTCGCTGCGATACTCCAGCATGATGTCGGGTTCTTCGTAGTGATCCCGCACGAACTGACGAATGTAGCTAAAACTCTCCGCAGTGGCGCTGGCACCATGTATGTAAACAATCATACATTATTTGACCTTGAGCTGTTGCTCTTTGACTGCTTTGATTTTGTCTGCATCTTCTTTGGTAATGTAACGCACAGCATGATCATCAAATGGAGCAATTTTCCAGCCCCAAGATTTCCAATACTTTGCAATTAAATTGTTTACAATCAATACTCCACTGATAATCACTATACTTCCAATGGCTATTAGTATCGAGGAGGCTAAAAATACAGCCGCTTGATCCATGTTCATTATACTATCCTAAACTTTGATTTGTATTTACACAAAATTACAACAGGCTATGTTTGAAGTGCTTTGATGCAGCAAACGCCAGCCCTGCGATAACAACCAAGGCACAGCGGTGCCGCCCTTACCATCAAAAGCCACGCCGTCCCAGGTGCGAGTATCGTCAAAATGTATCACACACCGTTCAGCTGCAGCCGCTGCTACTAACTTGGCCTGATCTAGATGAGCTTGCTGACTATTTGCATTGTTCATTACTAGACCAAATTCTTGATATCTAGCAATTTGCCGTTGCACATACATCGGGGGTTCGCCCTCGTAATAGTTCCAGTCAAAATTGTCAAGATAAGCCCAACAGATTTTTTCACCAGTTGGTAGTAAATGATCAGCTAGAAAGTCTTCTCCCCGTAGCTGATGTGCATGCATATTTGCTATGTGATTTTTGTATCGGTTGATAATCTTGTGAGCTTCAGGATCGAAGTCTACACTATGATATTGAAATTCAGGTCTTGCAGCAGCAATGCCGGCAAAGAAGTCGGTACTTCCTTCGCCGCGACCTGCACCAATTTCTACAATTGCACCCTTGAGTTGATCAAGGTATCGTGATATAAGATGATGATTTCTAGCGCCCATGCACTGAGTATACACGATAAGTAAAAAAAATGCTACCAAGAATTTACCTTTGTTGGTTTCCTTTGGTTTCTCGTTCCAAAGTGCGTTCCATGCAAACCATTACCGAATTGGTTAATCAGGCCAATGCCAGATCACCCGCGGCTTTGTCTAAATCCATGCGACTGAATTGGATGGTCCAGGATATTAATGAAAACGGAATGCTCAAACCAGTCGTAGTTGACAATAATTGGCAAACCATAGTTGGTGATACTAGACTCATGGCTGCGGATCTTTTGCAGTGGGACCAAGTGCCTGTGCTGGCACAACTCCTACAGCCAGAAACGCAGGTAATTTCTTGTGAACAAGAATTGGTCACGTATTGCACAGTGCACACGCCATGCACCCCCAATCAAAGATCTTTGTTTACAGAGTCAGTTGACTGGGTAGACTTTGACATGCCACAGAGCCGTGATCATTGGCATGATGCTGATCAAAGACTTGATCTAATGCAGCAATACCTTGATAGTCAGTCTGAAGACTTTGTGTTTGACCTAGCATGGTATAGATCATCAGTGGACTGGACGCAATGGTCAATATGAGCAGGTAGTTTTTCTTTGAAGCTGGCCAAGAGGGCACGGTTATGCGCAGCAGCCTGAGCTAGTCTTGCATGATTTAAGATAGCATTAAAATTTTTCATCATGTCAACTACGGTATCCATGCGCTGCCAATGATTTTCAATGCTGTCATATCTGTGATGATCAACATAATCATCTAGTACATCAAACCCATGCTCACGCAGCATACGCACAGTGCCTGGCGTACAATACACTAACCAGGGCCTAGGAGTTTGTAACACTCTAAAAATTTTCTCACTAATGGCTATGACCCAATTGCTTACATAGGTTTCCATAACCAAGGTTATCTTACTGTCCATGGCAGCGTCATCTGGAGTCATATTCAGCAACAGTGGAACTCTAGTTTTTAGTTCATGATGTGCATCACCAAAGCCTATTAGGTCACAATCTGCACGCACGGTGTCAAAATTTATTTTTCTTTGATCAATACCTGGATCTGGGGCATGATACAAACAATTGTAACTAACGTGGCCTTGATCCAACAAGCCATGTGAATACAGTTGGTACAACATACGCTGGCGCTCACCAGAAATACGATTAATCATGCAATTAAAAAGTTTACTGGGCTGCTCCGTGGTATTCAAAATAGCAGCGCAATGATAGATGCCCCAGAAAAAAGGTGCTAGGTCAATCACATTACAACTGGGTTTATGCAAGAATTGATTGTCAGTTACCACTAGAGGATAAGCATCAAGGTCCGACTGCATAATACACACAGCATCTACAGGCTTGACCAATATGCGAGGTGAAATCTGTTGAAATCTTTTTACAATGCTGCGTTCTTGTTGCAAACATCCTGAATACCATATAGCATCATGGTGGGTGTCAACGTGTAGAAAATTTTTAGTTGCTGTCATAATCTACTTCAGGCATGCTAAACAGAACAAAATTGTGTACCACAGGATTGAATCTAATCTTGAACCAACATTCTCCGGGCTCATCAAGATACCCATAGCTGCGTTTGATGCCGCCTTGTCGCAGTCTATATACTGCAAAATGATCAAGATCACGCAAGGGCTCACCTGATAGTTCTATCAGTTCTACTATTACAGCACTTTCGTGGTCACTACGGTTCAGCACTTCAATACCAATGCTGCTGATCTGTGTGATATCATGAACAAAGTCAAATCTCTCCAGCGTGGGTTCGATGATCACACGATCAACACAGGCACCCAGTATACGCCATTGTATGGCGTCAGGATTGCCTTTAGATCTTGCGTATAGCGAAAGTTTTTTGAGTATTTTTGGCTTCAAGGTATTGTTCATATACTGCCTGTTGTTCGCGTAACATTCGGTCTGCTTCTTGGCCGTCACGGTCTCCAAATCCTAGTTCCTGTTGCAGTTCAAGAAAGCGACGGTATCTATGAAATCTAGTTTCATATGTATTTTCTTGATTAATCGGAGTGCTCCAAAAAATATGACTCCACCCTTTGACAACCTGCTCACGTTCAAAATGATAGTGATCACGTAGTCGTTCATCATTGGTTAGTGGCACTTGATCTCCCAAGGTAAACGGAGAGGATATGGCCACTTTCAAGGATCCATCTGCTGCCCAGTGTTGATACCTTCGCAGCAGCGCCAGGGTTTCTTGAAAATCTTCTTCGGTCTCCATGGGATAACCTGCCATGAACAACCATGTTTGTTGTATTCCGTTATCATGCAATTGATTTGCGGTGTAATCAATGTCAGCATTGCTGAACTTCTTACGCATGTCATATCGTACACGCTCACTGCCACTTTCTACACCAATGATCCATTCTTGACAGCCTGCTCTCCCGGCTAGTTCAAAATCTCTAGGTGGTTGATTCTCTTTGCCCCGAAAAATAGCATAACCACTGTAGCGTAGAGTACGTGGCAAGTGATCCGCTAGATACTGATTCATTTTGCGGTAGTTTGGTATACTACCGTTAATCAAATTTCCACTAAACCTAAAAAAGTCAATGTCAGTGCGGTGATAACTTTCGATCATCTCCTTGGCTAGTAACTCGCCATCTTTGAAGATATACTTTGGCCATAAATGTTCAACATCACAAAATGTACATCGGCGCACACAGCCTTTACTGTCAGTTATAAGCAGATATCTATCACTAGGATTGAATCTCTGATATAAATCAAAATCATAGTTGTCCCAATTTGGAATTGGTACTTGATTTAGATCAGCGGATGTCTGCGGAGGAGAATCTACTACACCATATAGATCTTGAGTGATTACATCAATAATAAAGCTTTCAGCATCGCCGGTTACCACACAGTCTATCATGCCATGTTCTACTAACCAGCGAGCTCTAGAGCCAGTGGTATGTGCATCACCGGTATATTCTCCCTGAGTGAGTATTTCAAGTCCACGTCCACCTGCTAGAATTTTTACTCCTGGTAGCCAGCGTCTTATGCTGTAACACATCAAAGTAAGATATGTTTCACTCATTACGCTGAACACACTAAGACCAATAATGTCTGGATTGTAGTCACGTTTAATTTCAAGCAGACATCGCCGGTTCCAACGCAGGATGTCTATAAACACTCGACGCGGAAGCTTGCGTTCAGGATTTGGTCCTTGACTTATATAGAACAGCAATTCAGGCCAATAAGGTCGGTCCACAAACTCTGCAACAAATTCCGCTGCTAGGTCTCTAGGCACAGCACTAATGCCGGCTTTGTTTAGGCACGCACTCAACAGCGCAGGTGCCGTGGCAGGCCATCCAGGCGTCTGGTAAGGCAAGCTCACAATCACTATCTGTTGCTTAGAGTTCATATACCAAGGTCAAAAAATCAAATCTGTTAGTTGCATTGATATCAAAGGGACTGGCTATGTTGGTCATGGTGTATTTGCTAAGATGATAACCAAAGTCACCAAGTATGGTATCAAACCAGGCTTTGTTCGGACACCCTACACGAGTTTCCATGTCAGTGGCATGATAGCCTTTCCAAGCCACCGTTGTATCCTCTAACCACCAATAAATTAGTGGAGCTGGGTTGTTGGCTATCGCGGGAGGATTCCAATTTTGTATGATTATAGTGTTTGGCTTATGCTTGGTAATCGCACGCATGATACCAAAGTGATCTGTTACTATGTTCATGATAGCTGCTAGAATAACCGTATGGCGATCACGACATAGTGCTTGGGTTTGATCTAGATCATTGATATCAGACAACACAGCTCTATATCTATCATGCGACAAGTTTAACATGCCCAACAGGTCATCAGCAATGTTTAAACAATTATTTTTGATGTTAGTCACTATCACATGTTCTGCATGATTGTGCAAACATACCGCTCCTAGTAAACCTATGTGTGTGCCAAAGTCAACTATGTTTTTATCTTTAATAGCTGGTAGGTTATCAATGAGAGCCAGTTTAAGTCTAATCACATCAAATGCATCTAACTGCCAGGTGGGATCACTTTGAAATTTATCAAAAGGAATTGTAGAGTCTAACCAGATATCAGCACTGAACCCATGTTGATAATGACATTCATGTCGAATGTGTGGAGAAAGGAGATGAAAGTCGTCCGGAGACAGGCAGTCAGGCCAGCTGGCATCACGGATGTTTTCATAGCTTCGACGCCATGCATTGAGATTCCGCAGGTCGTAGCCTGGATCACGATTGGGATTAGATCTTTCATCCAGATAGGCCTTACGACTAGCATATTCATACAGTTTTAGATCAAACATATGATCTATCACTTGTTGATACCCCTGGGCATCAACGCCATAGGACTCTAACAGCCGTTGGTATTCATAGTTCATTGGAAATATTTACAGTGTTATTGTTGGCAACAAATTTTTACTGTGATTTATAGGGACGAAGAGTAGCCCCGCTTTGAACAACACAAAACATCTCTGTGCTCCAGTGCTCAACCACAGTGTAATTGCCATTTTGTGGATTCACAAACAATATGGTTTCAAGATTGACAACTTGCTCATTTATCTGCCTACTTGACAGACCTCTTAAGGCTGGCTCTTCACCATTTTGGTCCAGCACTAACTTGATTTTGGGCCAATTATCACAATGTAGTACAGAATACACTTGCTGAGCTGACGCTGATGTGGCAATCAGTATACCAAGGACCAGGGCTCTCATAATGGGCTCCAAAATACTATTTAGTGGCCCATTGGCTAATTTTTTCTCTGGTTTGTTGATTGATACGGTCACATCTTTTCACTAATGCACCTGATTTAATATATTCAAGGTTGTATGCACAGGCTTCTTTAGATCCTACGTAGATATCTTCAAGACTTTGTTCATTCAAAACATCTATGACCTTGAAAATCTCTGTGATACGCGATAAATCGCCCGCGTCTTGATCAAAGGTTAGGTCATAACCAAAGTTATTGTTGAAACCTAGATGTTGCAACCAGGCATGGCTGTGACGTTGTCCAATGGCCAAGATTGCTCTACCCGCTATCAAGGGCTTAAGAGTTTTCTCTGTCAGATACGGACCTGGGTATTCAAATTCACGAGAGTTCCATATGGTACGATTATAATGCCATGTTTCATTGGTACAGTTTACAGCACAAAGATTAATACCAGGAACATCCCAGTTGCCATTGTCTATGGGTGCAAATCCTGGAGCAAATCCATCCCACTCGCGATTAATAAATTGAGCTTGTTCTAGCATACGAAAGTCAAGACTGTCCAAGGCTGGCCATCCTGCAGGATGCCCGTGATTATCTTCTGGCTTACGTACCTTAGCATGCCATGACAGCATCATGTGTTCATGCTTAAAGTTTTGCAGCAAATATGCAGTGATAAATTTTTTGTATTGTGTGACTCTTGATGAAAGACTACTGAGCTTGAACCTAGGCGGTTGAATTTGATCAGGCGCACCAAACTTTGCAATCAGGATATCTATTTGCTGATCCACTGTGGTATAGGTTTCGCATTCAAGATTACTCATGCCTAAACTTGCAGCATCACAAGGCCAATCTGTTATACACAACACAGGTCTAGGATGAACACGCTGACACTGACGCACCAGCCAGTCTACGTCCATGTATTCTGTATGCCAAGAAAACAGATATCTGTCATAAGACAAAGGTACATCATGCTTTGGCCATTGCAGATTTACATCAATATAAGTGTTAGGTGGAGGTGATACACGGTAGATAAGTTGAAACACAGAAGACACTTGGTCTTCTGTGTTGTGTGAGGCAATTGCTTCGGGAAAAAAATCAGGCACTAATCAACTCCATGGTTGCCATTTTTAAAGCCTATAGTACCACCTTCTGCCTCAATACGTTTGATAACATCTTCAAACAGTATAGGCGTGTAGTCTGTTTGCTCTACACACACGCAGTGATACCTAGTATCAACTACTTCCTCTTGAACTGTAAAAGGTCTAGGATCGTGTTCTGAAGTTTTTTCAACACTTACAGTTTTCATCACACGGTTAGCATGTAGATGTCCATGTATGTTAGTACCGAAACGACCAAGACTAGCCTCATGTATAGGAATATGGCTTAATATCATTCCGTTCATTACATGATATGCACGTAGTTCACGGAAGTATTTACGATATTCATCATCTCTAAAGATATCGTGGTTACCACGTATAAGCACCTTGTCACCGTTCAGTCTACCCAGTGTTACAAGTGCTTTGCGATTAATAACTACATCACCTAGATGATATACTTTATCGTTAGGACGAACACGTTCGTTCCAACGCTTGACCATTTCTTCATCCATTTCATTTGGATCAGTCCATGGTCTAAGTTTAGTCACACCATCGTTGCGCATGAAACGACATACGCCAGCATGACCAAAATGTGTATCACTAACTAAAAATACTGCTGGCATAAGCTGCTCCTTTCTTAATTTTATAGTATAGCTAATCTTGAAATTTTGGTCAACCGTTAAATATGTTGCTGACCTATTAACCAGCTGTTAGAGGATGCTGATCTCAGGGGTTTTGCTGGTTTCTCCCAGAGCACGACAAAGGCCAAATCTAAGGTCAGCCTTGATTGTCTTGTTCTCGTTGTTGTTTTCTCGCAGCAGCCAGCATAAAAACTTTTTCGTTGTCGTTTGTCCAGTCTTGTGATAAAGCTACGCCATTAACACTGTGTTTTTCTAGAGGATCAAATGATAGACCAAGACTTTCCATCATTAGATGCTTGACCAAGAGATTGGGACATCTAAAATCTTCAGTGTCTTGAAAACCCATCATAACTCCTACTTCAACCACAGCTCCGGATCTACACACACCGGCATGACAGTGCACTATCACATTCATAGAATTATCTAGTGCGTGTTGTAAACACTGTGTTAATTGTTGAGCCTGCCCATGGCTACAGCGCCAAGATTCATCTATGCTGTTATCATTGGCTTCAATGTCTAAGAAAAAAAACTGATGTCGCTCTTTAAAAGCGTATTTTGGTTCAGGAAATTCCACACCAGGATCCACAATCTGTATCAGCATGGAATTAACACCTGGATCGTAGTGGTGTCCTCGAATGACTGCGCTTAAACTAATGTTTTGAATCCAGGGCATAGATATCCTTAAATATGAATATGACTTATGACTTTGCAATAAAATTCTATGAATGTCAACCACTTGAGGTGAAATTAATAGACACACCACTTGCTCAACGCTATCTTGCTTTGCTCTATAGAAACTATTGTGTTGAACCACCAGTGGTACGTGATCAAGGCGCATTTGATCAACAGCGCCTGCAAGAGCTAGCCAATCAGTGTAGGAAAATATTTGGCTGGAATTGGGTGCATCAAGACTACACAGATCTTGCTGTGACAACTCGTATGCACAAAGATATTGAGCAGTATCTTGCACAAGGCTACAATCGCGTAGCCCCTGGTCATGATGAACTATTACATGAACTCCATATCTGTCTCCACAGTGTGCAGTATAACAGTGAACGCACCACAATGCAACTGGAATGGTTTAACGATGATCAATTTCCAATTCAGCCAGGTGAACTAGATTTTGTACATGACAACACTCTAGGAGCCATACTGCTACAAAATGCCTATGTAGGTCATCCGCCTATGTGGTTATTTCAACAAAATGATCATATCAATGTATGGCAAACCTGTAGGTTTCATGATATAGTAAAACCCGGAATCGTAATCCAGATGCAGGGCAGCACAGAAATCTTACCACAAGAATTTGAACAAGCAGATCTATATTTGAACTGGTGGCGAACAGTGGCTCCGGATTTTGTTAATTATCATAGCGAGAAAAAACTACTAGACAACGCAGGCAAACCAGTGATTGGTTATGTTATCAATCGCGAATACCTTTACAGCCTGCTAACCAAATCTAGATTTGAGCTTGAATATATTGAATTCACAGAGCAAGCTAGATTAATTGCATCAACCTGTATCTTGCCCCCACGATTGCCTCTTACCAGACAAGACTACAACAATCTAGCCGGTCCTGATTGGCCCTGTTATGATACCTGGCTTGAAACCCAAGAGCTACCAGAATTTGTAAGAGCAGAAATATTAGACATGATCGGAGTGCAAGTGTAAAAATCATGATTATCACGATGCGCTATTACGCAATTCACACATGTAACTCTGGCATTTATCTCATACAATAGAACTACATACTAATGCAGTATGTTAATTTTTAATCAAGGAGAACTAACATGGCATGGACTACACCTTCAGCACAAGATATGCGTTTTGGTTTTGAAATCACCATGTATATCGCTAATCGCTAATCGTTGTTAGTGATTAAATCAACCCGCTTCGGCGGGTTTTTTATTGGTACCCCCACTCCGATTCGAACGGAGAAAACTGCTCCTTTTGAGAGAGCCGACTTTGCCAATTTGTCTATGGGGGTTTAATAATTTTTCCCACTTACTCTTATGTCTTACGTATTATTTTCATTTTTAACTCCTTGGTACGGATGGAGGGATTCGAACCCTCAAAACTCGGATTTTAAATCCGATACGTATACCTGTTCCGTCACATCCGCTAAGTAACCTTGTGTTAACACTGGATCAAATTCAACAAATACATGTGGAGCTTACAACTAGATGCAATGCTCGTTGTCCAATGTGTCTACGAAATTTTAGAGGATCTGATTATAATTCAGGATATCCTCTAACCGAACTAACTTTAGATCAATTCCAAAAGATCTTTACACCTAATATTATCAAGCAATTGTCACGTGGTGTAAATTTCAATGGCAATCTTGGCGACTTTGGTCTGGCTCGCGACGCATTAGAAATTACTGATTATGTTGTCACGCAGCAAGTACCTGTGCACATCAACACCAATGGTAGTATGCGATCGCCAGACTGGTGGGCACAACTAGCTCGCCCAGGTGTGAGTGTGGCCTGGGCTTTGGATGGACTTGAGGACACACATCATTTCCATCGTCAAGACACAGATTGGCATCGAGTAATTGAACATGCTCGGGCATTTATTGCTGCTGGTGGTCGTGCAATTTGGAAGTTTATCAAATTCAAACATAATCAACATCAAATCGCACAGTGTCGCGAGCTGGCACGTGAATTTGGATTTGCTGCGTTTGATCTTGTAAATCAAGGTAGAGATCAAAGTCCGGTGTTTTCTCGTACAGGAGAATTCAGTCATTGGATTGGTGATCCCTGGACAGAGGACGAGCCTGAAGTGCAGTCCATGTTAACCAGCATGATTCACTGGTATGATTCTAATAGTACGTGTCATCCTCAAGACGTCGCAGATCTACAACTAAACTGCGTGCATCTTACCACACGCGAAATCTATGTTGCGGCTGATGGCACTGTGTATCCTTGTTGCTTTCTTGGATTTTATCCGCACAGCATGAAACACGCAGATAATCATCGTGTGCGTGGCTTAATATATGAAAACAATGCATTGGAACACGGGTTAGAACATGCAATGCAATGGTTTGATCGTGTGCAGCACACCTGGAAACTGCCCAATGTGGCACAGGGTAGATTGTACACCTGTGTAAATTCCTGTGCAGCACGCTCTAATGGCGGGCGTGTGCAACCTCTTTGAATGGTACCCCAGGGGAGAGTCGAACTCCCAAAATTTGGTTTCTAAGACCAACACGTATACCGTTCCGTCACCAGGGCTTATTTAATATCTTACCAGACAGCTTAGATACTGTTCAGCCTGGCGTTGTCTATGTTCTATCATAGCAAGTAACACTTGCTGTAGCCAATTATAAATTTTTTTGCGCACTGTAGGTAAACTCTCTTTCTAGTCTTTCTATGTCTTCCGCACAGCATGGATTTTTGCTGTTGACATACCGTTCAAGGCGACTGGCATAGTCTTGACTGGGAAACATTTCAGCCAAACGATCCAATATATGTGTTATAAGTTGCGACATGGTCATTTCCTTTTTTTATATAGAATATTTATTGCAGTGCACAAAGAATTCGATATTTCAAGGAATGGTGCCGACTCCTGGTTACGCTCCAGGCTCTCACGCTCTTCAGGCGTATGCTTTCACTAGATTAGCTTAGTCGGCAAGTGGTGGCCTGTTTCTGTGATTAAACTAACGGGCCCATGTTAACACAAATATTGATCTATCTTGATCCCATTTGAATGCAACACCTAGTTGATATGAGGATCTACTGTCATTCCATGCCCATGTCACATAGTGTTTGCCAACATGGGACTGCAGCCAGGACTCTACAAGGTCTACGCCTTGAATCCAGTCCAGCTGTGGTACGATACCAGCAGGCCACGGTACAGTGGCCGTGTACACAAAAGCATGTCTATCAACCAGCATGCTCTTATTTAATGGTCTCGGTGGAGAGATTCGAACTCCCGACCCTCTGCTCCCAAAGCAGATGCGCTACCCAGGCTGCGCTACACCGAGATTATTGACGATTTATTACATACAGCAATGCCGCCATCATTGCTATAACTATGATTGCCCCATGATTGTTCTCCGGTTGTTTGGTAGGGGATGAGGGACTCGAACCCCCGCATGGCGGAATCAAAATCCGCTGCCTTACCAGCTTGGCGAATCCCCAACAGTTTTAACTTGGTATGATTTTAGGAATATAAGGTACATTCCTGGGACCATGACGTTGCTCAAATAACTGTTTTGCTTCTTGTAGATCTTTCGCATACACACGATCTTTGACTTCTCCTTGAGTAGTCTTGACTGTGGTTTCATACATTGGCATAACATCTCCTTGGTTACATGGCCCGACCGGCAGGAATCGAACCCACATTCTGGAGGTAGAAGCTCCATGTCCTATCCATTGAACGACGGTCGGTAATACTGGAGCGGGAGGCGAGATTCGAACTCGTCTATTTCAGTTTGGAAGACTGACGTGTAACCGTAAACACTTCACCCGCTTAGATCTATAATGCTCCATTGGCTATTCTATCTGCGGCGTAACTTGCAGCAAACGCCCGAGGTTTAACCAGGGGAATCACGTTGCAAGTACCTCGAATATAACCAATGGCCTGACTTATCACGCAACTGCTACCATGCTCTTCATTGGGGTTGATATCCAGATGTACTTCAACTGGAAAGTCCCCCATTACCGGTGCAAGACGTTGAAACATTTCGCTCACACGATAAACTTCATTCATCAACCTCATGGCCGGCTTGTTTAATTTGTGATCATAATCACGTTCTCTAGTTATTTCACCAAAAATTTTACAGCCGTTGTTGCCATTGATGTGAATTACCACAGCTACAGTGTATTCAGCATACCATATGCCTTTTTCACGATAACGAATGCTGTCTGCACCTAGATAGACTTTTGTACCAGTGCCACAGGCATCTACAAATTGTTTGATTTGGTCTACATTGATACGTGGCACATTAACTCCTTTAAGTTGGCCGGTCCGGAGAGATTCGAACTCCCGACAGCTGGTTTCGAAGACCAGAACTCTTCCGCTGAGCTACGGACCGATTGTATGGCGGGCCTTTGCAGGAATTGAACCTACTACTCTATCCTTTGGAGGGATACGAGATCGCCAGAGTAGACCCATAAAACTTGGCGGAGAGTATAGGATTCGAACCTATGCGCCACTTTCGCAACGACAGTTTAGCAAACTGCTGCCTTAACCACTCGGCCAACTCTCCATGTTACATTATACCTAGATTGGTATTTTATGTCAAAGGTTATTTGGTGCCCCTTGACAGAATCGAACTGCCAATCCCGGATTACAAAACCGGTGTTATGCCATTTAACTAAAGGGGCTCTTGGTCCTCTTGATCTGGTATATGTGGTACACGTTGTGCCAACCACATCCAATACCAGATCAATGGGATACAACATATAAAAAATAAAAATGGGCGCATTCTTTTAGTTAGTATGCACTGTTATTTTGGAAATATTTGGCGGAAGCGGTGAGATTCGAACTCACGGTACCTTTCGATACGTCTGTTTTCAAGACAGGTGCAATCAACCGGACTCTGCCACACTTCCATCACTGGTGCTCCCAACTGGTAACGATCCAGTGTCGCTACATTACCAATGTAGTGTAATGCCTTTATACTATAGGAGCTTGGTAGCGATGGAGGGATTCGAGCCCCCGATCTTCCGCGTATGAAGCGGCTGCATTGAACCAACTATGCTACATCGCTGTTGTATGGTAGTCAGTACTGGTAACGATCCAGTGTCTCACGGTTATCAGCCGTGTGCTCTGCCCTTGAGCTAACCGACTATTGGCTCCGGTGGAGGGAATCGAACCCCCACTAACGGTTTTGGAGACCGCCGCGCTGCCATTACACCACACCGGAATAACTTTTGGAGCATCGGGCTGGATTTGAACCAGCGAATCGAGAGTTTTGCAGACTCCGCCATTGGGCCGCTCTGGTACCGATGCATATTAATCTTCTTCGTCAAACTCACCTGAGTTATGACAATAGCCTTTCAATGTACCTATAACCAAGTCTTGGTCGGATACCACAAACACATTGTATTCTGCACGACGAAACGGATTCATTCTAGGTATGTCTCTACGTGCGTCAGTGTCAAATGGCAAAGGTTCAACTTTGACATTACCTGAATGCTCGTATGTCTCTGCTACACGCCCTATGATAATTCTGTTGTTATGGCAGGTTAATACAGTGGAACCTGTTTTAATTGTTGTTCCTAAAATATCTTTTAAGCCTGTCACAAACCCTCCATTAAAGTTTTGGCTACGTTGGGGTGAAGTGGGGAATCGAACCCTCTCTGACTGTTTCACAGACAGCCGTGCAGCCATTACACTAACAACACCATTAAGTTTTGTCAAGTGGAATTTCTTCCACTGGATCAGTCATAATTGATTCTACTACAAACACATCAAACACAGCGTCATCTTCGGGATGACAAATTTCTTCTAGGAATTTGTGTCCAAATTTGGTACGCCAGTGAATAAAACGTTGCTTGTGGCTATCCCACCGTGCCACACTGGCATTACGACAACTGCCATTATAGTACAAACCGTGTTCAAGGTCAACCTTGGCAATTTTGGGTGTATAATCTGTTAACACTGCTAACTCCTAATAGTTGGTGGACCGACGGGGAGTCAAACCCCGACTTCTCGGGTGCAAACCGAGTGTGCTCTCGCTATCACTATCAGCCCTGATATTGGCTCCGCATTAGAGAATCGAACTCTACTAGCCAGTGATTAACAGTCACGCCCATGCACCTTGCTCGGGTTCTGCGGAATTGGTTTGGTGGGTGTCCACGGATTTGAACCGCGAATGTTTACCACGAGGGACCGATTTTACAGACCGGTGTAGCACACGCCATAGCTACAAGACACCCAATTTAATTTTGATTTAGATCTTTGGCATCCACACAGGTGCCACCTTTGAAAACGTAGATATCGCTGTCTACGCGAATTTGTTCAAACACATGATTGTTCACACACACGTAAGGATCTTTGTGATTTTGCACAGCATAGTACACGCCAAATCCTATGCCTGCCAGCAACATTATCACAGGCAGGTATTTCAAATACTTGACTATTTCGGGCAGCGCACTGAGAATCTGCGGAAGATTTTTAAGCAATTCCTTCATGACTGTATTTACGTCAGTGCCTGCTGATCTGGCGGTCCCAAGGGGTAACGATCCCCTTCTTTCAGCGTGACAGGCTGATGTGCGTCCATGAACACTTTAGAACCAGATTTTATAGGTAAGCGCCGAGAGAATGTCAATTTAGACGTCCTGCGCTAACAGTGTCAAAGCCGAGACCAGTTATATTAGGACTCGTCCCCGGCCGGGAGAGCCCGAATAGTGTGTGCGTCCACACACGATACCTGTATCGACGCTTAACTATAAAATCTAATAAATGCTCTGCGACCCCTGGCGGTAATTATACCGTATTGCTACGGCCTCCACCCGCTCCACAACAGGGTCCGTTCTCGCATTGCCAGCGCACTTTCGGTTTAAAGTGTACCACCCGTGCTTGTCAAGGCACTTCTCATCCTCCGGGTCAGAGTATCCAGTGACGCTGGAACGTTCTTTATGGTAGTTGGTCGCTACGCCAACTTTTGCTTTCACAAGGATACCTTTACAGGTTTCGCATTATAGGTTATTTCAGCGCACAGCGAATTTCTTCACTAAACCCAAACCTTGCTACATTACCATATTGAAACACACTATGCCACGCTCTGAACCTGGACTCTTAGTAATGTGTTTTAATATGGTACACGGTAGGGGAATCGAACCCCTCTTCCATCCGTGAAAGGGATGTGTCCTAACCGATAGACGAACCGTGCATAAAATCTTGAAGGTTCCTATAAAGCCCATCGTCACCTACAACCATTGGGTAGTTTCCTACCATCTGATCTAATGCTAACAAGGAACTGACTGTTACATGATGCTGAAGTCATATTACTGCATCAAACCCTTGCTGAACCCTTGCGGGACGATTCGCACTTGATCGTTTTACTCAAAATATTGAATCAGCTACTTGTTTTCCATGCAAGCCCTGAAACCGAGTTGTTACCCTGTCCATCCCTTTTATTCTGTGTCTGTGTGCAGAGGGATACTGCCTATCAGAGTCTGGGTTACCCCGCTAACGGTTTTCTGCCACCGGATCTCTATCGCTAATCAAACGCTACTTTCAGGAAAGTAGTAACCGGAACTGGTTGCGGGAAACAGGAATCGAACCTGATGTCTTTGGCTTATGAGACCAACGAGTAAACCGTTTCTCCCTCCCGCCGCTGTATTGTATTTTGTCTATTATAACAAAAAGAATTTTATTGGTCAACCATATAGAAACACACTATCCTAGATAACCTCTTTGGGACGGACTTTAACCGTTCGAAATGTGTTTTTATATGGTAGGTGCGGTGAGACTTGAACTCACAACTTATCGGTTAAAAGCCGATTACTCTAGCCAGTTGAGTTACGCACCCTTCATCTTGCCACTATCCATAACAGGATCTCCTTATTTGTTTTTTTGAAAGTACTCTTCAGCCAGTGCATCTTCTGCTAGTTCTCTAGCACGACGCTGTTCTTGCGTTTCTTCTGTTTCTAATTGTTCATTCATTTGTTTAATGTTTGACACAATATGTTCTTTGCTGCTTACTTCACCACGTAACTTAGCCAATTCTCGTTCGTATCTGGCCACAAGACCTGGTGTTACGTGTTTTTTTATCCATTCTGTAGTCATAATTAATCTCCTGCTAGATGGGATTCTTGGATTCTAAACCATATTGAAACACACTACTCTCTTTGTGGTCGCCGCCGCGGAACGGCATCGCAATGTGTTTCAATATGGTCCCAATATTGATATTGTAAGACAATCACAAATATTGGTCAACCATATGTTGGGATCAACACCCCAACCAGGAGTCTTACCATCTGCGTTGCCGCCACAGATTTCATGTGTCCTGTCCGCCCGTTTGTGATTTTTAATGAATCACTGGTCCTCGTTACCTTAAACATCTTGACAATTACAAATTAACTATTCTAGCCTCTTGTACTTGTCTAAATCCTTGTTGCATTAGCTTGGCACGCTCGAACTTAGCTTCGATCAACTTGGCCAAATCTTCTGCTGTTAAAACATGCTCCTTAAGCTGATGCAAACTTTTTTCATCTCTATTTTCTTTCATAATACCTTATAAAAACAAAAAACCCTGGAGTTTTCACTTCCAGGGTCTAGTAGATTGATATTGCTTGATGCTTGATCTACTCAGACCCTCTGCTATCACTATTCTCGATCGCACGGGGATATCCAAACTGGAGCCATGTAGGTAGGCCTACCAACGTTGAACATTTGTGCATCTGAGATAATGAAAGTTTTGTAGTCATCATAGTGTGTATTTTACATTTTTATTTATACTAGGTCAATTGGTATTTTGGTTATTTTTTTCTTAATTTTACCAAAAATCTTGTTACTTTGTTAACTTTTTGGCAATCCATCTACATAACGACCAAGATCACCATACAGTGCCATCATCATGGCTTCTTTGCTGCCAAAAAACGTAATACGGCGTCTGCGATCCAGATGATAGGGCCATTCCTGACCTCGATCTAATCTCAACAGCATGCCCTGACTGATCATCTGATCTCTGGGTATTACAAACTCATGACATTCTATTTCGGCTAGATCTTGAAATATCACCAACCCACGATCAGTTAGTGCCAAGCCTCCCCTGGGCCTAATGTTACGCCACCAGGTATGCATCGCAGTATCTAGGCTCACACGATGCTGCTCGGGCAGAAGCTCTAGGATTTTTTTGGTAATGTCAGCTTTGCGATTCACTGGCAGTTCCAGTGATTGTGGGATACACCTGATCCCCTGCACGCAGCAAAACCACTGTGAACTTGTTGGTGCGGAATTGTGTATTGAGTTTTTTAGCTAAATTGATGGCATGGCCCGGATTACTAAAACTAACTTTTTTATATTTTGGGCCAGGAAATTGCTGCAACATGTTGGCTGTTTTTAGATTGATTGGAGCATTGTCAAAAAACACAGCCCATATTCCTTCACTGGCCAATACCTGCTCTGTACGATATGTATTTTTGTCAGTTAGTTCTACTAGAATTTTTGGCTTTGGTCTAGACACAGCATCTCCTTACTTCAGTTCTATATTTATGCCAAAAACCATGTAGTTTTTATTTAAAGCCACCGCCAGAAACTTCAATATTAACAACATCTGGTTCTGTGCTTTTTTGCTCAGCCAACCTCTGTAGTTGCATCAAAAGTTTAGTGATGTCTGCATGTAGATCTCGTGCATCTTGCAGTGGCATCACAAAGTCACGGGCCGCGCGACTTTCGTGAGCTTTGAGTCGATCCACAAAGCGATTGATATGCATGCTCATTGTGCTTCCTTGTCAGTGTGAAATGGTCCGTGGTATGGATAGCGTTGCAGCGTGATTAACTTGGGATTACGTATAACTTGCCAGGTGCGATTTTGCATCACTCGATACCATCCAGCTGCATACCAACTCTTGCTTTTGCGAGTCTTAGTAAACAGCGGTAGTTGTCGGCGCACTTCATAGATTCCATTGTATGCAGCACATCCAGTATCAAACCCGTGTACTTGATTCTGTGGTTTCTTGTTGGTCTTTACAGCAGGCTCAAAGTCAATACCTATGCGCTGTTTTATCATGCGGACATTTTTGTAATTCTCCACTTGATCTAGGATTTGTACAGTGAATCCATTGGCAGTGGCCTGTATGTTTCCTATCTTTTCATCATCTTGTTTTAAGATCCAAAACCGATCAGGTACCACTGGTTTAGCAATTATCATTTAATGTTCCTGTATATACTGTGTTAAGCCATTGAGCATACTGTTCTGCCTGTTCGCTGATTTTTTGCAGATCGAACTTGCCACAGAATCTCATGAATCTCACGCCCACTTGACCTATGTCTTTGTGAGCAATTTGTTCACGTATGGCGGTGTCCACTTTGTGTTTGACATCGTCCGGTTGTGCTGTGAGATCAATTAGTTGTCGGTTGCGATTGTAGTCATCAAGTACACGGTGCTCACTGCCGTTGTGGTCTGTCCAACGCTGCAACATTAAATTGTTCCAACTATATCCACGAGCGTGTCTATCTTCAAACGCTTCCATTAATCCTACTTTGTTTTTTGTGCCCTTGGTTCTAACGCCCGGGTAGGCAGAAAACACATTGTCTGATGCATCGCCACGCATGCATTTTTCAAACAATAACCATTCTGGGTCGGGGATACGTTTAGGTTGTTTTGTTTTTTTATCTACGACTTCGCGACCACGTGCATCAAATATGCCTTCTAGTGTGATCAATTCATCTTGAATGCCATTGAATTGATTTACATTAGGTGCTATGAGTTGCACAAAATCAGTGTCACTGCTAACGATGGTGTGATGATCTTGGGGATGCAGATGTATCCATCTAGCAATAATATCGTCAGCTTCTGCTTCAGGGTGTCGGACTACCGAGCAATTTGTTCCTTGCTCTAGGTATTTAGTAAAGTGATCATAGGTTTCCCAAAACACTCGATCTTCTTCGGCTTCAGCTTCGGTTAGAGCAGCTCGTGCAACTGCTCTATTTGCTTTGTATGGCTTGTAGAAATCCTTCCGCCAGCTGCGTCCTTCAAGTGCGAACAAAACATGATCTGCGTTGAATTTCTTTGCTACTTTGTTGATTGCAGCAAGAGTGATGTGCAGTGCATAGCCTACCTTTTCCTCAGTGGAACTGGCTCGATGCGCAACATGTCTAGCCCGGAAAAACATGTTGGCAGTGTCAATCAGCAGATAGTGCATGGGTCACCTAGAGTTTATGATCGTGAATATATTGTAGCACATAATTCGCCCAAAAGCAATGGGCGTCTGCTCCAAAATGCCAGCTGTCAGTATTAACAGTTTCGTAACCATTTATGCGTAGCAGGGAATCATAGGTGCCCATGCCATCATAAGGCGAGATATAATGATTTTTCCAATCCAGTCGAGACTCACCTTCAAAATGATTGTTGCCGTTGAAAAACACATGGCGTATGCCCTGATCCTGTAGTTCGCAATGAAAATGCCAGATATCCTGATGCCATTGGCGTCTGCGCTCGTGCCAGTTCATGTCCAAGATAAAGTACCTATAGCGGTCTTGATAGGCGTCTGGCACAGTGTCTGTGCCCGATGCACCCACTTGATAGTATTCACCATTAATGATCCATTCATCACGTTCCCAGGTACTCCATTGAATAATCAACAAAGGATCTGGCGCGGTGTTTCGAGCAAGCCATTCTCTAGTGGAGCGTAGAATTCTAAGATTACTGCTCCCGGATTCAGCATCACAGCAGTAGTCAGACTCCAGTTGCTGTGAAATCAAATAACCAAAACTCACCTGTTGATTTACAGGATGAGAACGACGTCCTAGGGCCCAATGTGCTACATCATCTTTAGCCATGCTCCAGGGACCTGCGGCTTCAGCCGCAGCAGCATGGCTGTCACCGTTGACGTAGACTACCATATTTCAGCTCATAAAATGAATACTGCTTTGATCCTTCTCTCACCCAGATCTGTACTCGGCTATCATTGCCACTGAAGTCCCAGTCACGGCCACGTTCGCCAAGATTGCTTCTGCACCAACGTATGTGTTCCAGGATGTTCATGTCTTTGTTGGTGATATTGAATGTGCTAGCAAAGTATTGTCTACTCATGACTGGAGAGCCCGTTGTGTTTCTGCATGTATCACACGCTTACGCAGACTGCTACTACTAAACGAGTGATCTCGTGCGTTGAATACAATTTCAATACCGCGCTGATAACATTCAGCATCACCTGAAAACTGTTTACCTTCGTATTCTACTCCTAGCACACGAACATTCACTGGTAGGATTAGCAATAGATCAAGAAGATCTTGTTCGGTTTGATAAACAACAACTTCATCAACATAACGACAGGCTGCTAGTTGTATCTGCCTTTCAACAATACTTTGAATAGGGTGATTTTTAGTATGAGGACGATCAATGGTTGGATCTGTTTGTAGGCCTGCGATTAAATAGTCACAATGATTCTTGGCCTCGGCCAACATGGCCACGTGTCCGGCGTGTAACATGTCAAAGGTGCTGAAGGTGATGCCTATGCGTTTGCCTTGTTCTTTAAGCGTCTTAATATGATTAAAAATCAAAAGTAATCTCCTCCCACGTTAACTGCTCGCATAACATAGTTGGCCACACGCTCGGGTTCTTCGCTCCAGATCTGCTCAGGTGTCGCGTACTCAAAAGCCTGATTGGGACTTTGCCACCACTTGTAGACTAGTTCTTTATCGCCCAGAGCACTTATCAACAGCCAATTTAATCGCTCACGTGAGATCACGATACCTCGCTGCGACCATTGCCAATATCAGTGGTGCGCACGTAGATACCCGATGCACGCATGGCCTGCTCCTGTTCCCAGGTTTCCATCACAACATTTCGGCAGATATTTTGAAACCAACGATCTACAATAATATCTTCTGGTTCATTGGGTTTCATTTGATAGCCAGCACGCACTAGATACGTTATGAATTTGTCATTCCATTCAAGTTCAAAACTGCCTGAGTTGATATCTTCAGGATTGAGATCAAAACTCACAATACCCACGTAGGCTTCGCTGCGTTCTGTTGCTAGGTCTTTGGCTGTTTTCTTTTGAATAGGCGTGGCACTCTTGATTGGCTTTTTTGCAACAACCTGAGGCTCTGGCTTGTTCCCAAAAAATTTATCAAACAGTCCCATGATCCTGATCCTTTTGTCTACCCCACTTGATACGTAACCATATGCGTTCATGAATATAATAATCAATGCTGAGCAAAATGTGCAGTGCTGTGGCAAAAGTTGTAGCAGACGCTACATCTTCTGTAAACAACCATGTCCAAAAAATGGTAAACAGCCAGGCTGTGATACGATAGCTTACCATTCTAGCTATAGTTCGTTGTCGAGTTTCAGTCATTTTCTTGTCTCCAGATGTTGTATAAATTTGTACAAATACTTTTTACGTTCCCCATGCATTACGCCATATATCTACTTGCAGTCTTGGACTATATCTCCATCCTCGATCCAATGCAAGCTTTGCCACTTGTTGTGTGTTGAGATTATACACCTGTGGAACTCCTCCCACAGGCATTAGATACACCGGACAGTTGATGTTGTGTTTGCGATATTCAGCAACAGCACGTTCAGCATCAGCAACATCTTCGTCTGTGGCCACTACAAATTTCAAATACACTTGTCCATACAGCTGATATTGATGAACCACTTCGGGTTGTATAGCACGTTCAAACGGCTCACCTGAACATGGCAACTTGGGACTCACACTAAAGGTCAAGTGATCAAAGTCTCGTCCATATCTTGTGAATTCTTGAAACAGATATTCTTCTACTTCAGGATAGAGTTTTTGAGTACCATTGGTTTCAAAAGTAATATGCTGAAGTCCATTGGCACGACAGCGATCAATCAGTTCCGGATAAAGTTGTTGATACGCCAGCAGTGGTTCACCACCAGTGATAATCAAATGAGACTGATTCCAAACTTTGCCCGGCAGCAAGTCATGTATTTGGCCTGCAATAGTTTCCACATTTTCTTGTTGATTGAAACGCTTGAACTCAGGATAGATTGATGCATAGGTATCGCACCCTGTGGTAACCAGTGGCAGATCTTCAAACTTTTGATATTGATCTAGATTTTTTAAGATTTCAACTACTTCAGGATTGTGACCTTCGATGAGTTCGTCACGTGGTCTTCCAAACTTGCGACATCTAAAGTTGCAACCGTATGTACGAAAGAAAATGCTGGGCACACCAGCATACATTCCTTCTCCTTGCAGACTGTAAAAAATTTCAGTATAGGTTATCTTTTCCATGTGTAGATTATACTAGAGTTAAACCGCTGTGTCAAATGTTTTGTGGATCCCACCATTGTTCCCAGGGAAATACCACCCAACTAGGATCTTCGTATTTGTTAATAGTACGGGCACTGTAGTTCATAGTGACTTCGGATTCGCTGCTGATGTTATCTATCAACACAGCAAATCTAACCGATTGATTCCAAATAGCTCGCCATACGTGTGTTTCATTGGGCATACATCCTGAAGGCCAATCTTTGTGAATCCAGTTAAATGTAGCGCCACTGTCGTTGATGTCATCTACAATCAAGATTTTTTTGCGCAGAGCAGGATCAGTCACGGTGCCTGATTCACCGCGTAGATCTTGGGATAGATAACCAAATGCATCTTCAGCCATCCAAAGATTGCTTTCGGGCTCAGAACGCTCATCACGCAGGCTTACCTTGAGTGTTTCCATTGGAATATTTAGGTATTGACTGATCATGTTGGCAGGAACTAGGCCACCACGTGTTAGGCCAATTACATAGTCAGGCCTCCAGCTATCTTGATTCATTTGTCGTAGAATTTCCAGCACCATACCTTGGACTTCTGTGTCGGATATGTGTATTTTTTTCATTTTTTACGTGCCTCAATTAGTAGATGCCAACCAAGATATTCTTTCACTGCATCACGCATAGTGTCACTCATGGCAGCGAACCAGGGTTCTAGCTCATAATGACCTTGACGGTATGCAGGTACATTATACATAAAACAGTGATCTTGTCTAGTACGTTCTATTTCAAAATAGGGTTCTAGTATGTGATGTATTTCTTCTTTGGTAAAGGCCTCTGCATAAGGGCACTCTGCCTGCGCTTCAAATTGATCAAGGCCTTTTTGAATCATGGCATGCTTCCAGGAGTTTTTAGCATACACCATAAAACGGAACTCGCCACCAGCTGCCACTAACTTGTGAATCTCTTGGATGTGTTGAGCAATATTAGGAGAATGATGTATAACACCATAACTGTACACCAGATCAAACTCGCCAAGATCCATGTGATCAATATCTAGTAGATTAACATTGTAAAATTCACCATGAAGATCTAGTGTTGTAAAACGATCACGACAGATTTGTAAACTAGCATCACTGATATCAATACCAGTGTATTCAGCGCCATGACGTACAAACTGTTCGGCATCTGTGCCAATGCCGCAGCCAATCTCCAATACTCTCCGACCTTGCCAGAGATGAAACTGTGCGAAATCAAGTATATGTGGCTCTACACGATATCGACGTGCAGTGACTTCTTCAAAGTAGTCTACCGACCCCATGGGCTTTTGACTGTGCCTGATGTTACAAGGTTGTCTATCCCAGTAGGCCTGTATTTTTTCCAGTAGTGCCAAATTAGATTGTGCCATTGATTGTTCTTGTTTGTGTCATTTGTTTGTTAATATCATTCTCTGACAGTTTTACCCAGGGATCTTGCTTGCCTGTTTTGCAGTTTTCCCACCAGGTTTGGTCAATACCTTTGCTTCGGAGTAGTTGCGAAAGACGCTCTGCGTCATTTACTCTGCGAGTATGCCATTTGTTGCTGTGAAAGTCTTCAGGATTGTTAGGCTGATTTTCCAGTTGTGGTCTATTGTTGTATGTTTCATCGTTGTTGTTGCCGGTTAAATCAAAGCGATCATGTGTGACCCAAACCGGAATACGTTCAAAGATATCCACTAGATAGGCCATCTGACTAATCCATGCGTCGCTCAGCTGATGAGGACTCATATATCCAAACAGATCCAACCAATCTCGTGGCACTATGGGAAAAATACTATAGGGATGCTCACGGTGAGTGTGTACTGCAAGTACCTTGAATTGGCCTTGATACTTCATGATCTCTTCATCCCAGTTCTGGCTTTCCATGATAGCATCATCATTCCAAAACATCAACCAGTTACTGTTGCTTTGTTTAGACATTTCTGTAACATATTCGTTCAGACGGATATAGCCCAAGGGCTCAAACACCATGGCAGTGAAATGAGCACCTCGTTGTCGCAGCAAGGGCTCTACTTCGGTCTGCCAATAGGTGATGCCCGTGGTATCATCTTCGTCAAGACCTATAAAAAACTGTATGCGATCAAGATTCCTTGTGCGATTTACTAGACTCATGATGCTGCGCAGTAGAGCAGTGGTTCTACCTCGAGTGGGTAACAACACCGCGATGTCGTATTTTTTGCTGTCAGTCATTTATTTTCCTTGCTGTGTTATACATACCGATCAATAAAGATTCCGCGCACTGTGTGTCTGGCCAACAGACGCTGTTCTTTTATTGACTCATAGAACTCGTAGTTCTTAATCCATTCTGTGTCTTTTTGATAGTTGTAGTTGCGCAATAATCTACGTGTTTCATTTACTTGATTAATACGCTGTTGCTCTTGATAATTAGTGTCGCTGTTCTGCTCGGCAATGCTTTTGTTCATGGCCGCATATCTCAAACTCCATTGGCCAACTTCTTGCAGCAGCGTGTTAGATATTCGCGCTATGGGCATGTTAGTCTGGCGTACCACCTTCGCTGCCTGAATCTTCGGGAATCTCAGGAAGGTTGTACCGTCTTTTATACTGAGAGTCTACGCTGCCCAAAGGATCAGGTGCTGCATATTGCACATTGTGTTCAACAGGCAATCCAAATCTTTTGCGGATGGCTTGTTTATCAGCCTGGCTCCCACAGCATTGTGCACATTCTTCCACTATGTATTCAGCGAACCTTCGCGCAGTGCCACGCCAAAGATCATTGTGATAGATACTGAAGTTTGCCTGCGCTGCTATAAAGTCAAATGTATCTGGATTGTCAGGTAACAGCACCGAATAGTAGGCACTATCAAAGTCGGGGAAATCACTTGGATTCTTCATATCATTAAATATTTCCGTATTTGAGTAAGAAAAGACTACGGTGTTTTTCTGAATAAAAGTCTAACATTACTGCTACTACCAGCACGTCTTTGTCATAATCAAACTGTTGATGTTCTCTCACTGTAAAGCCTAGAACTTTTTTCATGTTGCTCCGGATCAAATACACACTGGGAGGATGATCTCTTTTGATCTTTTGCCAAATGGGGTGCCAATCCCGATATGTGTAAACAATAGGCTTCACTGGTAATGTTCCATAATTTCTCGCCAATAGTTGCGTTGTGCCCAATGAACTACGCACATGATTATTTTAATCCAAAATGTTTGAGTATACACTCATAGGGATCATGATCTTCACGCAAGGCAATGTTTGCACATTCACGCACAATTGACTCTGCGAATATTCTATTGTACTCGGCTATCCACATATCAGGATCAAGTACACCACGAGGTACAGAGTTTTTGGCTTGATCTGCCAGTTGGCTCACAAGTTCATTCATAAAATCCAAAGTGTTTGAGAATTGTTTTGTCAATCCTGCGCTGATAATGTTCGTCGGTATAAACAAGTTTGAATTGGTCAGCACATTCTTTCACAATCAACTGGGCGAACTTTTCTTTGTCAAATGTATAAGTCTTGTTGTCCCACGAACCGTAATCTTCGCATTGATCGGCAAGTTGTTTAATTCGTTCGTTCATGCAAATAGATCCTCATCCCATTCACGGTGTCCTTCGCGGAACGCCATGTTAGATTGGGTTTCGCGTACCTCTACACGATAACACCAAAGTCTTTCAGCTTCACTAGGTCCCCACATATCAGGAATATACACGCCATTGACATATTTGTAAAGCATATCGGCTAGACCTTCACACCCCAATCTTGGAAGAATAGTAAGTTTGGCCATATTCCGCTCTTGTAGCATCTTGAATGTCTCTAATTCAGGATCATCCTGTGCTACTAGCAAAGTATGATCAAACTGATCTTCCAATATTGCTTTTAATTCTTTTAATCCACCGTAGTCGGCAGCCCAGTTACGAACGTCTAACTGGTCAGTGCCAAAGTAGAACTTCATACTAAATGCATAGCCATGTATTAAATTACAGTGACTATCCGCCCTCCATTGCCTATATGCGCAGGGAAAAGCATGGTGATACTCTTTGGTGCTGGTATATTTGTATGTAACAGGTTGCATTGATTTTTTCCTATAAGTTAATATAGGCCTGCAGAATTTGTAAAGCGGGATGAAGAGCCAGGAAGGCCGCTGTGATTGATATTTAGTCTTGTGAAAAGTCGAACTCGTCCTTAAATTGTTCTTCACCAAACCATGATGAAAATTGCTCGCTGAAGTCTTCATCTAGGTTAAGCCAATGAATAATATCAACTTGATCTTCTTCTGACAACTCATGATACAGATCTCTGAAGTGTTGGGACTGTTCCTCGCTGGCTTCTTCTCGTTTTTCTTCAGCAGCGATCCAGTTATCCTCTTCTTCAGAGTCTCCTAGTTCATCTGCTTCAGCCCACAGACCCCATGCCAGTTGGTGAGCTTCTTCGTTGAGATTTTCAGTTAATGTCCAAGCTTCTTCTAGTGTCATTTTGATTCCTTGTCAACTGTGTCAGGGAAAGGCCATGTTGGATCCACAGGATTTATTTTAGATAGTTCATCCAAAGTGATTTCTTCGTCCTGGGCTTCTTGGAAGTCAACAACATTACCTTGATCGTCGGCACAGATAATCTTGACTTTGTTGCCATGTTCGTCTTCAATAAGGATAGGACCCCAGACCCAGGCCTCGCATTCGTTTTGATTCCAGCCTTCTTCTTCCTCTAACACTTCATAAACACTGGATTCACCAAATCGTTCTAACAGTGCTTCCTGCTCGTCCTCGTCCATATCTTCGGGAAAGTCAAAATCTTCCCAACAACCATCGTCCATGCTTTCGAGTTCGCTGTTCACAATATTGTTTGTACAGCAGTCATACATGTTGATACTATCGGTTTTGCTATCGCCCCCGGGAACCTGTGTAAATTCAAACTCTGGCGGATTGCTATCATCTGTTTCTACATAAAAACTACTCCAGCGAAAACCAGTTTTGCGAACAATGTTTTTCCCATCCTTGCTGTAGTATTCATGTTCTTCGCAGCATTTTTTGTAATAAGTTGAAACTTTCCAATTAGCCATGTTGTTTTTCCTTGTTACGACTTGCCAGTTATTGATAGCCAAAACTTATTATACCATCTATAGATTGTTTTGTCAATGCTTTCTGGTTCAGTATTGGGGTCTGGATGTGGCTCATTGTCGTTGATTACATTATCTACTTCATGATCAACCAGTTGATTGTAAATTGTGGACTTAGCAAGTTCGTATCTTTTTTGTTTGCTTTCGCTGTGTAAAATCACTATCACAAACTCTTGTCCATGACTTTGAACCAACATGCCCACACACCATCCAGCTGAATTGGTAAAACCAGTTTTGCTGACTTTGATTTGATCAAATTCCATCAGCAGTGGCTTGTTGGTATTGTCAATGGATATGGTACGTATTTTACGTTTGCGGTTGACTTCAAATAGCACATGTTTTCTCACACTGGTTTCCACAATAAATGGATATAGCGATGCTATTTGTACCATATTACCCACTGATCCTGCGGTGGCCTCGTTACTGGAACTTAGACCGGTTGGGTCAAAAAATCTAGTTCCAGTCATTTCAATGTCTTTGGCTTTTTGATTCATGGCCTTGATAAAGTCTTTACGACCATTGGGATAATCCCTAGCAACACTTTCTGCTGCTACATTGTCACTCCTTACCAACATGGCAGTCATGATATCACGCCGAGTGTGCTCTCCTGCTGGCAACTTGCCACCAGGTAACATCTGTATTTTTCTATCAAGATTACGATCATAGTCTAACGATACCATGGCTGTCATAAGCTTGGTGATACTGGCAATAGGCATGGTTTCATTTTGATAGCGAGCCACAACTATTTCCTGTTTGGTTATGTTGTACACCCATATGGCCGGATAATGACCTTGAGACTTTTTGGCCCAGGCTACGGTTGAAATCAACAGCAACAGAATGGTTAGTATTTTTTTCATGGTTTTTGGTATTCTGCCTTGCGATAATTTTGTTGTGCTGCAATCACACCACGTACACCTCCTGTGGGATCTTCACAGTCTCCCTGCCTGCGCGGTATCATGTGCACATGTGGGTACAACACAGTTTGTCCGGCTGCGGCGCCAATGTTTTGTCCGATGTTAAATGCCTCCCAGCGACCTTCCCTTACACCGGCCGTTCCAGTTTCATAAGCAGCTTGATAACAGGCAGCCAGGCAGAGCCAGGTTTCTTGTCTGGGCACAAACAACAAGTGGCCCTGAGTCACTGCGTAGGCATCTGCAAACACTACATAGTCCGGCTGCACGTCAACAACGGTCTGCCATGGAGCCACACCTGATGATCTAGCATGATCAAGATCAGAGGTCAGCACTGTGATTTTTGTAGTCATACTAGTGTACCAATTTGGATTTGTTTAACATTGGATGCGTCATGAGGCACAAGTTTATAAAATTGTTGCCTTTGAGTGTGATGTAGATTATTCATAACTATTAAATCTTTAAGTTCCTGTAAACGGCTTGATTGCCTCCATACCGGCCATAGATATTTTATAGCTGCTTCATGCACTTCTAGTTTTCTTCTAATACGTTCAGTTATAGTAAGTTCAGGATTTTCGCGGCTCCACCAAAGATGAAAGCCAGGTTCGTTGTTATGATTAAGTAGAAATTCTATACCATGTGATTCAATCATGCGTTCTACTGGAGCGCCAGGTAAGATTTCTAAACTTGCTCCAAGTTCAATTCCTATTATAGTCCCATCTGCAACATATCGTTGCCATCTTGGAAATATTGCAAGATTGTCATAGTGGTCTTGTAGAGTTTCTGTTAGATAGCCAGTGAACATCAAAGGCATGATGTGAATTTTATTGCGACTCAGTTCCGCAAGTTGATAATCAATGTCTTCATTGCTAAACTTTTTGCCCATCTCGGCTCGAAGTCTGTCACTACCGGTTTCAAGTCCTACATATAAAATATCAGCACCTGCTTGTCGCATTAGTTCAAAGTGATCTCGCGGTAGGGTTTTTATAGTGCGGAAAATAAACTGTCCTGACCATGATATAGGTTGATCAAAGTTGTAGTTGGCCAAAGTTTCACAAAAATCTGTAAACACTTTCAAACTGCCATTTACCAAGCTGTCCGTAAAATAAAATCGAGTGACTCCATGTTCATTGTAATTGTGTATGATTTCATTTGCTACACTTTTACCACTTCGGTATCTATATTTTGGCCAGTATCTTTCTACATCGCAGTATGTACACTTTCGAACACAGCCTCGACTCCCTGTAATGTAAACTTCACGTTTGCCTGGTTTGAGATAATCATAAAGATCTAAATTGTAGTAACTGTAGTTTGGCCAAGGCAAACTATCTAGATCATCAAGCTGATTAATATCTGTATTGTTGATACCAGGAAAGGCTGTGCCATTAAAATATGCTTCTACTGCCATTTCACCTTCGCCAACGATAAAATCATCAATTAAGTCTTGATCTTTAAGTATAGTACCATAGCATCTGTGCGCATCTTCAAGTGTGGTAACACCCACTCCCATGCCACCTGCGAGGATTTTACCTTTGAAGAGTTTACGACATTCCTGCAAAAATTTTTCTATAAAAAAGTAATTGGCTGTACCAAAAACGCTCACTAAAAGATAATCAAAGTTCAGTGCATGAATCTCAGCGCACTGGTGCGCTATGAAGTCAGTGATAAATTCTAGCTGATCAACTGATGGCGCAGTTGTTTGATTCCAAACGCCATCAAATCCGTGGTAGTCAATATTGTGAGATTTACAGGCATGAAAAAATTCAATGTTTAAATCAAACGCACTGACTTGATGTCCTAGATTCTCACACACTTGACATATTATAGCAGGACCTGTGGGAGGACGATGGGGTTCTAATCGCGGAACATTAACTATTGCGGTTTTGATCATTGAACAGTTCTTTAATCTCTTGTATAATTTCTAGATCACGTTCATAGTGCCACCGCGCAGCAAAGCCGCTAAAGTAAGCCAAAGAGGGATCATTTGGTACTTTATATTTAGACACTATCAACCAATCGTAAACAGGGCAGTTAAATTCTATGTTACTGTATCCATTAAAAGTCATAGACTGAAAACCGCAGACTTTGGTGTATTGATCAATAAAATTTTTAGGAGTAGTGTCCTGTTGGTACTGAGACCAAATAGTATTGAACACCAGATCGTTACGCATTAGATCAATACTAACATCATTGAATCTAATGTCCCTTAAAACAATTTCACATGATTGACTTCCATCAGGTAGTGAATCATAGACACCGGTTTCACCAAATTGTTTGCCATAATGAATCAAACTCAACGTGTTGTTTTTTGTACATAAGGGTCTAATTTTTATGGTTTGTTCGTCAACCACTTCACTATCATAATAGACTTTATCATTGACAATTAGTTTAAATTTAGGCCAATGATTAAAAAATTTGCCTATGACATCAAGTTCAATCTCAACATAATCAGAATCTTGCACATCAAACATCTTCGCCCATCATCCAACGATCAACCATGGTTTCGGCTTCTTGTTTGGTCATTGCTACCACTTTAAACCAAGCTCGTTTATGATTGGCCTTGATATCAAAAGGTACTCTGCCTCTAAACTCAAGAGGTTCATCTAGTTGTCTACTTATCTCAAAGGTTTTAAGTTGCCTAGCACGCTCTATTAATGCCGCGGCCTGAGCACGAGAATTATCATTGGGTAAAGTATCTTGCATAAGTTTCTCTCCATAGTATGGCTGCTGCTTGATGTGCATCTTCTAATGGATGCAGACCAGGATTTGATACTGCATATCCACGCATGCGACTCCAATCTAGAAAATTATGTCCTTCCCAGGTTGATAAATTTGGCTCTATGAGTAATTGCATCTCTTGCACGTAGTCTGGAGCATGAATCACTGTGTCCAGCATGTCTGGGTCCATGAAGGTTTGTACACAGGGAATACCATGATGTCTAAGGTACTGTTGTGCCACCATAATGGTCTGCAGACTTCTTACCTTATTCCACAACAAACTGGCGCAGCCGTAGTCTTTGGCAAAATCCACAACACGCTGACTCTGAGATCTATCTAACAGTGCAAAATATCGATGCGGCACACTCATAGGTCCTAGAGTGGCCCATTGTTCTTTGCCTTGGCCAAAGTAGAAGTCCCAACGATGTGCCCAAGTCCAGTTTATCACTGCTAAAACATCGTCATGACTATGATTAGCAAAGTATGATAAAATTTGCCTAGTTATAGATTCATTTCCACAACCAGGTTCAGCGCAGGTTTTGTAATCTACGCCTAAACTTCTAGCTACTATAGCCGGCCATGCTTGTGAACCGTCATAGTTGTTGGTTAATTCAACACCATAGATAAAGCTATCACCAAATGAAACTATTTTCTTCATTATGGTCTAACATACTTGGCAAGATCAGGAGGAGTCCATCCTTCAGGTTTGAGAACTTTACCATCTTCTCTTTTACAAACCTTGCCTGTGTCTTTGTCAATCTTGGCAAGATTACTGTTCAATACTTCACGCCATGCACCGTCAGCATCAACTCCTAGGCTATGAATAGCGCCTATAGTAACCACTATGAGATCAATAAGAGCGTCTAATGTTTCAACTTTGTCTTGTTTGATTATAGCGTCAGCTAGCTCGCCACCTTCCTCTTGCATGAGATTCAAATACATATTAAGTTGATCTTGGTTAAACTTGCCTACGGTTTGATCGCAGGATAACATAAATGCCATTTGATCTAGAAATACGCTCATTGTTTTTCCTTTATCTTGGTGCAAATTCTTGTTGAAGTTTGATATTGTCCATGAACTCTTTTTTGACGCTGGGATCGTCTTTAAAGGCTCCGGTCAACACCGTGGTTTGTGTTAGACTGCTGTGTGCCATGATACCGCGATTTTCACAGCAACCATGTGTGGCCTGTATGTACACGCCTACATTTTTACTGCCAGTGGCTTTGCTTATCTCTCTGGCAATGTCATTGCACAGCTCTTCTTGTAGTGTACCGCGACGAGCACACCACTGAGCGATGCGAGTATACTTGCTCAAACCAATGAGCTTTTCGGCAGCAATGATTCCGATGTAAGCAACGCCAGACACAGGCTGATGATGATGACTACACATACTACGAAGCTCACTGCGAACCACAAGCATGCCTTCATATCTATCTTCGGAATCGTTTGGGAACGCTGTGGCATCTGGTGCTGGTTCATATCTACCTGCCATTATTTCGTTAAAGTACATTTTAGCAAGACGTTGAGCTGTGCCCCGGCTGTTGGGATCGTTTTCGCGATCAATCAGCAGTCGATCAAGCACCAGTTCAAAAGCTTCTGTGGCTTCCTTGATCAAGTGTTCTTGATCCGATGGCGCAATATAATCGCTGATGTTGTCGCCAGCCCAGAAACGTTTACCATCGCGTTTCATTCTAGCACGTATTGCATCTGCTAGATATGATTCTTTGTTGGTTGTTATCTCGCCAGCTTTGACGTAGACTTTTTGTGGCAAAGGTACATATAAAGATTCAAGATCCACGGGTACAAATTCTTGGTCTTGTGTTACATTTAATACAGGATCAGGGTTGAATTCAGTTGACAATATTATTCTCCGAGTTTGAGTCGAGGATGACTAGGGTTAGTATAAAGGATATTTAGGTCGTGGTCAAGATGATTTGACATTTGTTATGCCAGTAATTTGTAATGTGTATCTATCTTGCTGCCCTAGATTAGCAGCAAGATGCGGAGTCGTGCCTTGCCATGATACCCAGTCACCACACTGCCAGGCACTCACTGACTCTGTGCCTATTTGCAACACCTGGCCAAAACACCAATCTTCAGGAAACAAGATCACTCTTGTAATTAATGCGAGATCTTCAACACCACGTCGCTGGGCATAGGTCTTATACGCATCATGATGCCAAGGTAGAAGTCTACCTGGACGCATGCGATGCATAGCATAGACCTTGTCACTTAAATGATCAAAATTCTGTTCTAGATAATCAGTTACAACACTGGGTATGTCTCTAGCAATTGCAAGTTCCACCAGTCCGTTATATCTTTCACGATCTATTTCATAGATTGGCACAAAACCAGTATAGGGCTCTGGGTGTGTTACAAAGTCGCAGTCAAGATACCATTTTTCAAACTGCGCTAGATTGATGTGCCCATGCTGATTCATTTATCTAGTTTTCTACGCCAAATATCTATAGTCCTGGCTAATCCTATGTCAAGATCTATCTGCGGCTCCCAACCAAGATCACGACTAATAGCAGTTGTTCCACTGTTTAACCAGTAGATCTCACCCGGACGTTTTGGCTTAGTGTTCCATTGTATGTTACCATTCCATCCAATCATAGCGGCTATCTTGTTAGCATAATCACTAATCTTGATTGGATTGTCAGGACCCACTGTGTAGATTTTGCCTTGGTTACATTGATTTGGATTTTCAATCACTCTTATCCAGGCTTCTAATAAGTCATCAATCCAAATGAAATTTCTAAATGGTTCAGCATAGCCAAGATTTACCACATCAGAGTTTAGAATCATCTGTGTGATAATTTGTTCGGTAACAAAAAAGTCATTGTCCGTGCGTCCATAACTATTGGTTTGTCTAATAGCAGTAAACGGCAAGTTCAATGCTCGATGAGCGTATTCAAGATATTTTTCCACTGCGAGTTTAGCTACTGCATAAGGAGCATTGGGATTGGGAGGCGTATGCTCGTCAAAGGCCAGGCTCTGCCTAGGTGTACCATGATCGCGTATCTCGTCACTGATTGGTTGCCAGCCATAGACTTCCATGGTACTAGCAAACACAAAGTTCTTTAGATTAGGCAATCTGCAGGCAGCATCAATTAGATTAACGCTGCCCACATAGTTTATTTCGCTAAATGTGACTTGTTCGTAGAAACTTTTTTCAACTTCAGTTCTAGCCGCTAGATGTACAATTACGTCCGGATCGGCATTCATGAGCTCGGTTACTACATCTGCATGATGCCTAAGATCACTCTTGAGTTCAATGATTTCATGATTCAACTGCAATCGAGGAACAAGATGCTGGCCTATAAAACCAGTGCTGCCAGTAATGAATATTTTCATAAGGGGATTAGTGTGTAGATAAAATATTTAGCTAGATATCTACTCACTGATTTTTCTCACATGATATTTGGCAGTGCCCACGTGATCGCGATAACGGTTACCAGATCGATTCCACTGTTCTCCATGTCCCAGTATGATGTCAACTACACGATCCACAGTACCATCATTCCAATCTGAAATCAAGCCCATGTTGTGATGCGGTTCTAGCAACAAGGCGTCCAATTTGTGAAAAGCATCATCAATGCTCCAAGGCACATACAAACGATTAGGATCATTGGCAAAGGTTTCTGGGAAACTACGATACGCAGGATACAGCACATTACAGCCCAGGGTATCAGCTTCACTTACAGTGTTTGAAACCCAATCTTGTAGTGCGCAATTAAACAGCACGCGAGTATCATTAAGCAGATGGTAATAATCATTTTTCTGCAGGTTTTCGTATATAGTTAACCGTCCCTGTGCTTCTAGGTGTCTAGCTCTTGTTATATATTCTTGGTTGTTGGAGCGTAATGGGCCGCCGGAGAACACGCAGAACTCCACTGGATACCAAGCCTTATCATGCCACATATCAATCAAGTCCATGAAAAATCCTGGCTGCTTTTCTTGGTCAAATCGTGCAGCAAATCCTACTCTCATGGGACGTTGGTTGAATGGTGTGATGTTGTCAGCGCCACCAATGCGTTCAAGCACTTCCTCTTTGCCAAACGCTAGGCCAGAAATATTATAGATAGGAGCACGCCATCCAGCAATACGCATATGAGCAACCATTTCCTCATTAGTGGCGAGAACCCCGGTGGCGAACTCATTGACCATGTGTTCATAGAGAGCCATCCATTTCTGTAGACCCCATACATGAACAAAATCATCAGGATCAATGGACTGAGCAAGACACCTAACAAAAACACGGGGCCGCTGATCATGAGGCACCTGATCAAATATGTAAGGTAGGCTCTCGATACCGGGTTGAAACATGTCCTCAAAGTAGATAACATCATCATGCCTAATCTCTCCGTTTTTATGCATTTGCACTAGATTCATCATTTGGCTCATGCCAAAATAACTTCTACCATGTGCATCAAGAACCTGCCCCACAGATATGGACTGTGAGTTGTCAATGGCAGTACCTGGAACATAAACTACATCTAGCCCACGACGTTCAAACACACGACGATTCCATTCGGTTAGTTGTAGAGTGTAACGAGCTTGATAACTTTCAAGCCCCATGTAGTAGAGTTTTCTCATTACGGTCTCCCGGGTCTACGTTGGTCTTGGAACCACATGTCTTTCACTGGTTTGCCTTGGGAGAACTTCATGAACTGTTGATAAGCATAGCTTTTCCAGTTGTAAAGTTCTGCTTCGTTGTAACGATAGCCAAACTCTTGACAAAATTCAAGATAGCGTTCGAGGTCATCAAACACTTGTGTAACACGAGGGTTTGGCTTAATTACAGGCTTGCCCATTTCAATCTCCTTATTGGTCTAGTGGCTTTGAATTATATTCGCGAATTAGATCAAGAACTTCAGATTCAGTATTGCAAATAACTTTACTAGTGGCCCACTCACTTTCTTCATTGCGGCCACCAATTTCTACCATCCAACCGTTGTCGTAACGATTGATAGTAATTGATTCGTTTACTTTACTAAGTTTATTTAGATCTGGCATAACATCTCCTTTTAAATTTTACGCAGCATCAGGGTCGTGTGCAATACCACGCCACTGTTTGATTTTTATTTCTTCTATGTCGGGAGTATCGTCGCCCCAAACTGGAACCCATCGTGTGCCAGTCCAACGTGCTGTGGTTGCACTGTAGCTTGGCCACTCGTTCTTTTTGCCTGTGTTGATTTCATAAATGCCTTCCCGCACCGGATTGACTTTTTTGGAAAACCAGTCAGTCATTTCATAAGTGCAATCATCTGAATCACGATATCGTTCCCACTTACCGTCCTTGTATGTTCCTGCTACATAGAATCCAAATTCTGAACTCTTGCCAGTGGTATCGCCGCCATAGTTATCAATGTCAACACCATCGTAACTTACACCGCAGACAACTTCACTGCCATCTACATCTTCAACATGGAAGGCTAGTTTGTTAATATCAAATGGAGCAGTGAGTTCAATCTCGCCTTCAAAGAATGTTCCCTTTTCGTTGCTGTTGCCAATGAATATTATAGTGCCTGGAGACTTGTCATCAATAAACACTGCATCTGTGTAATCAAACTCTGGACAGTCCTCGTCTTGGAAAGAGTCAAGCCCACATTGAAATACTTCAACGCCGTTTTCATCACCAATCCATACAGTGCCACTCTGTAGTACAACTCCATTGCTATGTACCATGTCATCACACTCATACCATGATCCAGGAGGGAATGGCCACATGTCTTCGGGTATGTTGTGTTCCGCAGCATAGTCACTGTCCCAGGCAAAGTCACTAACAGATATTCTACGACTGCGAAAGTAATCATAAATTTCACGATTCACTGTGCCCATAACAGACTCGCCTCCATATCCCCATAAGGATATTTTATAGGTACATGGAGTAAATTTCAAAGTTTCAATGAGTTTTTCTTGCTCGGCAATAACTTCAGCAGACTTTTTTGTTCGGGGCATGAGAGCTCCTTAGATTTTGATTGATTGATAAGGTTTATGGATAGGGTATTCAATTACACAACCATTTTCACCATCTTCGCTTACTTCAATAATAATACTGCGATTTGGGTAGCGTTTGGCAATTTCTTGATACAAATCGTCTGCGATCATCTCGCAACTTTTGTAGTCAAGACTTAGAACGGTATCTTGATTAGAATACAGCCCTTGAAGCCAGCGTTTGAATTGGATGAACTCGATGTCCCGGTTATTGTGGAACACATCGATTGACACCCTAAAATGGAATATGTGACGGTGAGGATAACCAAGAAACGATACATCATATTCATCATTGGTTGCAAGTTTAGGATCCTCCAGTGCTGCAGGATATTTATGGATCCCTTCTCGTTGAAAAGATACCCAAATCTGTCTTTTGGCTTCCTGTAGTATCCTAGTACGTGTTTCTGCAGCCACTTGAAGTTGTGAGTGAGTGATATCAATAGACTGATTTGTCATGAGCGTATTTGTCCTTTGTAGGGTATATCAGACTTTACTACTATATTTGTATTAAGAAAATCAACTATGTCAACTCTAAAAGGAGCATTGATCCATATCTGTGTTTCAACTAGTGTCCAGCTGCGTTGCATAGTAATTATACGCTGAACACCTCCCTTGGCTATATCTTTTTGGATACGATGTTGTGCTTTTTCATTCCAATCTGGACCTTCCCATTGAAAACCGCTTGAAATTTGGTGCTGTACATCATACCCCAAGGCAGCATCGCACTGTATAAATTTGGTATATCTGGCAAGATCTGTATCGTCAGACAGGAATGCTTGGCCCCACATAAACCATTGATCAATACGCACAGTTTGATCTCGGCTGGCTCGACTCAAGACATTATGTAGCTTTACCGATCTATCAGCTAGGCTAGTCACACGATACAGCGTTTTTGTGTCAGACATCAGTATTGTCTCATACTTTCCATTGTGATAATCTTGGCAAGTTCTGTGTTGAAATCTTGCTCTGATGTGATTATATAGGTCTTGTTTTCGCTGCGATCTAATTTTCTATCATAGCTTTTGAATGTCACAAGTGATCCACCTATGACTTTTTTGAGATTGATACGCAGGCCATCACTAAGATCGTGTGGATCATCATCGCCACGTATTACATTAGATGCTATCGCATCTGTTGGATATACACCCTCTAAGCCAATTAAATGTTTGTTTTCCCAAGCCCATTTACTTTTGCGGATAAACCACTGATCAAACCATTTCATTATATCACCTTGTCGTTGGAGTATTGACCCCAGTCAGTAAACTGCTGAGGATTCATGATGTTGTGCAATCTATGTACCCATACTCCTGGATTTGTATCTGCAAAATCCTTGTCGTCAATTTTTAAACAAGTGTTGTAGTTCCAGAGTTGGATGTAAGGCACAGGCACTTTAATTATAGGTATAAACTGATGGCTTTCGCACAAGCCACCTTCATTGAAGTTAGCAGCATACTTAAAAGGAATGTCAAGACTACACCAGTATCCACGCATTAAAAAAGTGTGTATGACATTTTCCCAGCCCACAATATCATTGCTAGTTAGTGGATGATAGCTGTCATTGGCGCCAAAGAAAATATGTCTTACATGCTTTGAACTATCTACATAGGAATTTTGTGTGTTGAGCACATCTTCTATGTCTTGGATAGTTTGATATCCTATTACAAACAATGTTTTCATTCCATGTGCAGGCGTGTGTTCTACTTCGTTGCCAAAAAAGAACTGTGCTGTGGAATGCCCTGGTCTATTCATGGTCATCGTAATTTACTCTTTCGTGGTCGTGTTCAAATTGCCGACGACGCAGGTCTCTCAATTGGTCGCGTACCAAAAGTCTGCGTTTTTTTAAATCTTGTAAACGCATGTCTTCAAATATACCAGTTTTTTCCATGGTATCAATGTGTTTGTCTAGGTCGCGATGTTCTGTTTCTAATTGACGAATTTTATCTTGATACATGCAGTTTCCTGTCACAAGTAGTTCTTGCAATTTTACAACAGACCAGATATACTGTCAAGCTTATTCAGCTTCAAGTTCGTCCAACTTAGATTGATCTAGATCGTTGTCAGATGTGTCTGTATCGGATGTTTCAAAAAGATTGTTAAACATTGAAGTGGCATTTACAGCTCGCTTGCCTGTAAACCCTCGAGTACCAATTACTCTTTCCCAAATACGTGCATTGTCGTTTATAATTTGCAGACTCTTTTGCCGATCGCAGGCAGCAAACACTTGGTCAATAAGCCGAGCCACATCGTAGTCTGAATTCAATGGATGTACTAGCATGTCTGGTGATGTGCCAGAATCAAACATTCGGTTAGCACGTTGCACAGCTTCAATATGCATCCAAACGTTGTGGCCCATGAGCAGTGCATAACTGAAACTATCCCAGCTGGTTCGGCCTTCTTTGCCAATTTTGTTAAGATCTCCGGGTTTGTAAAAACACACGTCAGATATTTTTAATCTAGCTGATATAGGCGAATCTTCAAAAGCAGGATGTATTCCTTCTTGCATCACAGCATCGCGGAATGATCTTGAATCAGTAGCAAACTTTTTGTTGTCTGCTGTGGGGCTCATTTGATAACTCCACTTGCTCCTATCTTCGGTAGTAATGGAATGATAGAGCTGACCGTTTGCTGTAGCAAGGAACGGGCTTGCACAGTCAAAACTGATAGTGAAGTCGGAGTTGTGGTACTTACGTACAGCTCGTTGGATGATTGTGAGAAGTACTGCCCATTCCAATTTACTTGTACCTAAGAAGTGCATCCAGTCATGCACGCCCTTTTCTAACAAGCCATCATGTATCAGTGTGATCAATCTTTTTCACACCAGATGTACATCACACATATTTTGTCCACCCATGCCCCAACCGTTAAAATGACGTCCGGGATACTTGGTAGGATCACAATACTGTTTCATTAGATCATACCATGCATCAGCTTCAGTATGATTGGCACCTTGTAAAACATTCAAGAACTTAGTACCACCTTCTGCAACACCGCGTCGGTGTTTGATAAAGTATTCATTGTTGTAATGCGTGGCTCGAACAGCGTCGTCGTAGTCTCTAATACCAGTCTTTTCAGTGGCTCCGGGTACATTGGAGGTCCACGTGGGAATGTCCAGAGTCATGCCATAGTCGGCCATGCCATCTAGCCACTTCAGTGCAGCTTCGCGTTTCTTTTGTGCTCGCGGGCATTTGGGATCTTTCCAATCACCTTCCCATACACCCTTGGCAATCTGGAATCCACCCGAGTCGCACAGCAAAGTGGTATGATTGCCACGATTACGCATCATGTCTTCTCGAGGATCAGCCTTGGTTAAATCTAGATTAGCATGTCCTGCTGAATACAATGCCCAACGATATGGAAACAATCCTGCTTGATCATTTAGGAAATTCATCATCTCCATGTCTGGAATACCTGCAGGCATACGTGTAGCTTCTACATATTGCTCATAACGTTGACGTCCTACGTAGGTACTGTAAAAACTTGACACAGCTGGAAGAAACACAGCATAGTCGTTTTGTGCAGCAGTCAGATCATGCTGGTGGTTTATTTTCATTAGTGGCTAGTTGCTTTACTATTTGGAATTTTTCATAGACATCGCGAAGTGCAGGCGATCGTTCAATCAGTTGTTCTAGATCTTGTTCTTCTTGTTGTTTTTGTCGTGCCCATTTAATTGCTGATTCGGCTTCTGGGCTCAAGCACACTGTGGCGTGTCCGTAATATATGTTTAACCAGTTGTAACCATCCCATACCTGTAGACCCTGTGAGCTAGAATCAAATCTCACATCGCCAATCGTAAGAGGAGTTGCACCTACCACTCCTGATGTGTTAATATATGGGCCTGCAGATGTAGTTCCTCCTAAGATTTGAACAGACCCACCAGAAGCCGAAATCGTTTTTATCATTTTTGATGTGCAGGCATGATATAACTGTAAGTGGCCAAGCCTGAATCAACTACTATTTCAGCAGCTCCGCCGTCTGAAAATTTCACCTTCTTGTCGCCGTTGAGATTGAGAATTGATTGTACCACTGCCACTGGATAGGCCCAGGGACGTTTTAGTACACCAGATACTCCAGCATGAAACACAAAATTGCCGGCGTGCGTGCTGTGGTCACCAAACAAGAACTTGAGATTCTGCTTGTCAACTTGTACTTGTAGCAAGGGTTCATCTGAGTTGGCCTGTGCCTGCATGCGCAGTCTTTGAATTGAAGCAACTGCGGGTTCAAACTCTACGTCCCAGTTCACGCCTTTGAATTTAACATCTTTCACTTGTTGACTCACAATGTCTGCTGACATGAATCTATAAGTGTTGTGAAAGTCGCCGGTTTGATTTTCAAAATACACACCGTCAGGATCGCCGTTGGCTTTTTTAGTAATACTGAGTTTGGCATTTTCACGATACTCAGGCAAGTTCAACAGGATCTTTAATTTACTGAGATTGGGCATGCCAAAGTGGCCGATGAATTCAGCCACTGGTGTATGGAATCGACCTTCAAGTACAACATTCTTGTTTTCTGCATATCCGAAGATTGTGGTTTCTTTGTCAGTGCCATCAATCTTGACAAGATCAATGCAACCGAGGTCATAGGTGTGTTCAACTAAGTCTAATAATTGGTCTCTCATGTGTTCTCCTTGTGTATATTATAACGATATTATTTAGATTATCCAAGCGTCTTGGGAATTATTTTTGCCAAGGTCTGTCCACCACGCAGTGTGTTAAACTCTCCTGGTTTGGTAAGATGCATCCAAAACAAGCCAGTAGACGTGTTTTCGGTTTTCACATGTTGGTACCCTAGACTCTGTGCAAGATTTTCTAGCATGCCGCCTGGTGTATAACAACAAAAAGAACTTTCACTTAGTTTGACGCCATAGCTTAGATCACAGTTGTTAAATGTAAAAACCAAACTACCACCAGGACGTAGTTTGTGATAAAGTTCCACTAGATATTGGCGAATTACTTCTAATGGTCTAAAATTAAAAAAGTAGTAGGCATAAACCAGTCCCAGCTGACCATCAGGTATAAAATCAAACAAGGAAGTCTGTTGTTCTTTGACAGCATAGGTTCGTAGATGTCGTTGATATTTGGGATTAAACTGCTCCAGTGCAGGTCTAAGCAACTCATGGTCTGTATCAACCATGTACAAAGGGTGGCATGGTACCAACCATCTAATGTGTTCTTCTTTACCAGGCCTTATACACAAGGCTGGATATCGCCAGTCCGACAGATTTTTTATACAGTGCTTCAGGCCTTCAAGTTCTGTTTCTGGGACCTGTAATCTCCGATTTAGAATATAGTCTACAGTCTCAAAAGAGGACTCCTGAGTGTACCATCTGTAGCTGCGAGCAAAGTAATCTGGTTCAACTCTTGCAATTAAATCGTTTACTCCTCGAATCACTGTGTCTAGTGTGCTTTCAAGTTGCTTTAGGCTCTGATGTACTTGGCCACAACTGGTTTCCAGTAGATGTTCGAATTCATTACGCACAGACACATCATGTCTTACATTTCTTAGCTGTAGGTCAATGTAGTTGTCCAAGGTCCAACGATATTCACGATTAGTGTTGGTCACTAGATTGTTGCGATAATGAATTAGATCGCTGAGTTTCATGTGAATTCAAATAGGCTTTGGAAAGTATTAGTAGTGTTGGTTGAACTGTCAATATCCCATTCCAGCACGCCTAATAGGTTGTCTAATTTGCCATCAATCACAGTGGTTTCCATACCATTGTCATCAAATGGCAAATCCTTAAACCATTGTGGTAAATGTAGTTCATCAGTGGGATATGCAATAGATGTCCAGTCCAAGGGATTGTTTTTGAGTTTGCATACAATGACTTTTTGTCCGTCCATGATTTGCATACTGTAGTTGTCGGAGTGCATGCGCCGCATGGTGTTCCAGTTCATGGCTGCTCGCACATGTCCTGGCATGTTGGTTTTGCCTTCGCGATCTTCGGCTTTCACAAACTTGGTGAGATTGTTCACACGCTTTGGAGAACCTTTTTCCCAACCCGGACGCTCTTTAAAGTCTAACTTAAACTGCCGAATTTTTTCTATGATTTGTTCACGGCCAGCTCCTTGTAGCACTTCATTTAATACCTCACTGAGAAAATCTTGAATGACCTTGGGAGTGTCCGAACGCTTGAGATCAAGTCCCATGGCCTTGACTTTGCCCGGACGACCATTAACATCCACACGTTTGTTTTCTTTGTCAATGTACATCACTGCATAGCGTTTCTTTGTGATAAACAATCCCTTGGTGGCTACAAGTTCACGCCCGCCACGTATCACTGAGCCCATTTCTCTAGGCACATGAAATGCCTGCTCCATAAATCCAGGAAAACTTTCGTTGACCTGATCTGCTATGCCGTTGTAGAGTTGAATACAGGTGTCACTAGTCCATTCCATACGGCCTTCTGCTACTTCTTTTTGCAGCACTGGCCATGCGGAAAAGTAGCAGCTATCTGTGTCACCATAGATTATTGTTTCTCCGACGTGGTCGTATCGTCCGGTGATGCATTCGTTGACGTAGGCGTCCATGTGCTTGGCGATAGCACGTCCAGTAAGAGTAGTAGACTGACCAATACGCTTATCAAAGAACCTACAACCGGGGTTAAGAATAGCGCCATAAAGGCTATTAAGATTAATCTTCTTGACAAGTTGGCGCTTGTCCCAGTATTCAAATTTTTCATCATCTACTCCTTCAAATTCTCTAGCTTTCTTCTGCATGTCTTTGCGTTCGGCATACCAACGTTTGAGCAAGCCTGGCACCACGCCTTCACGTTCATATGTAAAAATAGTGCCATTCGCAGACAGCATCCAGGGCTGACGACTGTCAAAGATCATTCGCCAGACTTCTGCAGCCGAGTGCACAGATTCCGTGCCATCCTGCCAGTCAATGATGATTTCTGTGCCACGTTGCTGTTCCATCACAGCAGTATATTCAAGAGTGCCAAACAGGCCCTCCCAGCTGGCAGCAAAGCTCATTCTTTGTTGCTGTCGCTCTTGAATATAACGATTGGTCATGTGCGGTCTAAGTTGACCAATAATGGTTTCCGGTGCCATGTTAAGAGCGCGGATTGCTGAGGGATACAGCGAGTTGATGTCAATGGAACCGATCCACTCGTGGAGCCCTTTTTTGGGATAAGCAACATAGGCACCTGCTGCTTGCGTGTCGTCATCACTGTATCTCTCCTGTCGATTAGGTACAACCATACCACGCTCATGCGCTTCGTTGATAATGGCTTGTTCAGTAACTGCCACAGCACCCATGGTAGTGGGCAACAACACTGTGTTTTCATGCGCCAGAGTATTGGCTAGATCCAAGAACCTAAGTTTTTTGTCAAGCGAGGCTAACCCATTAACATCCTGTCGGTTGTACTCAATGAACTTGCGGAAGTCTTGATTGTAGAGTTGATCCAATGTACCTTCATATTTGGTCTTGCCTGCTAGTTCTTCATATTCAAGTATGGAATCAAGACTGTAAGAGTGGCGCTCTTCGTAAGTGTACTTTCTATAGAGCTGCATATAATCCATGTGCACACGGCCCACCAGGTCAAACGTTAGAGCTTCTGCGCCAAAACGTTCAAAGGTACGTGACTTAGGAAACTGCCCCCATAAACAGAATTTGCGTGTGTCATCTTTACTGAGCACTCGAGTCACACGCTGCACAGTATAAGGAATATCATAGCCTTCGGAGTTCCAACCTGACAGTACATCTGCATCATCTATGAGATCAAGAAACATCAACAGCATTTCTGCTTCGGACTCAAACAAAAACGTATTGGGGAAGTCACTAACCTGTTGTTGTGCAGTCTCCATGCTGATGCTACGAGGAGGAACTGCCATGGTCACCAATTGATCCAGCCAGCCAAGATACACTGATATTGCTGTGATAGCATTAAAGGGATCATCAGGACGACTGTACCCACGTTCCGGATCAAAGTCTACCTCGATGTCAAAAAACGCTGCGTTGAGCCTGGGCGCATCTTGACCTTTGTAGTTGTCTTCTAAACAACGAAACACAGGATTTATATCTGACTCGTAGCATTGTTTGCCACTTTGCATGCGAAGTTCTTTACGAAATTCTTTGTTGCTGCGTGTGGAAAATCTAGCTACTTGCGTGCCGTATATGCTTTGAAACTTACCGCGAGGATCATCATAGTAGAACACATAGTTGGCAGGATATTCTTGGTAACGACGTTCGCCATTACGCCGTTCTACAACATGTATACGATCGTGTTCACGATCAAACAGTGCATCTACATAACTCATTCATTCTCCATGTGTGGTTTACAGCCCACACTGCTCTGCATGCCGTTTTTGGTCCGACGAGACCATGTATCCACCGCTAGCTCACAGAGTTTCGCAAACTGTAAACCAAGATACAGTGTTGTACCTATAATAACACCAAACCCTATCCAATAACTAATTATGGTCGCAACCGTAATCAGCATCAAAGAGTTTTACCAACCGTGGTAAGAATAGTTTCCAACAGCTCATGGTCTTGTTGCGCTTTGCCAAATTCAGCTTTGTGCGCAATCTTGATTGCACGTTTCAAAACAGCGGGTTTTATCTCAAGTTCTTCGGCAATGGCTTTCACAGTGTCAGTGAGTCCGCCGTTGAGCGTTTCAACTTCATGCATTACCTGCATGCCTTCATTGATCAACTGTATGAGCTTGGCTTTTTGCTCAGCAGAAAAGTTCACGTTGTTCATGGTACCTCCTGGTTAAAAACGCAATTATACACAGTTACAAAAGTGCTGTCAATAGTCATAGCCAAAGATTCTTGGAGTTTGACAATTTTCAAATTTTACTTGTTGAATTAAATCACGATCCGGTTGAAAAAACTCACATACTCTGGCCATATATTTGCTGTTGTTTTCTAATACGGATTTGAAATAATGCCGAGGTATGGCCTTACCATTTTCTAAATTAGAAACATTTTGAGCCACGTGGGCATCTACATTCAATCTAAATCGTTGTTCAAAGTAGGTACTGAAATCAGATTTAAACTCTGAGTTGATATACCAAAAGTCACAACGATGTGAGTCAAGATTCTGCAGGAAAAAGGTCTGGCGTTCAGTATGGTCATCCAATCTAACAGTATCAAATACCAGATCCAACAAAGCCAGGTTGTTGCGCACTAGATCTAGACCAGTGTGCTGTGGCAATCGATAAGTTAACCATGTGGCTAGACCGCTTAACCAACGCTCTACCGGATCTCTCAACCATACAATGATCCTATGATCAGGATCAATCTCAGGAGGTTTATTTGGTCTAAATCCTGCTTGCCAAAAAATCTGTTTGCCCCAACTACTAGCATTAACTGGTATATGAAGGAAGCTGCACTGATGGTCACGAGATTGCATCACACTGTGCAATGCGTGATCCGAGAAAAAATGAAATGATTTGATCATGCTGGCCAATCAATAAGTATTGATGTTATTTAGACCCTAGATGAACTCCCCGTATATTAACACAAGACTGCGTATTATTGTAGCCCGCCCTGGAGCACGAGGCGATTTCCTCGCGGGCTGGTTGGGCACACTACCGGACTCTGTGGATACTTTGTGGCGCATTGATGTTGACACTGGTCGTAGTCTTGGACTCATGACCTGCTTTAAGCACATTGATACTGAACCTGTGAGCAGTGATTGTTTAAATCAAGTGTTGGCCACAAGAAACTATCAATTAGATGCCCGCGCTCCTTGGGTATTCAACATGGCATGCCATGGTTATCAACTAGAGCACAAGATCTCTGATGCCAGTGCTGTGCAAATCATACAGATTGTTGATGATCAACATCAGGAAAAAATTAACTGGGAATACACAGTTAAAACCTGGTTTGCTCGGGACAGACAAGAACACAACATTCGTGACAATGAATTTGGCCAAGCAGATAGAACAGCACCTAACACCACGGCGCAACAACGTGTTGATATGGTTAAACAGTTTTCAAGATCCTGTGCTAGAGTCAATGTGGATCAAGCACTCACAGGATTAGACGTAGTTAGATTTGAATATAAAAGATTGTTCGTACCTGGCGGCAGCCGTGAAGTAGAAAAGGCACTTGGGCTCAACATTGCTAATCACTACCATGTGTTGTGGAACACACAACTTTATTTTGCCAACAGCAGATTAAGTTACTCAGAATTTGATTACAAATGGACACAAAAAAACTACCTGATCTAGCAAGTTTTGATCTAGCGTTGGGGTCAACGCTAGTGACTGTAAAGTTCCCCTTGGATTCCAACAGCATTAGACTAGCTCATATACAAACTGGCAATTTTATCAAGCTAATGACCGCCAACAGTTATGATCATCTCATGGCAAACTTTGCTGAGTATCATAGCTGGCAATGGCAGCGATGCAATCAAGTTGGAGCCTGGGACCTACCTGAAAATGCCAGAATATTGGATCTAGGTTCCGGTCTCTCAGTCTTAGACATTATCTTGGCCCAACAAAGATCTGATCTTAGATTTTGGTTGATTGACCGTGGTGTTGATACCTATCAACCTGACACAGTGGTAACACATGGCAACGATCATCCTTGGTATAACTCATGGATAACAGTGGAACAACAGATCACAGCAAACAATCTTGATCGCAAACGTTTTGTATTACAACCGCCGGATGGACCTTGGCCTAGCGAACTTGACTTAATACTCAGCACATGGTGTTGGTGTTGGCATGTACCCATAGAGACCTATCTAGATTCCGTGTTGAAATCCTTGGCCCAGGGTGGACGCTTGTGTGTAGATGTTAGATATGAACACTATGATAGTATGGTTACTGAATTGTCCAAACACATGGGAACAGAACCGCGTGTTGTGAGTTACTATGGACGCCCCTGGATTAAAGATGAACTGCCTCGAGGCTATAGATGTTGTTGGATACGTCAATAACGTGATTTAAACACATGGTGATACGGGTGAGTTTTATTTCTGTTTGGCCTATCACCACCCACTCTTAGATACATCCCCCGGGGTAGTTTATGACAGTGTTGATTTACAAAGTATGCGATTGCTCGGCTGCGAGTGTGAATTAAACAATCGCCATATTTGTTGCAAACATGGTACCACTCTTCATTGTCTAACCAGCGTGTGAAAATCATTTTTATTATTATAGCTCACTTTGGAACAAGAGGTAGCGGTTCTAGTTCCCAGGCAGCAGCCGCCTTCGACCACAACTTACGGTCCTAAGGTGGTCATCAAATTAGATTGGTTCCGCGTTCTTCAACGTAGTCTACATCAGGCACTTGCCCACGTGAACGACGTCTAGCACAATACATTTCACATGCCATGCTGGCTTCTTCCATGCTTTCAAATGCAGTTGGCAACATTTTTTCCTCCATGGTTATTCTAAAGCCATCGTCTTCGTTGCCATGTATTCGCAGCACCTTACCATCATCTGTAGTAATGGTGCGTACTGGCAAGAATTTTTCAATGTCCGGTTTGGCTATTTCCTGTTTGGCCTTGGTTATCAAAGAGCGGTCGCGGCCAACAAGTTCATCTTCTACGCTGCGTAGATAATCAGTAAGGTCACGTCTAATCTTGCCTAGCACGTCTTCAGCTGCCATCATTTGTTCTTGAACGTCATTGGTTTTTTTACCGGTAGAGGTATCTGGTTTTTCTTTAGACAGCATATTTTGATTGATAGGAAAAGTTTGACTGGTTGGAGATTTAAATTGTCCTGTGACTCTATTGGCCAATTGCTCTCCTGGATCCATTGCATATTTGTCCGGAACCTGGGAAGGTGTACTCAAGGACATTATACCCGTTCGTGGTTCTTCATTTGTTGTTTGTTTATTATCGCGTGGGTAACCTGTTTTGATATCCAGGCTATATCCAGACAAGCCTTGACGATCCAGGACATCACTAATAAACTTTTCAGCATCTTTGGAATTTTTAAATTTATCACCTAGATTGTATGTGCGTGTTTCACCATCAATTGTGACATACGCTACTGTTATAGGCTTTACTGGTTCAGCGGCTTGAGCAGGTGAACCCATGAAATTAGCAGCAGCCAAAGCTGCGGCAGCGGCCTTGTCTTTCCAGCCTTCTTCTACTTCAGAATCTGCACTTTCAGAAGTGCCTACTGCGTAGCCTTTCATGGGATGCTCTGGATCAGTTTTGGCGCCCAGGACAGAAATCTTGCGAGGTTTGAACAGTGCAGGCAATTGTGGCACTGCCTTTTGCTGTGGATTTAAATCTTTTGACAGTTTAGTAGGTGTGGTGCTGCTTTCTTGCACAGCATCAAACCTAGCCAAGATAGTGTAGATATCGTTCATGCCCTTGCGTCCTTGAGAAATGATCTCAACATCCAACGATGCTTGCCCATGGCATCAATACGCTCGGCAATAAAGTTTGCTATACCTTCTTGCTGCTCAGCAGCAGCTTCTTGAAATGTTGTGTTTAGCAGTGGCAGGATATTGTTTGTATCTTGCAGCAGTTCTTCAAGCATTAGTTTTGCTCTTGGAACCTTGATCTGACCTTGAATAATAGAAAGTTCGCCGAAACGTTCAAAACTTCCAGGAGCATAGTCGTCAAGCACTCTAATGAATTCAGCACAGCGATCAATGGTGTTACCGTATACTTCTTCATAGATGTTACCAAAGAATTCATGCAATTGTGCAAAGTCAGGTCCTTCCACGTTCCAGTGGAAAAACTGTGCTTTGATACTAAAAGCATAGTTTGAAGCCAATACAATTTTAAGAGATTCTGCCAGCATTGTTTGTCCGTTTGATTTTCTTAGCTTGATATTTATGCGCTACTTGCGGCCTGCTCATGCGACTTACCATGGGCATATGACCAAGACCCTGTGCCACAGGGGAAATGCTAGCACTGGTTGTACTGACATTTTCACGTATAAACTCTATTGCCCGCATTTGTTATCCAATTAAAAAAGTACCGTTGCTTTTCACACGCACCGACCCGTGCACAGCGTTCATAGTCAGAACCGTGAGATCTGCTAGACAGGGCTGTATGAGTTCAAATCTAATACGATACTTGCCCGGTACTGCTCGGATTTGAAACAATTCTTCAATATAACAGTCGGTCCAAATCCATGATCTTTCAGTGAATAGTTCGTCATTTACCCAGGCGCGATAGGTTGGTGGCAAACCTTCCCAGCGGCAGTCTAGCTTACAGACAATTTTGACGATGTCATTGGACATTCCATATTTAGCTCAATATCCCGGGAGATTTCCCATGGAACCAAATTAATCCTGGCTTTGCCAAAGCCTTCTTTGCGTCTTAGAACTACATAACTGAGAAATTCATCAAGATCCTCCCATGCACTAGAATTTTCAAAACGGTACATAGAGAGTGCGGTAGTAATCACAGGTTCAAGATCTTGAATCCAACTCACAAGATTATTAGGCAACAATTCGTCAATGGCCTCAGGCTTATTAGGATCAATTATATAAAGTTCTTGTAGTTTGACCACTTGCTCTACTAAATCGTCCGAACACACAGATCTAAACCAATCAGCAAGATAACCTAAAAATCTAGTCCGATCACGATACATGTCTTTAACTGTTTCCCAGGTAGCATAGTATTCAATGCTTTTTCCCTGTTGATAAAAATTCACCACAGAGTCATGCAGTTGTTTTATCTGTTGTGAAAAAAATTCGTGGTGACTTAACCATTGTTCAAGATTTTGATATATGTTTTGATAGCTCCAGCCTCTACGACGTAGGTATCTAGCATATAGTTCTGTCCATCCATGGTGATGGAAGGTTACTATCATCCAGGAAAACAATGTGGCTTTTACAAAATCCTCAGCACTCATGGTGCTGGTTTCTGTGGCAATGTGTTGCACCTCATTAATTCCGCTGCGTTCACAGGTCCAATAGTCTGAAATCACTGTGCTGCGGATTTTGTATTGTGCGTGTTGATCAGTCAGTGCACTGTTGCGTAATAGTTCTACTGGAAACACATACACGCAGCCGTGTTGTCCCATTTCTAATAGATCAAGATGTCCTTGTCGCCAGCTCGCTAGAGTTTCTTCTGGCAAGCCTAGTATAAGTTCTGTATAAAATGGAATTTGCCTACGATTGCATTCGTTAAACAGTTGACTAAGGTCATTGAGTCTCATGTTCTTACGACGAATCGCTTCCAGTGTTTTATCATGCATGCTCTGTACGCTGAGTGTGAGTCCGCGATTTAGGCCTGCTACAGTGAGTTGATGAGCAATGTCTAAAACAATATCATTACTGTTTTTATACCAACTAGAGTTTATCTGTTGTGGAAATCCATATTGTTGTTTGGTCTGTATAAAGTAGTCAACTATCTCACGATCACGATCAGCAAACACGCCAAAGTTGGCATCAGCTAGAGCAACAAATTCAATTTGATTACGCCCGGCCCAGTTTATTTCAGCAAATACTTTTTCTAAGGGGAATTTTTTTATTTTTGCATAGGTCAAACTACCCCAGTCGCAAAACGTACAGGCAAACGGGCAGCCACGATTGGTTTCTAAGGTCATGGCATAGTTGTAATTACGGTTCTCAATAATGGTGTCAAACACACCTGTGAGATAGGGACTGGGAATGTCAAGATCCTCCATACGGGAGGCTACATAATCACGTTTAACTCTATTATCTAGAATATCCAACAACATAGTCTCAAAGGCCTGTTCGCCCTCATAGCGTATGGTTACGTCAATCCAAGGATGTTGTTGACGCCATTCACGGTGCACTGATTCTGTATTGGGAACATTAGGACCACCAAAGAATATCACACACTCGGGCCAACGCTGTTTGATTGCTTTGCTCAATGCTAGATTGTATTGTTCATTCCAAATGTAGGTGCTGAATCCGCACACTCTGGGATTGTCAAGACTGTTCACAACCTGATCCACAGGATCACGCAGTAACCCTAGGCCAGCTAGATGAAAGTTATCTTGAAGTCGCTCATTGGTCATGGCATAACTCCATACGCAGCCTACTGCGTAAGGAAGCCACACTGTTGTGACCGATCCATGCCCTGCCACAAAATTAGGGGCATAAAGATACACGTTTTGTTTCATTGGTTATTTAATAGGGCTGCTTTTCTGCTTCGCTTTTACAGCCTTCCCACCAGCTGTTGCTGTTGCCTGGAGGACACATAGCAGGATTGGTAATACCCCGTGCCTGCGCCCAGTTATCACCGGCTTGATGTCCTGAACAATCTTTGGTGCATGGGTATTGACGCCAGGTCAGGCCAGTGTCTAAGCCAGTGTCTACTTCAGCCATTTTGCGACGTTTTTTTGATCTGCGGACAAATTCACGAGCACGCATTAGACTAACCTCGTGCCTGCGGGCATCTTTTTAACCTGTCCAATTTCGTGCGTTTTGACATTATACTGTGCTTTGATCAATGCCCGTGCCGCTGCGGCACTTGGTGCGCTGACTGTGACCGTGATACGTCCTAGATAGCCAGGTTGTTGTATTCTGACTTGAGCTTGATATACATCGTACTGTTGTACAAGATTTTCAAATAGATCATGTAAGCGCATCAACTATTTAGTGGCTATACTGATACCAAAAAGCCGCCCACGCTATCATGGACACGCACAACAAAGCGAATTCAACTGTGCCTCGAGGATCCTTGCGCCAATCAAACGGTTCTTTAGAAACAGGCACACGAGAAACAGTGTCAGGAAAATGCTGTGCAAACCACTGATCGGCGCTGATTGCTCCGGGAATTGATTCTACGATGGGTTGCACTGTGCTTTTTGTGTTGACTTGCTGCGCAGTGTGTTTATTGAAAAAATGTCTACGTTTTGGTAAATCAGGAAAAATCATTTATGGTCTCCCATGCAGGAAAATTTGTTGGCCACAGCAAAGCAAATACCAAATAATCATTGTTGGACACAAACTCTACATCAATAAAAAAATCCCCGCGGTTGACTGTGAATTCCAACGCGGGGTGTTGTCGTTTGATCCTGCGTAGTTTGGCTAAAATTCGGGATCGACGCAGTCTATTTCTAGCTACTGCGGTTAATCCCAAATAATAATCTACCGACCAACGTATGCGGGCCACACTTTATTTACTTTTTCACGATAGTGTCAGCTACACGTCGCTGATTGGCATCAATGCTTTCGCGTAGATTAATCACTTCTTCTCGTAGTTCGTTACCCGACTCTTGTAATTCTTGCAGACTGTCGCCTAGTTCATTGGCATAGGCTGCAACTTCTTTGATGCGCACACGATTTGACTGTGCATCTTTGGCCAACAACTGTGACACTTCCATGGTGGCTTGGATACGCTGATCATTTGTGATATTAGTGGCTTCACGCATCATTTGCTTGAGTTCACCGTCTAACCATTCGGCATTTTCGTCAGCGATGTCAGAAATAAATGCTGCCATTTCTTCGTTGGCATGATAGAATTTTTCTGATGCTGCACCAATAGCCTTGATAGCATTGGCCATGTCCTGGGCAATGTCCACCATGCGGCGATTCATCACATTACGGTGCTGTAGATACTCCAGCTTGGTTTTGTTGATCATGCTTTCTTGGAAAGCAGCATGTTCTGCTGATTCGGGTTTCAACAAGTTCAACATCATAAGACGATTACGGTACACATCATCTGTGGTGCGCATGATCATTTCACGATTACCACCGGCATTGATTGCC